ATGAAGAAGAAAATATTGTTATTGTCAGACCACGCGCTATGTACGTCTGGTGTCGGTTGTCAGAGTAGATATCTTGCAGAGGGTCTTATAAAGACAGGAAAATGGACCGTAAGACAATTCGGCGCTGCAATTAAACATGATAATTACGAAACCGTTGTGGTCAATGATGATTTTATTATTAAACCAATTGATGGATTCGGTGATCGGGATACGATTAGGCTGGCACTAGCTACCGAACGCCCGGATTTAATACTAATATTTACGGATCCACGCTTTTTTATTTGGTTGTGGGAGATGGAAGATGAAATCCACCAGGTATGTCCCATTGCGTACTGGCATGTTTGGGATAATTATCCCGTTCCAGAATTTAATAAAGTTCTCTATGAGTCAACAGATTTAATTAATTGTCATTCTCACTTGACATACCGAATGTGTAAAGAAATAGTACCAGAGCGAACAAATTTTATTCCACATGCATTACCCAAAGATACGTTTTTTCCATTACCGGCACACGAAAAAATGAAATTTAGAGAACAGTTTTTGGGTAAAGAGCGACTTGACCATTTCGTTGCATTATGGGTTAATAGGAATGCCAGGCGAAAACGTCCGAATGATGTCTTGGAATCATGGAAATTATTTCTTGATATGCTTGAAGAACAGCACGGCCACAAAAAAGCTACATTGTTAATGCATACAGATCCACTGGACCAAGAGGGCCCTAATCTGCTTAGCGCTGTTGAGATGTTGGGAATAAAGGATAATGTTGTATTTTCAACCGAGAGGGTCTCCTTTGATCACATGAATCTCCTTCACAACATCACTGATACATGTATACAAATAAGTTATGCTGAAGGCTTCGGCCTTTCAACCCTAGAGTCTATGCAGACAGGAAACCCAATTATTGCCGTGCAAACCGGTGGTCTTACCAGACAGGTTGTTGATCACCGCGATGGTACGGAAAATGGCGTTGCACTTCCCGTAGAGCTTAAGAGTCTCGTTGGCTCACAACAGGTTCCCTATATCTATGAAGATTATTGTTCAAATGAGACGACAGCAAAGGGGATAATGAAATTATATGAATTGTCTCCTGACGAAAGAGAAAAGTTAAGTAAAAAAGTGTTAGAGTATGTGGACTCTGAATTTAATCTGAATGATGTCGTCACCAGATGGGATGAGACTTTGACTGAGCTCCATGAAAATTGGAGATCTAGATATGAGCCATGGAACTGCACAACCCTATAGGAAAAAGTAATGAAAAAAGTTATTTTAAGAGCGCCCCTTTTAAGTTATTCAGGATATGGTACCCACTCACGACAGGTTTTCAAATATCTTTTAACTAAAAAAAATATAGATCTTCACGTTGGTATTGTTCCATGGGGAATGACTAGCTGGATGGTTAATCCAGATCTTGAAAATGGTTTGATTGGTGAAATTATGCGCCGTTCAAATCCCCCTCCTGAAGGAGGGTTTGATGTTTCCATACAACTTCAACTACCCAATGAATGGGATCCCAACCTAGCCAGAACAAATATTGGAATGTCAGCGGTTGTGGAGACTGACAGGTGCAATGGCAGCTGGGTCCACGCATGTAATGATATGGATCATGTTATTGTTCCTTCCACCCACGCGAAGCGCTGTCTTGAGAACACAGGATATGTCAGTAAGCCTTTAGATGTTGTCCCGGAGGCAATTTATGAACAGATTGTTGATGGTGAATTAGAATCCCTTGATTTAGAATTAAGCACGGATTTTAACTTTTTAGTGGTAGGACAACTAACAGGCAATAATCCTAAAAATGATAGAAAGAACCTGTTTTATACTCTTAAGTGGTTGTGCGAAGAATTTAAGGATGATAAGGACGTAGGTATTGTCCTTAAGACGAATAGCGGCCGTAACACAAAGATAGACAAGCAAGTAACGTTGAATACATTCAGCTCTGTTTTAAAAGAGGTCCGTCCAGGAAAATATCCCAAATTCCATCTGTTACATGGTACGATGACACAAGAAGAAATGGCTAGCCTGTATAGGCATCCCAAGATAAAGGCGCTAGTATCGCTAACAAGGGGTGAGGGTTACGGTCTTCCTCTACTTGAGGCAACATGTTCCGGCCTACCCGTTATTGCTACTTCGTGGTCTGGACATCTAGACTTCCTCGGAAAGGGAAAGTTTATAGGGGTAGAATATGATATGGTTGATATTGATCCAACACGTATCGACAATGTTATCTTTATAAAGGGTTCCAGGTGGGCTGAACCGCGCGAAGATGACGCGAAGAAAAGATTGAGAAAGTTTTATAAAGGCAATTCAGCACCTACCAAGTGGGCTGAAGATCTTAAGGAAAAGCTTGTACCCCTGTATAAGCAAGAAGCAATAAACGCAAACTATGAAGAGACCATAGGGCACTATTTGGAGTAAGCAATTTTGTGGGTACTTACAGTTATATTATTGTTTCTTCTGACAATAACAGTTTATTTTTTAATAAAGTTTGCACTTATTATAATAAAGGTAGAAGATGCGATTGAGGAGTCTTTAGACGTATTAGATGAGAGATATGCATCAATCTCTAAAATCTTACAGACACCACTATTTTATGATAGTGCTGAAATAAGACAGGTTTTAAAAGATGTAAAGGGCTGTCAAGACTCAGTACTCTATATTGCTAATATATTGGTCAACAAGCCAGAAAAAATAGACGAAGATGAAAATGAGGAAACTGAGGAATAGATTTGACAAAGAAGATTAAAAAAATAAAAAGAAAAAAGGGAAAGTCAAACTTATACTTCAGCCCTCAGACACAAGAGTCAATTCAAAACTATCAGAACTGTGAATCTAGAGAAGAAAAAGAGAAGTTATATGTTGAGCATATTTTGCCTGCCTTTGATAAACTGTCTGAGAACTTGATATTTGTATATGGGTTTATAACCCCAATGGAAAGCTATCAGGATCTAAAAAATGATTGTGTTAGCTTTTTATACGAGACGCTCAATAAATGGGATCCAAGCCGCGGTACAAAGGCTTTTTCTTATTTCAACGTTGTTGCAAAAAACTGGCTCATTATGCATACGAGAAAGCTAAAAAAGACGTCATACCGCCATACTAGCTTAAGCGATGTTGATTCTATGTCAAAAATTGATCTACAAATTTTATCAAACTTTGATTTTTCCCCACCTCCTGACGAAATTTTAATAAATCGTGGTTTTCGTCAAGAGATATATAATATATTGGAGGTGATTGCAGGGCGTGTAAGGGGCGAGAAAGAAGTCAGGTGTATTAATGCTATAGATACGGTATTTAAGAATATCGATGAGCTTGATTTCTTGAATAAAAGAGCAATATTTGTTTATGTAAGAGACATATCGGGCCTAAGCCCAAAACAATTGTCAGTCGCCATGGCGTCCATTAGAAAACACTATAAAGAAATAATCAAAGAAAAATTAAGAGAGGATAAATGAGTGATAATATAGAAAAAATTTCGTCCATGCTTGATAAGTTTTCTGATATAAATTCTAAAATTGATGGGTTCGCAGATTTGCTTGATTCGATTGAGTCAAGCGAAGACAAAAAGAAGATGCTGTGGAAAGAGATTTACCATAATGCAGTTACAGATAGGGAAAATGCCGGAATGCTATTCACCAGCGCATTTAAACAGATGCAACAAGGCACCACTGAACACATAACGTTAGGACCTACCTTGGCAAAGTATTTGGAGAGAATGAGTCGCTCCAATGAGCAGATCCTTAAGCTGGCAGAGCTCATAAACAAATCCGAGGAGCGCGCCACAAAAGTTGATCCAGATGATATTTTTTCAAAGATTAATGGTGACTAATAGTGTCTATCTTTGCACAAGATCCTGTGGGGGCTTTTCTAGGGCAGGTAGCCCTTAGGGAAAATCCCTCACCCGCAGATGGTGTACCTTCGCTAATATTTACGAAGGCAGTCGTGTGTGAGGTGATGTATGATCCGTCAGCACTCAGCCCAGCAAGGCGATTATCATATCGTGACAGGACATCAAATGAGGAAATATTTGACGCAGCCCCGAGAAACTCTTTGCTTGTGCAGATTACTGAGGGTGCGGCCGCACGTCTAACAAGCGACATGATGTGTGTATATCCTATGTTTCCGCCCCACCTTATGCTTCCCATCAAAGCTGGGGAAATTGTGTGGATATTTGATCCGGATCCCAATAACATTAATGATATTGCGTACTGGGTATGCAGGGTTCACGCCCCGAACTTTGTTGATGATATAAATTATACTCATTTAGATCGCCAGATGATGGAATCGAACGTAAAGATGGAACCACCCTATCCAAAGTTTCATGAATTTCCAAATGGGGGAAATACACAAAGTTCAATGCCCGTTTCCCCGGTCGAACGGTATGATCAAATATTCACCGGCTCTTTGGCATCCAGAGCAACAACTTTTGAGTCTGTCCCTCGTTTCACACCCCGCCCGGGCGATCTCACTTTGCAAGGTTCCAATAACACACTTATCTGTTTGGGCCAATCCCGTGGTTACAGCGCGGCCGACGAAGCATCCGCTCCACAAATTGATAAATTTAAAGGGGTGCCCTATGCAGGTAGTGATGAGAATTCGCTAGCTAGCAACAAGGCTATGTTTTATATTCCTGAAGTGGCAAATTTATCAAATGCTACCCCCGGTACACCTGGCTCAATTTTAAGACAGGGCCAACTCCCCACGGAGCTAAACAGCACGATAACTGATGAAGGTGCTTCACCCCCCTCTAAGTGGCAACTCGAAGACGCCTTATCAACCGGTGCTATAGACATTGTAGCCGGACGTGGCCAGGAGGTTGGCACTTCCGCCGGAAAGAGTTCAAACTTTAGAGGATATGATGAGACCGAGAAAAATCCTATAAATTTTGCGCCATTAAATCCTCAACAATCCGGCCCCAGCAATATCTCAGCAAATCCTAGAGAAGGCGATCCGGATTTTGAGTATGATCTGAGCAGAATTAATATTTCAATGAAACTTGACGGCGATCAGCGCTTTGGTTTGGCATACCCTGAAGGTGACTGGGCCGGAAGCGCCCTGGAAGCCGGCTTTAAACCTTTTGTTGTTACAAAGTCGGACGAGGTTAGGATAATCGGCCGAAAGTCCGGAAGCGTTCGAATTGTAAAAGAAGGCACACCAGGTGATAGCCAGTGTGTTATAACACTACTAAGTGATGGTACTTTGGGTATTGATGCCAAGAAAATATTAATAGGTGATGGTAGAGATGACCAAATATATTTAGGTGATCCACAAAAGTCGGCCACCGAGCCATTGGTGTTGGGTAAGGCTTTACATGACATGCTCCTGGAATTTTGTTCTACGGCCGGTGTATCCGTCGACAGCCACGGAAGTCCAGTTCAACCCTTAAATAAGGCATGTTCAACCTTGAAATCTAAATTGCCCAAATTTTTAAGCAAGGTGGGATATATCTCTGACAAGGGCGGTTAATTTTTATCATGTCGTCTCTTCCCGATCTTTTATCTTTAATTCAAGATGATTCGAACCCAGTTTTTTCTAATGCTTATGGACCTGATCCTAGCTTTAGGAAACAGTATGTAAATCTTGTAGCAAAAAACTTAAACCACTTTTATAATCCTGATTCCGAGGATTCTATAAATTATGTAAGTGGTATCCTAACAATACAAGATGCTCAGGTTGCAGCTGATCCCGGCACATATGGTCCAGTGTTAGCATATTTGTTGACCAGGGCGTCAGCAGTTACCGGTGCTACGTCGCCTTTTATCTCTGCGTATTGGGCAACTGAAAAATTTGATGCAGACGACAATCAGATTGAGCCACCATCTGTAGGTAAAATACCTCTTGAGTCAATATTAAACTTGCCTCTTTACAAGGCAATCCGCGGTATATATGAAACCGCAGTCCAGAAAAATACAGATGTCATTGATTATATAGAGCTTATGAAGCTTGCTGGGCCAATAATAGGCGACGCAGTTTCTGGCTCTTCTGACTTTAATTCTGAAGTAATCTTTGAAGATATTAATAAGGTAGTAAGTGACAGTATTATCAAGGCTGGTGGCACTGTACCTTCCGGTGATTCATCAACACCCCCACTTTATGATTTTATAGATGCTGAGCCCCATCATCATCAATCGGCAGGTGCTGATATGAATGGTGAGGCATATCCTACCACGATGGAAGTACTTGAGACGAGGTGGGTTTTGGCAATTCAAGAAACAGTTTTTCCGGAGCTTAAAATAGCATATGGTCTCCAACCATTTAAGCCCATGGGCTTTGTTGCACCCTTGTCAACAAAGGTAGAAGAAATTTTAAAGAGCCTAGGATTATATCAGGCCGGGGGAGCTACCGAGACGGAGAGAGAGACGATAACAACATGGGAATCTGCTGTAGATGCTAACGGTGCTCGAACGCTTTCAGACGCAGACATCAGTACGTATGTTAGCACCATTCGTGCATGGCATGTTAAGCTTCTGAATGCAATTCAGTCAGATGTAGAGACCCATCTCCTATCCAAAATGACCCAGGGTAGCAATATGATTTTTAGTGTTCCACCAAAAATTCCACCACCATACGTAGGACCACTATCAATAGGGCCTGGATCTTTTAAGACATCCACAGCCGCGGATAATGCTATGTCACGAGCGATACTTAGGTGGTGCATAGCTGTTACACCTGTCGTAGACATTCGTTTTGGGTTTGTTCAACCCACAATTATGCCAGCTCCTGCCGACTAGTTTTCACCAACCTGATAAACACCATATATTATTTTTGTAATTATCTTATAATTTACTTCAGTATAGAATTAATCACGGACATATTTATCCATGTGTGCTGGAGTAAAAGATAGATGAAACAGATCCAAAAGACATACGACTTTAAGTCAGTAGGCCAGGACATGGCTGAGTATATTAATGAAGAAGTCGGTGTTACTACTGCAATCGATGTTGTTCCAATTGGGATAAAGACTCCGGTGGAATTTGGGAATGAACAAGGCTTATTTCAGATGCATACGACCTTGTTTAGGCAAGTGTCGGATAATTTACGAAATTTAATTCTAACAAACTGGGGTGAGAGATTAGGGCTGTATGATTTCGGTGGAAATCTAAAGTGGTTGAGCACAGAGCTTACAAACTCTGATACGGATGCCCGGGCAATGACACAAATATCTAACGCCGTAGCAAAATATATGCCATATGTAAACTTATCTGGCTTTTCAACATTTCGACGTGGCCCCGATGAAGACCAGCAGGTGATTCAAATCGGTGTCCAGGTTACATTTACCGTTGAGGGCTATGGTGATGAAACAGGCGCGATTGAGGTAATCATAGATACTATAGGATAAACATGCCAAAAGATATACAGAAACAATTAAAGAAAGTAAGAAACAAGTCATACCTCGCAAGAGACTTTGATTCATTTCGAAAAGAACTTATATCCTATGCACGGACGTATTTTCCTGACAAGATTCAGGATTTTTCTGAGGCCTCATTAGGGGGCCTATTCGTTGATATGGCTGCGTTTATTGGCGATTCAATGTCATTTTATTTAGACCATCAGTTCAATGAGCTTTTTCCATCTACTGCAATCGAACATGTAAATATCCTTCGTCACTTACGAGAAGCCGGGGTACCCATTACAACAGTGTCACCTGCGGTGGGAACCATGAAAGTGTCTATAAAGGTTCCAGCTACGACAGTGCAGGGTGAAAGTGTTCCTGATAGAAGATTTTTACCGATAATAGGCTTGGGCACGACGTTTAGTTCATCTTCCGGCGTCATATATAATCTGATAGAAGAACTGGACTTTACGAAGACGTCCCCAGCAGATGAGCTATTGGCCAGTGTTGAAATTTTTGTGTCTAGTGTAAATGCCACAGGTGCCGCAAACCCATTCTATTATATAGTATCTCTAGAGGGAACGATTGTTTCTGGTGAAGAGACAACAGAACAATTTATAATATCAGACATTCATGAACCATTTAGACAGATAACACTGTCAAATACGGATATTACTGAGATAATGGAGGTAAGTGATGCTAATAGAAACAAGTATTATGAGGTCTCATCGTTAACGCAGAATGTTGTATTTGGTGGTACACCAAACTTAGATGATGATAATCACCTGGTTGAAACCCATATGGAGATAATTCCAGCGCCATATAGGTTTTTAAATTTGGTAGATCCATCAACAAGGCTAACCTCAATACAATTTGGTTCTGGAGATGAAAACGTCTTAGACAATGACATAATACCAGATCCTAGTGAGTTATCATTACCTCTTTATGGAAAGAAAACATTTCCTCGATTCTCAATAGATCCCAATGACATTTTAGGGACACAAACACTGGGTATAGCTCCAAAAAATACTGTAATTTCTGTAAGATATCGGCATGGGGGAGGTATTTCTCACAACCTGGCAGTTAACTCAATAGAATCCATTAACGTGTTGAACATACGCTTTCCTGGAAAGTTATCTGCATCTGAGGTCGAAATGTTAAGACAGACGATAGAGGTCACAAATTCGTCGCCTACGGGTGGCGGTACGGAAGCACCTACACTAGAGGAATTAAAGGCGAAAGTGCCGGCAATGAAACAGATGCAGTCGAGGATTGTCAGTGCACAAGATCTTTTAGCAAGAGTGTACACCATGCCAGCGAACTATGGAAGAGTTTACCGCGCTTCAATTTCAAATAATCCCAATAATCCTATGGCTGCGATAATGCATCTCATCTGCATGGATTCAGATGCAAATCTAATTATAGCACCTGACGCATTAAAGAAAAACCTTAGAAAATATCTAAACGAATTTCGCCTTATTTCTGATGCCGTTGATATTGTTGATGCACCGGTAATAAATATTGGGATAGAGTTTTTTATCGTAACCCACCCCACGGCAAACAAAAATGCAGTCATTCAAGGGGTGATCAATAATTTGACAGAACTTATGTCACTTGAGAATTTTCAAATAGGGCAACCAATAATAAACGCGGACATAACAAATATTATTATCAACACTGAGGGTGTTATAGCACTAGCTAAACAACCCGTTGTCTTTAATTTATATAAGGATAATGAGGATCGTAGGTATAGTGACTATTCATTCGATATTAAGAGCAACAGTCGAAGGGGCCTTATAATCCCCCCCTCTGGCGCAATATTTGAAATGAAATATCCTGATTTTGATATTATTGGGCATGCATCATAGGTGAACAATGTATTTTATTTTAACTGCCAGTAAAGACACATACATTACAAACAAAATAATCAATAGCAATTTTAGTGCTTCAGATGCGAACACTGGGTATGCATCAACTCTTGATATATTTCGGTTGTGGGATGAATCTATTCTGAGCGGAACTACAACAACAAATGAGCTTTCTCGCGCATTAATAAAGTTTGACTTTGATAGAATAAACAAGCTAAAGAATAGCGAACTTAATTTAGGTAGCTCGGCATTCAAGTGTGAGCTTGAGTTATTTGATATAATGGGAGGCCAGGTTGTTCCTTCTAACTTTAGTTTAATTCTCTTCCCCCTTTCGCAATCATTTGATGAAGGTATTGGCAGGGACGTGGCATCATTTTCGGACTTGGATAGAGCAAACTTTATAACTGCCTCAGTGGCCAACTCAACAGTGAGCCCATGGTATTTATCTGGTGCAGATTCACAAGGGAATATTGATCATACCGCTACATCGGCTGGATATCCTACGAACTTAGACATTATAGTTTCCGGAAACTTAAACGACGGATCCTCTTTAAGGGGCCTAGGCGTAAAACAATACTTTAAGAATGGCACGGAAAATCTAAAGATGGATGTTACGACAATAGTGTCGGCGACCCTCGCTGGTATTTTGCCTGATTGCGGTTGGAGATTGTCATATACAGGCTCAGAAGAAAGAGACGAAAAAACAAGATTTGTCAAGAGGTTTGCAAGTCGGCATGTAAGAAACAGGAGACTACGCCCACGACTGAATGTTTCATATGACAATGCAGTTGTTGATCATCACCAGAATTTTTATTTTGATATTACAGGATCACTATTTTTAAATAATTTTCATCGAAGTTCACCCGCAAATATACTTTCTGGTACCGCATTAACACCAGTTACAGGTACTAATTGTATGCTCCTAACATTACGTACAGGCTCATTTAAGAAGACGATGAGTGCATCGCAACACCAGGCAGGAACTCTATGGTATAATGGCGACACTTCAGAATCATATAACTACGTGACCGGTGTATATTCGGCATCATTTGCAATACCATTTGCAGAATCGTCAGTCGTTATAGGCACTGATACAGTGTCTAATTTTGCAGCAGCCAGTGGTTCTTTAACTCTGGAGGAATATTGGTCATCAATTGATCGAAAGCAAGGGTATTATACAGGCAGCTTAACTATAAAGGCAAACCCACGCACAAGCTTTGTAGATGTCCCACGTGATCTTCAATTTACTGTTTTGAATGCAAAGGCAGTATATGATGTGACGGAACGGACAACATTCAGGATCTTTGCAAGAGAGTTTAAGCGTAACGAAAAACCTTACAAACTACCCTACAGGTTAAAGAGTATAATTCTTGAAGAGGTATACTGGCGCGCCATCAATATTAATAGTGGTGAAATTATAATCCCATTCACAAAAGGGAATAATGGTACTAGACTATCAAGTGATTCTCAAGGTATGTCATTTGACATGTATATGGACTCCCTCCCGCCGGGACAGGATTACACTCTAGAGTTTTCGGTTGTAGATCGTGGAAGCGAGATAATATTACGCGCAGAAAATTTAAGATTTAGGGTAAACGAATAAGTTCATGAAAAAAAATCGCCCATTTTTTAGTAAGACATCGCTATTTTCACCGGCAGTTGTTAAAAAGATAGCATTCGATAGTTCGATTTCTTCAAATAAGTACGCTGCAATATTGACCGGTACCATTATCGGTACCTCTTCATTTCATTATGATACGCCCGGTCTTACTGGGATCAAATCAACACAGCAACTGAACGTTGACTTTTCACAATTCGAAAATCACACATTCTTTAATTCTGCTGAGTCAAAAGTAAATGTTGCATTTGACAGAATTATTAATAACTTCCCATTTGATGGCAACACTGATGAGATAAGTAGTTTTTTCGATTCACTTACTGGATTTGAAAAACATGTATATGATAGATTTCCAAAGAGAAGGGGATTTTTGCATTTCTCTGGTTCATATGATGCGCTATCACATGAAGGAACTTATATACAGATATCTGATAAGGCAGGAGCCTATAAGCCTAGTCTGTCTAAAGACAGGAGTGGAGGTACGATTCTGGGCCCTGGTGATTCGACTACAACAATCGAATTTTCTGTCGCGCTAGCGAAAGAATTCAATTCTGGCTCTGTATTACTTCAGAGGTTGTCAGGTACGAATACAGGATTTACAATTGGACTAAACCCAAGTGAAAGTACGGAAGAGTGTACATTCTTTGCCTTGATGTCGTCCGGGACGAATCACGTTATTACTAGTTCAATGAAGTTACAGAAGGGAGGATTTCGGAATGTTTGTGTAACGTTTAACAGAAATCCTGGGTACCATGAAATAGAGCTTTATCAAAGCGGAAACTTAATAGCGACTTCAACGATGTCTAGTGAGATGGGTTCTTTGGGATACACCTTCGCCCCACTAATCATAGGAAGTGGAACGCTACACATGTCGGGTGCCAAGGGTGATGGAACACTTAGCTATTTTGAGCCAAGACAAACATTTTCAGGCGCCTTAGATGAGCTTAGAATATTCAATGGATTAAGATCACCGGCCCAACAGAAAGAGTTTCAGATAAGAAATGTATTTGCACAAGATAGTCTGAAGGCATATTATAAGTTTAATGAGCCATCTGGAACAATTCCCGGCAAAGCGCAAAGTTCGATAGCTCCCCTAGTCCTAGACTCTTCCGGGCATGGATTGCACGCAGAGGTAAAAAACTTTAAAGAACGTCTCAGGTACAGTGGCGGTTTAAAAATGCCTCTTCGGCTTGAGTTGCCTGGTGTTAATCCCATTCTTTTTCCTTTTGATAGTAGCATAATAAATCTCAACATGGAATTACTATCATCTGCAAGCGACTATGATACTAATAACCCAAATCTTATTACAAACTTAATTCCTGAGCATTATCTACTTGAGGCCCAGTTTGCTGAAGGGCTATCAGATTATGATGGTGGTGTTGGGCAGCTATTTTCATCTGGATCTTCTGATTTTCCTGGTGGGGGAAAGATGTCCTCGCCTCAAATTATTTCTATCTTATCGTTAATGTGGGCAAAGTTTTTTGATGAGATTAAAATGTATCTAGATCACTTTGGTGAACTAGTTCATCCAGACTATATAGAAACAAAAGGGATTGCAGATCATTTCTTACCACAATTAGGTGATTTACATGGGTTTACATTACCATCTTTTTACTCAAATGCTAGCATAAAACAGATGTTTGAGGGTGAGAACCTTACAGTAAAAGAGCAATTGCCCCATAAAAGCCTGAAGCATATTCAGGGGCAAATATGGAGACGAATTCTTGTTAATATGCATGAAATTGTCAACAGCAAAGGCACGGTACATGGTATAAAGGCATTAATTCGAGCCACTGGCCTAGATCCAGATTCAAATTTTAGGTTTAGGGAGTTCGGTGGACCCAAAACCCTGACCATTGATCAAGACAGGCGTTATAAAACCGAGGTCTCATCCATGGCATCATTCAGTGGAACTATGACTGGAACATTCGCACTGAAAAAAGATCCTCACGGCGCCGGAACACCGGATCCTAATACCGGAATTTCACCTGACTACCCGTTCTTTCAGTCAGCATTTCTGTCTTCATCACGTTATGCGGGGCCCTCATTGGGATATCCAAAACCCAAGGCCACTTCATTCGTTAAGACCTCTGACTTAATCTCTAAAGGGTACACATATGGTATGTCACCAGAGCCTGATGATGGCTTATTAACATCTGGTTCATGGGCATTTGAGGGACTGTATAAATATTCTCCTCTGACCGGAAATATGATTCATCCAGGAACACAGTCGTTAGCAAGGATTCATATAACCGGTAGTGATCATGCATCTCCAAAAGTCGTATTTAACTTATTAGCTTTAACATCATCAATATTTTCAGGAAGATCTCCTACTACGGCTTCATTAAGACTTATGGGTATGGTAGATGCCGGTGGCAATCAGCCTTCAACAAACAGGCCATTTGAACTTAACTTAACTGGAGTCAATATTTTTGACGGAAATAAGTGGCATATCTCATTCGGCAGAAGGAGAAATGATCAGATGAACTCATGGACAAGTTCATCATATTTTCTTAATGCATCACGTCAAAATTATGGTGATATCGCCGCATTACACATGACTAGCAGCTTCGTTAGCGAGAGTAATCCAGCACTAAATGTTCTTCAAAACGTAAGTGTCATTAATACAAGCGGGTCATTTATCTGTATTGGCTCACAAAGCATTAACAACAGTTATAACAATTTCCTTAATGCTTCATATCCAGATGCATCCGTAAATGATCAGATACGCCAGACGATGTTTACAGGAAAAGTTAGCAGAGTGAGATTTTGGTCTAAAGCTTTAGAGAAGGCTGATGTTATTACACACACCCGAGACTTTAAGTCGACGGGTGTAAGAGATCCCTTTAGCAATTTTAATTTTACGTTTACGACCACCGGCTCATGGCAAAGATTAAGGCTTGACACAACAATGGATCAGCCGGTTACTAATTCAAATGAAGAAGGAATGTTGTACTTGACTGATTTTTCACAAACTTTTGGAAAAGGCGGCGCAACATTTACTGGTTTTGAAAAATCTAAAAGAGTAATAAAGCCTGAAAGGTTTTCTTATAGCTATATTGATCCGCGGTTTGATGAGCGTTCCTCGGACAATAAGATTCGCATACGAAGTTTTCAAAGTATAAAAAATGTTGAAGAATTGGGGGGTAAGATAGCACCGGTTTATGAACCACGAAAATCAATCCGTCCAGAAGACGATGTCAGATTTTCTGTTGAGAATTCTCTAGTGCAGGCGTTGAATGAAGATATCATCACAATGTTTTCTAATTTAGATATTTTCAATAACATCATTGGTGCTCCGGAATTATTATATTCGGAGACATACCCAGACCTAAGACGTCTTCGAGACATTTACTTTAATCGATTAACACGTAGGATAAAAATAAAAGAGTTTTTTGAATTCTTTAAATGGTTCGACGACACAATAGGAATTTTAATAGACAGATTAGTTCCTTCTAGAACAAATTTTCTAGGCGTTAATTTTATAATAGAGTCACATATGTTAGAACGCGCGAAATTTAGATATGACTGGCAGGACGTTAACGTTCCCTTTTCACTTCGTGCGTCTAGAGATCGTCCCGAAAAAGCTGATACGCCCCATAGTACGAATTTGCCAGGCTTAAAGTCATCGGTCAATGCCAGCTCAGGTTTTCCTGGAAAGGGCAATCAGTCAAAACCATCAGACAATAATAGTGGTGGTGGCGAAAACAACGAGACGCCCCAGTGGGGAACTACGGCAAAATCCTCAAGTGTTGAAAACTTGATATCAAATAAAACAGACACAAATCCCCAACCGGCACCCTCACTTATAATTGCTGTTATAAAGAAGGATTAGTTAGAAGATGAGCTCTAATAGAAAGACTAGAAAAACAATGCAAGCCACCTTAAGTGGCACAATTTCTATGTTTCGTCAGGGCGTATCGATAACACAGGTTAAGCACACATTTTATTCAGCCAACGTTCCGCAGATATGGAGTGAAGATTCTATTGTATTACGCCAGTCTGGAAGTTATGGCGATCCTAACAAGTTTTTTGATGATGCCCTTCCGGATACGGCACTTGGAATCCCATCTAGCTTGGGTTCACCAAGTGCTCTAGAATCCCGGGTCTCCCATGGCCTGTTGCAAACAATCCATGGCCAGTCATATGAGTTTAATGAAGAGACTCCCTTTGTTGATCAGGTGGGCTACTCTTCAGGCTCGACATTACGTGATATGACGGCTGGTTCAATTCCTTCTTATCCCAACCCCGTTTTTTATACGTCACTAGTACAAGATGGGCAAATGGATGGTGTGATCGAACCGTTGACTATTCGAAGGTTTATCGACCGCCGCGGTGATCTCCAGGGACAGCTTAGCGGTTCAAAGTTTTATCCACATACTATTAAGGCATCAATCTCTTCTATGTATACACTGACGTTGCGTAATAACACAAAAATAAGTCAGTTTATTTATAATGGAAAAAATGAAGCTCCTGTGACGGTACCATTTTTCGATAGTCAGAATGTATTTCTTACATCTTCTTTACCCTTACCCGGAAATATTGATTTTAGACTAGGGAAATTCACGCCCTTTGTTGACATATCAAAAAAAGAATATAAGTGGGCAGACTATGGAGATCATGATTTCGAAATGAAAGAAGTGTTATATCAATTGACGGGTTCTAGTGAAAATAGTCTGCTTCCGTTTGATCACAAGTCGTCGACTGCTGGTTTCACATATGGTCATAATCCAGAGGGTACAGATTCACTAGCATTTGGGGGATGGTTAAAGTAATGGCTACCGCAAATAAAACTGGTGTATACGACTTAAATAGCACATTTTCTTATAGTGGACATGTGTACTCACAGAGGTGCTCTGATCAATTAGTTATATGGGCACATATGACACCCCTTGCACCTATTGATGAAGGCCCACATTCATTATCAATAACGTATAATGGGACGGTACCCGCCTCTATGGTGGCATTAGGTGAATACGGCGCCAACGTTCCAGCAGCAACATTTAATGATTCTGCCGGCAGAAGCGCAGATGTGACGAGCGCGCTTTTATCATTTAGCCACATTGCAAGTGGCGGCACTCCGTATGTTGGTTCTGATAAACCATTTTCAATTAGTCTGTGGGTAAACTTTGATAATATCGAAGCCGGCGAACCACATTACTTGTTTGCTAAAGATAGTGGCATAGGCTGGGAATATCTTTTATACCATGGTGTTGATCAAAAATTTGTATTTAGTATCCGTGACCAGGCCAATACCTCATCGCAACAAATACGAAGCGCCGCTGCTGTATCTCCTAGCGATTATAACCAAAAGTGGAATCATATTGTTGTAACATATGACGGCCGGGGAGGGCCCTCTGCATATGTAGGGATGTCATTATTTGTGAATGGCGTGACAGTGGACATGGAGGATTATTCAAGTTCATCTAGTTATGATGGTATGCAACCTGATTCATCAGGCGCTTTATATATTGGTGCCTGGCCTACACCTGATTCCGAGCTTGATGGACAGTTGGCGGAATTTGCAATGTGGGGCGTTCGGTTAACCGATGAAGAAATTAAGGCAATATATAATAAAACGCTCCGCCCTGGATACATCTCAGGCCCCACAAACCTGCCCCCTAGGGTCCAACTGAATAAAAAGGATAATGCACTAGGCAAATACCCCACAATCGCAAGGACGGGTGATAAAGACTTTTTAGGGACATTTACAGATCCATTTGATGACCGGCTGACTCTGGCATTTTCCGGTACAAATTCAACAACGACAGTGCAGTACCCAATAATGCTTAATAAGGATTATCCATTATTTGATACCATAAACTCAGTCTCTTATCTTACGTCGTCGCTAACAGGGGTGAGAGGTCTTATTCCTGGTGTCTCTGATGCACTAATTCAGATAAATCAAAATAACATACCAAGTCAATCAATAAGTCCTTTTGATGAAACACGCGTGTACCTAGATGCGGCATCATCATTTTATCAAACAGGCACTGATCCCAATATATTGCCCGGGTTTGATGCACGGCTAGCTGATAAGACACAAATAGTGATAAACCTAGACCCGCTGGAAGATACAAAGATCACATGGTCGACCGGTACATTACCCAATGCTTCTGGTTATGCTGCTGGAGTAAATTCAGGGATTGCATACTTTAACTGGAATAATAGGCGATGGGAGGCTATAGGAGACCTGACATCAGGTAGCAATGTAGATTACGCTAATGAAAGAAATATGGTCCGAACAGGGTCAATGGTCGCTTTTGGAAACCAGGTTATGGGAATTGCGTTTGGATCTATTCCCTATGATAGAACTGCAGAAACTTCAGGTATGCCAACAAATTATGCAGGATTTCCGCAGGCAAGTAAGTTTGATGCGACTGGTTCACAATTACTTGATATGTCAAAATATCTTACCCACCCATTTCTATTAGAAAAAATGGTTTTCGAGTGGTCGGGGACGGTAGGCACATACCCTATTGGTTCACTTTTAAATGCGACATCAACATCTAACTTTTTTATTTTAAATCAGTTTGGCACGTCCCTAAATAACTCCATCACGTCCGGTAGGATGTTACAGTATCTTGAGACAGAGGGCACTAACACGGTGTTATCAGTGCCTAATGGACCGTTTCCTGTGTCTAGGCACAAGGAGCTAGTTGCTTTCGGAAGCATTGCAGTTGCTGGCTCGAGCGTAGATATAGATGCATTACCCTATTGGAAAAAAAGAGATCTGATCTTAAAGGAAAAATCCGGACAGGATGGTGTTACCGGTTCATTTAGGTTGGAGAAGGCAGTAACCTCTCCTGGTATATGGACAAATGCTCCGTATGCCTCAAGAACTAGAGATCCATCCCCCACATCTGACTATTTTTGGTACGGAAACCCCGATGGGGGTAGAGATTTATTTGGAAACGCCAGCGGAAGGAGTATGGTTGCACCCATACCGGGTGCAGTCCCTAGTGGTAGTAAATTTGAGGCATTTGCCTCAAACCCCCTCAACGAACCAATGCTACAGCCATGGACGGATCTCCAGAGGACTAGCCCTTACATTTTAATGCCAAAAGACAGATTGGTTTTTGGTTTTGTATCACAACAACAACCTGGATTTAGCTTTGACAGCACAGGCGAAAAAGCAATAGCAGACTTATATGCGTCAAATATGGCTCCCGGTCCCAGTAAAGTAACATTATTTGGTAGTCTACTTAAGCAATCATTGCCCAAAGAGTCAGAAAGTAACCAGCCCCTGACTAGTAATGCGATACATGAGGCGTTACATTATGACAATCCAATTGTAGATCAGTTTGATGTAGAACCTGTTTCTTCATTTAGTGGTTCATTTATTGACAGCATATGCGCTGGTAGATTTTTTAAGACCGGTCTGGGGTACACAATACCACCAATTAGTGATCACGTCCGCGGGCTACGAGGTTCTACTGCTGCCGGTACACAAGGAATTACTGGCTCTTTATTAAGAGGATTTAAGATAGTAGACGATACTGAGAGGTATTATGATTCTATGATGCCCAGCATTACAGATTATATTAAGCAGGGAGGCCCCGACATAGAAACACTTTCAGGAAGGACGATGCGAAGAGGCAGGGGACCTGTAATATTTCCATCCGGAGCACTCAGGAACTTCGCCAGCCGTGATCTTACCATCGTCGCATCTAGTGCATCATTACCATTCCCTTATGCAAATACACCTACACGTGTGACTGATGAATCTATGACGTTAGTATTAAGCGCTACTGAAGATCGATCACTGTTGCTGGGAATGCAGCACTATGATCAGATAAAATCAGTGTTATTTAAGGTGGGATATAAACACAAACTGGTCGATGTAATCGACTCGACTGGTGCAAGGTCAACCAGGTGGGTAAAAAACGAAAGATTTGTTGATTCACAGGGATTCAGGTATGGTATAGCATCAATTAATAAATTTAATTCCAGCGCTGTTTTTCGTTATGATCATTATGGTCAATTTAGGGATATGCTGGAACAACGACGTGATACAAGATTTTTTGTAAAAGATCCGAATAATAGAGGGGTATCGAGTGTAGAAGATGGCCCTGTAAAAGTCATGTTTGTTGACAGCTCTAATAATATAATTGATGCTGACCAGACAACGTCACAGAACTTAAGTAAGTTTTTTACATCATCACTTCCATATTTTGATGGCCATGCGGTTGACCGAACAGGCAATCCTTCTAGGATTGAGGCGATAAGAATTGAATAGTTATTGTGGAGATGGACTATAGGGGTATAAAGAATGGCAGGAATATTAGACAATAAGACAAGGATACTGGATACCCTAATTAGTAGTGAAGCCCGTCGACAGTCATCTTCGGGAAGAATGCAAATAAAATATGTAACCTTTACAGACAGGCATGCATTTTATAACACGTCAGGATCTATAACGGGCTCTGCCACAAAATTATATGCAGACGATGCTGGGGATAGGATTTATTTTGAAGCGTCCAATCGATATCAGGATTTAATTACACCTGAGGTGGATTTCAACGGCCGTCTTAAGTTGACTACACCGATGAAGGCAAATGATGAAAAAGGTGTATATGGTAACGAAAACGTAGGGAACGTGTTTATAAGTGAGGATTCTCCTGACACTTTAGCCAATGGCGATGACGATCTCTGGGGTATCCAAGATATGGATCTTGGTTTGTCATCCATTGACGTTGGAGAAGCATTCGTAAAGAGATTCGTTGAGAATTTTAATGAGCAAAATACCATAGCTACTAATGATCCGTTTAATGGTCCAAAAAACTTTGTCTTAAGTGTAAATGGAGCGCTCAATAATAGTATTTCTTTTGATGTGACAGATATTGCACCAAAAATTGATAATGACTGGAATTTTTCCATACGCCAGCTCAATACCGTAACGCCCATTTATGAGGATTGGAAATGGGAACATGAACCCAATTTTGACTTTCTTCCGCCGATTAATAAACTCACTCCCGGCGCCAGCATGCCTAAGATTCTTCCCTTTATAAAGACAGGTGCAAACTTAAAAACAATCAATGCACATCAAGCCTTTAAGATGATTTCGAAAACAGAAGATGTTAGTAATCATCCCTTTTGGGAGGGCGGGGGGATGTATACCCAATGGATGCTAAATCAACCAGATCCAGCAACCGGTGTTAAACCCCATGATGATCCGGAGTTTATGGATCTTTTTCGAATAGCGGCCGCTGATTTTTATGCATATGATGAGCTGGGAATCAACGACTATACTGCTGCGAGACAAGTCTTTATGTTTCCATATGAGAGAATCTGGAAAAATGCACAAACAACTGATCCTTTTAAGGCCGATTCAATTCACATTATGTCTTCTTTAAATGGCTATAAACAACCATCAGCACTCATAAAATCGCCCGAGACCTCTGCCGAAAATAATATGGTTATACAGTTCTTTGAGGTTTCAGAAGATGGAAAACTTAAAAAGCTTAGTACAGTCGACTATGGTGAGTTTCGAGAATCATTTTACTCTCCCCTTGTAGAGGATCATAGCTTTATAAGAAACACACGAATATTTTTTGTGGGCAAAATGTATCAGGTAGATCCAGAAAAGGATCCGGCAATGCGTTTTTGTAATATTTTTACTGTAACAGTTTTGGATACGGGCAACGACATCAACGAGATTGGAGGGTAATGATATGTTAACAATGGGAAAAAGCGGAAAAAAGCGCGTAAGTGCTCTGGTTGAAATTAAAAATGATAACATGTATATTATTGCCGAGAACAATGATGTTGCCGTATTAAGGATGGAGCTATGGGTTAACCCTTTTTCTGCATTGGTACAAAAGACACAGGAAATTAGCCTGGACATATACACTAGTGATCCGTCACAACCACTAAGAAGTCCTCAGCCTCAAAATAGCAGGACAGGCTTTATTAATGGGATTAAGACGATGGCCCGCCGGAGGCGAAAGATTCCTGATAGAGATACCGACTCGCATGTTACTAATGTTTCATTTGATATGACTACACTAGTCTCAAATAGTGCTGGTATGAAAAATTTTGGTCCGGACGGCCTATATCTGGCTCCAAAAGTATCCTTACCTTATTATAGCAAGGTGGGAGGCCTATCATCAAATGATCCCAAAATACCTTCCAAAAATTTGCGTCCTTCAAAAATGCTAATAAAAGAGATGACGCATGCTGATGACCCGAAACAGTGGCAATTATTCACCAGTATGACCGACCCGGGTTATTATACAGAAGTGTTCAGTACCACAGGCTTAGAAAATAAATACTATCAACTTATTTATCGTGAACATACGGACCCAATATCTATTTTTGACTTTTCGTTTCCAGTAGACACACCAGAGTATTCCTTTGATGGTACACGGTCGGCCGACACCCGTTCGGATATATCAACATTTCACACCCTAGAAAAGTATAATAATCGTCCAATACCGGTCAAGCCATTCTTAAATTCTCAATTGAACACAGATTTCTTACCAGCAAGAAATGCTATTTCTAATGACATAAGAAAAACCGCCATAACAAGAAAAAATCAGGCTTCACACCCTTCAGGTGCCCAAATGGTCATTCCACAATTTGTTCCATTTGTCTGTGATGTTACAGTTCCAAAAAGTGCAATTTACGAGTCGTCAAGTCTTTTTTTCCAATTTTTTCTACGCAGGAAAAATGGTTCTATAGCGCAAGCTATTAAAACTAGCGTAGAAATGCAAGATAAACTAGGCAACTTTAGGAGACCGCAATCACCTCCATTGCTAATGGTTAAAAGCATTTCTCCAGGTGTTACACGCGTCCAGGTAAGACAGAATGATCTCGCTGCTAGCGAGATTTTAGTCTTTAAGAAATCAATAAGTACATTAAACCCTGCAGCTTCTACCTACACACGGGTCTTAAAAAAGTCTATGACAGTTCGTGATGGCAGTTATGAGTTTACTGACAATAACAACTCAGATTCTCCGATATTATATAGGGCCATCTCAATGAACTCCTCTTTATATGGGCAGGAAATAGCATCTGCCGTATCAGTTCCACGGAGAAGCCAAATAAATCGTGTTTCTAAAGTATCCATCCAGGAGACAAGAGCTGTTATGTGTGCCAGGAGTGTTGAGGAGGGTGTAGAGATTGAGGTTGATTTGCTTCAAACCCCTGCTGTCTCATGTTACGTTATTGCAAAAGATGTGACTGGAATGACAAATCCTAGATTAGGAATGTTGAAAGATAGAATAGTAGGTGATGTTAAAAACCAAATTCAGGAGTGCCGTGGCACCGGGCTTGAAACAAACACATTTTTAGATCATGATGCCTTGATAGGAAGAAAATATGTATATCAGTTAAAATTAATAACATTAATGGGTGATCATATCTTATCCAATGCTTTTGTGGAACATGAACATGCACGTATCGATGCATCGATACGTTTTGAGATCAAGAATATTAAAGAGAGAGGTGTCGGAAATACTAAGCTCGTCGCGATGGATTTAAATGCCAGTCAACAGGCAGGAGATCTAGATGCTGGTTTAGAGTCGTTAGTAAGTAAGCTACAAAACTCGGGTGCTTCTACTGACTTTCTAGAAAATATTAAGACAAATCGCCAGGAGTACTTAGATTTAATATCTTTTTTAGTTGTACGCATTAACATGGAAACCGGTATAAAGGATAATTTTGGTGTTGTGCCGGCAGGTACTTTTAGCGACACTCCTGAAGTTAGGGATAGGCTGGGAATAGCCGATCCAGACCCTGGCGTGACATATAGATATGAGGTTACTGTTTTAAGACGTTCACCAATGACGTTATTTAAAGGATTAGTCGAGGACGAGAAGGATGGTCAAACACTTGCAAATTTTGAAAAAGACTTTCGGAAATTTCAAAATCCAGTCACTTTAAAAACCTCAACAACACCCCCCGAAAGAATACTGGACAAGACTTTAAAGTCATCGATACTCTTTGACTCAAATGAATTTATACAGGGCAAAACATCAACTATACGCACACATATTTCCAATGGAACTAAAAAGCAGGGCCCAACATTATCAAAGCCTATGTCGTCTATTGACAGAGGGAATACCGTCTTATCATGGTCAGTGGAGCGTGGTGATGCAAGAAATATTGATCATTTTCTAATCTTTTGTACGTATAAAGGATTGTCAGCACCGGTGGGTACCCTTCATACATTCTCTCCAGGTAATACATACAGCTTTATTGACAAAAAGTTGTCTGGTGCTATTGGAAGAAAGGTTTACAATATTATTCCCGTGTTGAATAATTTTAAATTTGGAAATATTTCGGATGATGTTTCCGTGATTACCGGGATGAATTTAGATCCTATGGAGATATAAGGCATGAGCTTTAAGTTAGCAAAAGGCATGGTAGGTCAAAATGTTCCAGGTGCCACTGGTAATGATGGATATAACTCAACAGACGCGGAGAACTCGCCGGCAGCGGATGTTGTAGTAGAAAATGCAGCCGAAGAAAATGTTCAGGATAATACTGCACTAAAGATCGAAGTGCTAAAAGAAGAACAAAGACAGTCCAACGAAGCCGACACAGGTCCCATGGCAGACGCGGGATCGAATGTTAATGATGTTCCGATCATGAATATTTCACCCAACCCGGAGAATAATGATTATAAGTCCTATGAAACGTCAGATGCCAATGCCTCAGGCGCAGGCCAGGCCACGGAATTAACTGCATATATAGAGTCCCCAGAAAATGACGAGCCTCCTATGATGCAGGAAGAACTAACACAAGAGTCTTCAGTTCCGCCTAATTACCCACCGTCACAACGAGACTTTCAATCACAAAAGTCTTCTAAGAGCTTTTCGGGGGCCTTAGGGGGCCAGGGAGGTGCCCAAATCGCCGGTGGCATTAGTATGGATGGACCGGCAGAAAATCAGACTGATTTTTCTAAAGATAAACAGCTCGGTATAGCCGGAGCTGGGATGTCCGGCGAAAATATGTCCATGGGTAACAATCCCATGGGCGGCGGTTTTGCATTCCAAGAAGTACCTGTTAATATCGATATAGAAAATGACGCTATTATGATAGGTGATAATTCCATTTCGGAGGGAGCTATTGACATTCACCTAGGTGAGCCAGGAATAGTTGATCCTGGAGGTGGTATTCTGGACGACAAAGAAATAATTCGGCCCGAGTTTTCCCCCGGTCGACCATCAATCATTGCGCTGTTAGACTGGAAACCGGCCACTATGATTGATGCTGACACTGATAAGAAGGTAAACAGTGCATTGGGATTTACACAACCAGTAAAAGATGTTGTGGATCTACGCTTTAAACAATCATTTGTAAGAATACAGGCTGCTAGGGAATGTGTCGCAAAGATTGAAGAGGCACAAACCGCACCTGGGTTAGCCAAGGAACTGCGCGATACTCTGACATATAAGGTAAATACTCTAAAGTCAGACCTAAAGTCACATATCGAACTATATAACATGATGCAACATGCAAAGAAATCGTTGTTATTTAAAAGTGTGGTTGCTGATCATGATATAGAAGATTATAACAATGTATTTTATTCAAAGTATGTAACTGAGGGTGATGCCGGGTTCCCAAATCCGGCACAAGAAAATAATATTCCCGGCTGGTGGGGAACCGCAGGGCCCGATGCCCCAACACCTTTTGTTTATGGCAATGTAAAGTTCCAACCACACATCGGTAATTTTTTGGGATACTTTGGTCAATACGACTATGCTTCGAACAGCTGGGCAAATTTTTCAGCGACAAAGGCGTATGCAAAAATTATTGAAGAATTGATTCGCATATGTGAGGTAGGAAGCTGGCAGTATCATAGAAAAATTTTAGGATTAATGATCCCACAACCGCCTCAATCAACATTTTCGCTAGATCCAAGTTTTCCTGGTTCAATGGGAAGTAATTGGGGATCCCCTATTTTAACACTTCCCCAACTAGGGTTTAAACAGAAGGAACCGCTGATAAGGTTTGGTGCTCCCTATTCAAATATTAACCAAGAAGCCGTATTTCAAGCCCAGCTGGACTCCAATTTTATGTATGCAAGCTCAGGTATGAAACTATGTCATTATGCTACGTTGTTAGGTAAAGAACTATCAGTGTCTGCAGGGATTGGCTTTTTCTCAAAACTACAGGGTGGCCCATCATCTTTTGATATGGCAAAAGTCTTGAGCCTAGATCAAAATAATGTGAATATCGTAGATATTTTTAAGGATATTTTTGGTACATTTGATCCGATATTGTACGGTACCACCCAACAGGGTAAGGGCCTCAAGGTACACTACGACGGCAATAGCAGTACGTGGAAGATTTCAGGGGTATCACAGGGTGATTATAATCGGCCCGCAGAATTTATAACCATTGATAATGGTGATCAAAATGTATTAGCCGGTGACTTTAATGGTGTCATGTCCTTTGAGGGCCCGGACTTTAAGTCATTCAATCTAGATACTCCTGGATCCGCAGCTACCTTAACAAGCGGCGGTGATTTTATGGTTGACACTTTGGTCGGGCCGGTGGGAAATAATCCGTCTACCGGTGACCCTGTTAAACTTTTTGAGACCTATAAATTATTTCCGGGATTTGCTAAGGACTTAAAGGGTTCCATAAGCAATGCATCACAGTGTTGTAGGTATCTCCTTGATATGGTATCCAGTCAACAAACTAAAGATCATCCTTCCTCTGCCGAAATTCCTTTAGCTGACACATGGGATAATGAATTGCACCCTGTGTCTGTATATTCCTATATTCTGGGACAAATATCCACAAAAATTCTGACAAAGATGGATGGTGTAAGTCAGGATGCCACCGCGGGCCCCTATTGGGACAGTAATGATGAGACTAAAATGTGGCGTAAGTGGATCTACGACCCGAGCACCGTGACCGGGATGCACGCGGTGTACATGACAGAGGCATTTAGGGTAGCCTACACAAGATCAGAAACAAATGACTCCAACGCAAAGTCTATGTTGTTTCAATTGTTGTTAGCACGTAGAGATAAACGTCTCGCAAAGCGCGCTCAAGACGGAGATGATCAACTTGAATGGTATCGATTGCATCCCAATGTTTCAAACGTCGGTGTTACTGGACTAAATTCATGGGATGCGCCATACGCGCTTGTAGACTCAAGTGGAAAAATTATTCCCGTTGATTCAAGTTCTTCAAAGGTTGGGATTGTAGCCAACATGTTGGCCGAGATTATAAGTGGTCAAGTGGGTGATCCGTCCATAAAAGATTCCGAACTGTATGCTGGTTATATGAAAGATGTTGCAGCGAACCACTATGCTGATGAGTCTTTGAAGATAACCGAACCGATTGTAGTTTTTCAGGGTACGCCGGCATATAAACTTGATAAAGTTGTGGCTACACAACTGTTAACAAATGTGACATACACAAATATCCGGACCAAGCTAATACAAGCAGTCTCCGGTGCCGGTACAGATGATTCCGATGATGTAAATATATTTGACGTAATAATTGATGCATGCTTATACCTTCAACAACGCGCTGCAAATGCCAATTCTATAAACAAGCCCCAGCCCCTAGCTACTGATCTAGATACTAAAGCTTGGTATTCTAGTGTGAACGCCGGTACCGTTTTTAGTGCGCAATTTGGGGCAAATTTAATCCTGGCCGGTCCCGACACATCTGATACATGGGACAGTTTAGCACAAGGTGCAGGTGCTTTCAATGGGCAATCAAATACAATAACCGGTGCTGCAAAGTGCACCCGGTGGCACGGCCTAGATGAGAATGCCTTATTATATCTGGTTTTTGAGATGTTTTTAGACGTATTAGGAGCTCACTCCCCAGTTACCTCATGGGCCCAGGAAGCACTGGATCAATATTGGGATCTAGCGGGTGAACAAGAACACCACGTCTACTATTGCAACCCAGAGTTAGCAAGGCAACTAGCACTTTATATAGACTATATTCGTAGGGTTCGAACAGGCCGTGAGTCACCTAATCCTGATTTGTTTTGGTTCGAGAATGGAGAGTTCTTTACACAGGAAAATCTTACAGGGTACTCTAGCGCTGGCTCTACATCCATGGATGAGTCGGCAGGCATATTATCGGAAGAAAAGATTAACGGGGGTAAAAAAGCCGCCATAACAATTGCCAACATAACTGCAGACCACCGTGGGTGGTCAGAACTTAATGCGCCTTTTGAACTAATGTTTAGTGAGGTTGATGCCGGCAATATGGGCTTGAGTATATTAGAAAAATATGCCAAAGACTTGTGTGATATAGGAACTACGTATGAAAGCTTTCTTGAGACTAAGCCAGATGAAGTTTCCTCATATGCTTCTTATAGGCTGTCTGAGCAACAAGATTTTGAAAAAGATGTGTATAAGGGAATCACACGAGAAAACCTGGCATATCGTTCGTCTATTTTAGGTTCTCAAGGCCTACGAACCCCGCTCATCGGCCATAATCCACAATATACATTCGAAAATGATCCATATCGCTGGTTTAGCCCGGATGAATATGTCAATGGCGAGCATGATCTTAAGTCACCCTCCCTTGGCCAAGGCGCCCCATATTTTGGTCAAAATTCATGGGCAATGCATATGCTTTATAGCGACCCTGAACTTGAGTTCCCCCGGGGCGGAAACGTAAAAGTACTTGCAGTGGGTATACCACCCGGCCTGATTGAACAGTTACGTGATGCCCAACAAAATCATAGCAGTCAGGAGTTAGTGGGTACAGATCTTGCTGCAAAAAATAATCTTGCCGATGAATCCCAGTCAACGGTCATTCGAGTAAATGTTGTTAGAAAATCAATGCTCTATGATGAAATTGTATTTGAGACCCAACGTTTCTCATATGATATGTGTGTCTTTTTACCATATAATTTTTCCTACTACCTATCGTCTGCAACCGGACAAATTGCTCTCCCCGAAATGCCGGCATCACCTGGTGAAGCGCCAATGGCACAGGGAGAGTTTGAGCATTTAGGAAAGGTCCTTGCCGAACGGCGAGATCCCACCTTGCGTCCGTATGCAGTTCAAGATGAGCCTGACTGGGAGGGTTGTTTCACCCCCTCCGGTCGACAATTTAAATCGGTTGTTGAGCAGGGATACTGGGGGGGTACACCCAATCACAAGCAGGCTACAGAGGGCCCATATGCTCGACTTGGCGGTCAGCCTGGCACATTTCAGAATAAGAGAGAGATCAGGGGGATGCTCTTGAATCATTTTCGGGATAGATTGTTAAAACTTTATTACCGTACAGGGTTTGGCGTCCGATTTGATGAAGGTGTTTTTATGCCAAGCAAGTATTCTTCATTAAATGATGTATGGATATCAGAACTTGGGCTTAAGTACTTAACTGATGCATATGCTACATTTAGTGCTGAGGATAAGAAATATCTATCCACCGGGAAGTTATTGCCGGTGGATATGGTTGAACCCGGTGTCAACGCACCTGGAGGATCACTTCCAGACGGCACTGGTACACACTTTCGTGTAAAGACCGTGGCTGATTTGACAAATGAAATAAATGCCGGTATGATAAATGAGGCCGAGGTGAGAATGTTTAGGATGATAGCCGGCATGCCGTTTTTGAAAAAGACTTATACTCTCAAGCATCAGGTTCCCTTGGTATTTGACAGGACATTCTTAATACCAATTGATATTGATCGGTGGAGAATAGATTTAGTAAATACTCCTCAAGATACAATCGAGACGCTACAAGGGATGGGCGCAATAACGGGAACGGCGGCAGGTGGTATGTACTTGTTAAACCAGGGCGCGCAAGTACAGATGCCTAATTATGGTAATGAAGCCGAGTCGCTTTATCCAATTACGACTGAAGAAATAGTTTCTTTTGATCAATACTATTGTTATATAGAGCTCGTGTAGGAGAGTTAACTTATGTTTCAAACAAAAATCACCACCCCTTCTTTACCTGTTAATTTTTGCATGTTACCTCCCCCTACGGACGTAACAATGAAATTTGTATACAGTTTCTTTACACCGGATGAGTCAGAAAATTTTTCAGGATACAGTGTTCTCTTAGAAGAGGAAGATAAGATTATAAACGCATTCTCAAATGGTGACGGTGCATATTCACCATCACCTTTAATGTCAGAGAATTCGTACATGTATAGTGTTAAAACACAGGTCCCAAGATATATTCAGCTTAGTTTTTCTAAGCCCACTATTACTTCCAACGCGCCCTGGAACCAGACAAAGAGTTTGTCAACTATCGCTGAAGCTGAGAATTATGAACAATTGATTCGTGCACATATGGGAAATATGTTAGATGACTCATCCGTAGGGACTACACCCAATAATCAGTTTGTTTCTGTAGCACTACAGCCTAATAACTTAGCCCTACAAATGGCTAGAGAGGTGAAGGAACTACAGAGAATAATGGGAGGCAGTTTTACCAATATATCATCAAAATATATTAATGCCTCATCGGTAAAACAAGGCGGTAACTTTGGAGAGCCGTTAGTAGAGGGTTTTGATCAATCTGCCGGAATAAGTGCAACATATTTTGACATGGCCTGGGCAGCACTTCAAGAGATTGACAAGGGGGGCACCAGTTATTTAGACTCAGATCTTAATATACGGGCCGGTGAGAATATGTATGAAGACCTGGCCAGTGTTAATTTGTATACACAAATAAATGCAAAGTTTATGGGCGACATCATGATGGCAGGCAGTAGCATGGCAAACGCCCCATTTTCAGCTGCAATCTCCAGGGATTTGAAGACATCATTCAAGATACAGACCGACGTTCGATCAAAAGCCGAGACTGCCCCGGGTTATCATGATTATGAAATTAATTTGGACGTGGAGGAATTGGCCAATCAAAGGGGAAGAATTTTTGATGTTGAACATGTTTCTGGAAACTCAAGTATTTCAACAAGTATAGAGCATATAGGATATATTTGTGAGAAGTTTGAAAAGCTAGCGACTGGTGAGAGAGTTCGAAGAAAAACCATCGTCTTTGGAAATCCTAACACAACCCAGGGCCTAGACTCTAGAATAAGGTGCGGAGCCACTTATGAATATGCAATTCGCTCTGTTGCTATATTTTCAACACTACTGCCAGACCCGGAGAGCGGCGGAACTTATTTGGTAAAATACCTATGGGCATCAAAACCAGGCTCAATTAAGACGGTAACAACAGATCCCAGGGAGGTCACCGGAGCACCATCCGCACCTTCAACGATCAGGTTTATCTGGGATTATGGTAGTAACCTATTAAACATAGAGTGGGATTTTCCTGTTACACCTGAGAGAGATGTAAAGTATTTTCAAGTATTTCGTAGGGAGAAATTTTGGCATCCATTTCAGCTGATTAGAGAATATGATTTTAACGATGCAATTAAACCATTCCCTCGCAATGAGTTTATTAGATCGTCATTGCGTGAAAAAATGCCATGGCCAAAGACGCTATTCACTGATTTAGAATTTACCAAAAAATCGAAATTCATATATGCAATTGTTGCAATTGACGCTCATGGAAATTCATCACCCTATTCACAACAATTTGTAGTGAAGTTTGATGAGTATAAGAATGAACTAGTAGTGAGGCTAGTTTCGCCTTCCGGCGCGCCGAAAGCGTACCCGAATCTTTACATAAAAAAATATAGTGAGTTTACCGGGGAGAATGTTAACGTAACTGAAGACTTAATCAAATGCTCCCCTCCCGCTGAAGGAGGAATTCTTCTTTCCTTAAGCCCTAGGCAGTTACAACTCATGAATGGTGTAACCGACTTGCGTCATGTTCTATTTAATAGTAGTGGATTAGGTGAAGATCCGGGTAACGATGCTGAAGAAGGTGCGGAATTAACAAAAGGACCACAATACTTAATGCAAGTAACAAACTTAGATTTACAGAAAACAAGGGTAATACCCATTAAAATACACGACTTGAGATCATGAGATATTTTTTTATGTAAAAATAAGTTTATGAAAATATTATGTGAGTTACTATTTATCATCATGATAGGAGAATTGAATGGGCTTTCTTGATCAGTCAACAAATAATATAATCGTTGATGCAGTTTTAACGGATAAGGGTCGACAGGCGTTGTCGAGAAATGATGGATCTTTTTCCATAGTAAAGTTTGCTTTCACGGACGAAGAGGTAGACTATACCATTGTTAAGCAATTTGGCAGAACTGTGGGAAAAGAGAAGATAATAAAAAATACACCTGTCATGGAAGCACAAACCCACGCTAATTTAGCGATTAGTCATAAATTATTGGGCGTTAGTAATCCTACACTCATTCGATTACCAAGTCTATCATTGAGTACAACATCCGATCAATTGGCAATGACTAGAGGCCAAATAGGCACTTCAAATACAAAGTCGGTTACATGGGAACAAGATATTAAGAATGAAAATATTATTGATCCCGAATTGACTGATCAGTCATTTATTGTTACATGTAATGATCAGTTTATCAAACTAGCGAAAAAGGGTAGGCTTGTACCCCCACAGAGCTTGGACCAGGACCAGATGGCAACTTATTTGCTTACTAGGGACAACGAGACAACATCGAAAAGAGGATCCAGGCTAACATTACAAATTCAAACAAGATCAATAACTGATGCCCAGTATACAACCTTTGGTAATACTTCAAATAAGGAGATTATTACAACATATATACAGGTCACAGGAACAGCTTCAGGCGCGCAAAAGACACTTGAAGTACAGATATCGAAGAGTTAATAGGAATTTAAATGGCAAACTATAAAGAGTTATCATCGGCTGATATTAAAAGTTCAAGGTCAGTCTTAAATCAGTTAGTAGATTTTCCACAGTCAGATATATCCGGTTCATCTACACGCAAGAAATACCAGGTCTTTGTTACCGGTGGAATTGGGCCAGGTGTGACATCCTCTCTTTTCCAAACTATATTTGACCAGGATTTTACTTTACAGACCGCAAACCCAACGATGGATATGACTGTAGGTCTTTATATCAGTTCATCTGTTGTCATGAATTCATCATCCAGCATCGACTCTGCCGGCAAAATATTATTTCCCTCTGAGTCTTTGATGATGAGAGAAAAAATAAATGTTTACCGACAATTTGCACAGTTGCTTCGTGGTGATGCTGGGTTATCATTCGCCGCGCCGCTCACATCGACTTCAGCGACCGACGTTATCAATAATGCATTATTCTTTTCTGTAAAGAGGCTCTTCTCTAGAGACAAGCTAAAGAGAGAGACATTAGGTATGCGTATTTATGCTACCGGTGCGTATTGTCATAAAGATGAAGATTACTCTGGTCCCGCCATAGCAGCCGGTGGACAGGATAATGTGCACATTACTAGCATAACGGGCTCAAAGATAATTACAGATTTGGGTGCCGCCGCAAATAAAGCTCGTGTAGCTTATGGTGGGGAGTGGGGTACCCTGGTAGATGCTTCTAATACATCAAATAAGGTGGGCCTTGTATTCTATGATAAAGGCATCGCAGTTCTTGATATTGACAAAGTCTTTTCTGGATCACAACAAATGTCCGGAACAATATCAGCTATGGCAACATCACACACGTATAACGGCGCAACAATTCCTGCGGGGAAGGTTGTCTTGGGTGCGACCGGATATGGTAACTCCAAGGCAAAGCTAGTACCAGACCTATTAGTATCCGCATCCATTGATGATATTGTTGATTATTTTGCATCAACCAGATTTCAATCTGGTACATTAACGGCAATGACATTTCAAAATCAGACGAACATTAATTCTACATTAATTTTCTGCCGGGCGCCCGCAAACGAATTTAATTATTCTTCCAATCCAACATTCACTGATAGTTCAAACAGGATAGTGGTGATAGAAGATGGTCAAGAGAATGTACAGCGTACATTTACGATGCCAACGGGTATAGGGTTGTATGATGCTGCAGGGGATCTACTGGCTGTTGCAAAGTTTTCACGCCCCATAGAGAAAAATGACGAAAGAGATATCTCTTTTAGAGTCAGACTAGACTTTTAGTGGGGTAGGCCATGGGAGAAGATAGGTGACATGGCTATCATCCGTCTTGGGAAAGAAAATTTTGATAATTCATCATTAACGACTTATGTAAGCCGTTCTTTTGAGTGGACATCTGAGCGTGGTATAGTTTCCGGGGCCATCCCGGTCTATGTTGAAAGATCTGCCACGGAAAAGACAACTGATGTGACTTACGGCGCAGAAGGTCCTGTAGGATCAAGTCCTGTAACAAATATATTCGAGGCTGCAAAGCAGTTATTCGTTGCAAAAAAAGAGGCAGAGGGGGAGACTCCATCCAAAACTAATCTGACCGAGGAGGTATTGTTTTATTGGGGTGTGATAGGCAAGGCTCCAATCAGTGAGAGGAAGCATCAATATAAGATTCTTACACGAAATATTTCAACCCCTCTTACTTCTATAAGTAGTTCTTTTAAGCTAAACGCAAGGAATGTGACATTTAAAGACTACAAGGTCCCGTACCCGGATGTTCAATGGGCATATAACAATTATAATTGTCTTAATTTTTTCACGGCGTCAAACGTGCCCTCAGACTCAGCGTTAATATATCCTGCACCCACAAGATCAGTCGATGGCGATCCAACAAAGCAGGCAACAAGGTTTGACGCTCCCTATCGTCCACAACGTGACAAGTTTGGCTTTAGCTTTTGGATCAATCCCCGGTACAATAAGTTGGATGGGATCACTTCTACTAAAAGAGGTGAATTTCACGCAGGAACCATTATGCATATGTCATCCTGCTATGCGGTATCGCTAGTAACCGGAAGTAGTGTAGATGTAAGAAATAATCCGGATGGCTATAGGATACTACTTCAGTTAAGCCAGTCTGCGACCATCCCTCCCTCATCGGTGGATCTTACAATAGCAAATGATGAACGACCCGCAGGATCCCCGGATCAGGCTCTAGTGTTTTTGTCAAGTGATAACTCCCTTAAGTTTAATCATTGGCACCATGTCGCGCTAACATGGGGAGGAAAAAATGTAAATGCAGGGACGGGCTCATTTTATATAGATGGTAAGAAAGATGCGTCGTTTGTGGTGACACAGAGTAATGTTATTTTGCCGACTCTGGAAACAATTCCCGATCCTCATGGAGCAAAAAGTCATTTGAGAAATCCTGATGCTCTCTTTGTTGGAAATTTTTATGAAGGTGGAAATAGAGGATCAGATAATAGCGAGATTTCAAGATTTTTTAATACTACGATCGCAACACGAGAGGGACTAAGTCCGGATCCGGATACAAATTATACATCTGATCCCTCCAACGTAAGCCTGCAACACCCACTGAATGCTGAAGTTCATGAGGTCCGAATCTATAAAAAACATTTAAGTTCTGATGATATTAAAGACGCATATGCAAACGGCCCTAGGGCAGTTGTAACACAAAGTCATGATGCCCCTGCCGAGCTTTCTTCTGCTACCAATCCCGAGCTTATGTTTTATCTCCCTCCTTTCTTTGTAAAAGATTCAAGGAATAGAAAAATACTAGAAGATCCCTTCAACTATACAGACGGGTATGGAAGAACAATAAACCCTATTAATTCTAGGATGAGCTCCATTACAAATATTCATGATATTAATCTGGAGAACTTCGTACGTGAGTTTGTTCGTGGAGAGTGGCCACGATTATACAAGCTTCAAACGCCTAAACGTAACCCTGCCGTTGTCATGCCAGATGGTGAAGGTTTTAATAAATTTACGTTAAGTTTCATTCTGGGTGGTGATACGGCGGCAAACGGGAAGATTGTTAATAAGCGTAATTTGACAGTCCTTCCTTGTGACAACGGCCTTTTTCGGCCGAACTTTGTCTTACTGTTGACCGGAACGTATTCACCCCCTACGTCTAAATACGACCCCATATATAATTCAACCTTACTCTTGACGCCTCAGAGTGGCTCTGCGCTAGACAAATATACGAACGGCTTGGGCCATATGGATCTCTCATATATAAATCTATCAGACTTTATCTATCTTAACCCAAACTATCAAGCCACAGTTAGTGCACAGCTGGAAGCTATTGATCTCTTAGGGGGAATGTCATCGACGGTTGCCAAGTCTATGTACAATGAATTACATGGTGTAACTCCATTTTATATGGGAATTGTAGAAGATGGCAACCTTACGAAGGTGAATAAAGATATATGGCCGGCTATTCCATCACAGACTGCAGATACATCTTCCCCTTCATGTGTATTTTTTAATGTACCTAACCTGTTTTATGGTGACAGGATAAAACCTGGATCTTTTAAGGTGAGGGGAACATTGGGAACAACTAAACTAACTAGAACCGCAAAGTGGATTAATACACTGGAGATGACGTTGCGTGACAATGAAAAAGGTGGTCTTTACCGCGCTGATTCTGCAACCCCACCCGCGGTGTGGAACTGTGTAGGTTCGCTATTATATAATGAGGGCGCGCCGGTGATCTTGTCACCTCATCTCAAAGACTTTGCACGCCGCGGCTTTCACACATTCTTTCAGGGTGAAAGAAATATACACATCTTGGAAATAATGGTGCCTTGCAACAAAGGAATGATTAATTCATCATCCAATCCTACATACCGAAAACTGGCACCAACTGATTATGCAAATGAAACAGCAAAAGACTTTGTTTATATAACCGGCCTAAACTTTCATGATGACAATTTAAATGTTTTAGCAAGGACAAATCTCGCACAGCCGGCTGTAAAGAGAGATGATGATCATTATATGTTTAGAATTAAGATAGATTTTTAATGAATTTTATTCTAGGTCTAGATGTTTCGACCGCATGTACAGGATGGTCAGTCTTTAACGACAAACATGAGTTTGTGGATATGGGCGCAATAGAACTATCAAAAATTAAGGGATTTTATCGTAAGGCTGATACCGTTAGACAAAAAATTGATGAATTATCAAAACAATATAAGTTTAATCGTGTGTATATAGAAGAAAATCTACAGTCCTTTCGAAGGGGATTTTCATCAGCTCAAACACTTTCAACCCTCGCACGCTTCAACGGTGTGGTTTCATTAATTTCATATGAGACTTTTGGGGTAGAACCAGTGCATATTAATGTTAATGCTGCAAGGAAGGGACTAGGCATCAAACTAGTCCGTAAAAGCAAGGGTGGTGCCCCCACGAAACAGCAAATATTTGAGTGGGTTGATAAAGATCTTACTACACTAGGCATAACATATCCGTGGCCAATAAAGATCTTAAAGTCAGGCCCCCGAAAGGGATTCGAACTTTTAGACCCATGTGCATACGACATGGCAGATGCATACGTCATTACAAAATCAGGCCTAAAGTTGCCCTGAATGTTTTAGTTGAACATTCGGCTCTTTTTAATTAAATTTAAATTGATGAATTTTATTAAGGCTAAGCTTAGATTTTTGAGCATGACCCTGGGTACTCCTCAGAAATCAGGGGATGGTATAAATTATGCCTTCAAGTGCCCAAGCTGTAATAAGCAGTCTGGCAATAAGAAGAAACTGGTAATTCGTCTAGATAATGATCATTTTCACTGTTGGGTCTGCGACTTTAGAGGCAGAAGCATACAATCAATCCTTAAGAAATTTTTTCCACAATCATTAGCCCAATATCATCATGATATACTTGGGAAAAAATTTGATAAATCTATAATAACTTCTGACACATCACCCATTGATGTGAAGATCCCTAAAGGGTTTACGTTGCTATCTCAACAGCTACAAGGTATTGATCCGGATGTGCAGGCCGTGATCTCTTATGCTCGTTCTCGAGGCATAAGTGAAAAAGAGATGTGGTATTTTAAGTTAGGCACATGTACTACTGGAAGATTTCGACGTAGGCTAATAATACCTTCTTTCGATGAAGAGGGTTCTCTAAATTATTACGTGGCGAGGGCGATAGATGCCACGCAAACAAGAAAATACTTAAACCCTTCCGTACCCAAAAAAGATATTATTTTTAATGAAATTAATATACGATGGAATCAAGAGATTACTTTGGTCGAGGGCCCTATGGATTTAGTTAAGTCCAACTATAATTCGACATGTTTATTAGGCTCTAGTTTAACTGAGTCTTACATTTTATTCAAAAAAATTATTAAAAATCAAACGCCTGTTTTGTTGGCGCTCGATTCTGACGTTAAAATAAAGAGTCATAAAATTGCCAAGCTATTATACTCATACGGAATTAATGTTCGTATGCTTGGTGAGCATGAATACGAAGACGTGGGTGCGATGCCATGTGGAACGTTCAAAATGCTAAAAGAGAATTCCCAACTATGGTGTGATAAAGACAGGCTATATCATCTCATTGGTGGCATAAAAAGTGGATCGTTAATATAATACCATGAATTTTAAATGCTTACACATAGCCGACATACATTTTAGAGGCTTAACAAGACATGATGAATATCGGGAATCCTTCAAGGATTTATTCAAGCAAGCAGTTAAGCTTAAACCAGACGTGATTTATGTAGGTGGTGATATTGTTCACTCCAAAACCCAGGGGATATCGCCTGAGTTAATTGATGTCTTAAGATGGTGGTTCACATCATTAGCTAGCATAGCGCCCACACATGTCATCCTGGGTAACCATGATGGACTAATCTTGAATAAAGATAGGCAGGACGCGATATCACCAATAGTTGCCGCAATTGATGATCCCAATCTTCATCTTTATAAAAAGTCAGGCACATACCCTACGGGAGTCCCCGGATATAACTGGTGTGTATTTTCCTGTTTTGATGAGGAAGGGTGGAAAGATGTCAAACCCACAGCGGGTGAAGTTAATATTGCATTATACCATGGAGGTGTATGGGGATCCAAGACTGACATAGAATGGGATATCGAGGGTGACATCGACATCCAGTTTTTCAAAGAGTATGATTTTGCATTTCTAGGTGATATTCACAAGCTTCAATATCTGGATCCCGATAAGCGAATAGCATATCCTGGATCCACCATACAACAGAATTATGGTGAGACCCCGGGAAAGGGGTTCTTATTTTGGGAAATTGAGGACAAGGATAACTTTAAAAGTACGTTTTATGAAGTTAAACATACAAAGCCCTTTATAACGATTGACTGGACCGGTGATATTCAATCGACCCTTGATAATGCCGAAGCCGGTCCGGATGGATCACGCTTTAGAGTAAGAAGTCATTCACCCATACCCCAGATTGAGATCAAACAACTACATGCAGCCCTTAAAGAGTTCAAAAATGCTAGTGAGATAGTTTATAAACATGAAGGTGATCTTGTTCCATCATTTATAAATACTGACGGAACAAACCTGGCCAGTGAAAATTTAAGGGACTCAAAAACACATATCAAGTTAATGAGGGATTATTACAAGCACCTAGATTTAGATGATGAAGTTTGGGAGAAGTTAGAAGATCTTACAACCGACTGCATGACTCAGCTGGCACATGATGATACCTCACGAAATATCAAATGGTCTATTCGCAACCTAGAGTTTGATAATATTTTTGCATATGGCAAGGGAAATAGGATTAATTTTCAAAAACTGGGAGGCATCACAGGTATATTTGGGAAAAATCGAAGTGGAAAGTCATCAATCCCCGGTGCCATCATGTATACCCTTTATAACACAACTGATCGTGGCCCTATCAAAAATTTACACATCATCAATTCTCGAAAGGGATACTGTCTAGGGCGAGTTACGATTTGTGTAAATGGCCAAAATTACCAGATAGAAAGGCAGTCTGTCAAACATGAGACTAGAAAGGGATTGCTCCATGCAGTAACCCACTTAAATGTTTTGAGGGTGGATGATGAAGGAAATGTCATCCAAGACGTATCAGAAGAACAACGCCGAGAATCAGAAAAGGTTATTAGGAAGTTGGTAGGTACGTCGGAGGATTTTTTACTAACATCCCTGGCTAGCCAGGGAGAGATGAATTCCTTTATAAAGCATCGTGCGACCGAGAGGAAGCGAATTTTATCATCTTTTTTAGATCTCAATATATTCGAGAGTTTATTTAACCTAGCAAAGGAAAATTCATCATCTATTAAGTCACTAATAAAAGATGCTCCTGATCGTGAATGGGATGTTGCAATCTTAGAGAAACAAACATCTCAAAAACAAAAGGAAATTGATAGAAACGAGGTTGATACAGCATTAAGTAAGTTCCGGCTCCGGCTACAAGAGCTTAACATCTCACTAGCGACCAACAAAAACAAGGATCTCATTACCGATGCCGACATTGATCGCCATAAGGAAAAGATAGAATCAGCGCAGTTTGAGAGAAAAAAGCTTTTAAAAAAGATAGCAGAGAAAGAAAGTGAAGCTAACGAAATAAGTCTTAAACTTAGTAAGATTAAAGATCTTAAAAATCAGTTTCCCATTGATGATTTAAAGATGCAGCTTGAAGAACAACAAAATCTAGAAAGATCACTGGTTAACTTACAACATAGTCTAGAGAAGGAGCGTACGCTTTTAAAGAACCAGCAAAAGTCTGTAAAAAAATTACAGGATGTGCCATGTGGGGATATGTTTCCCACATGCAAGTTTATTGAAGATTCACACAAAAATAAAAAGCTACTTGAATCCCAGGCGGAGCTAATTTCAACAATATCTGAAAGTGTAAAAGTCACAAAAGGGTCACTTAAGAAATACGCACTAGAAAATCTCCAGGTAAAGATTACAAAATATGATGATATACTAGCTCAGCAAGCACAGTTGAGAATTGAACAATCGGAACACGCGGTTTCATTACATGAACTACAAACAGGATCATCAACGCTTTTAAAAAATATTGATGATGGTATTATAACGTTAAATGACATGTCGACTAGGGTATCATCGGACGATGATGCACATGAGATTAATGAATTAAAATGCGTTATTAACGAGTTAACAGACAAAATTAATAAGCTAGACTCCAGAAGAATGCAACTATCAGAGTCGATTGGCTTATTGACGTCCGATGTTGAAAAGCTTAAAGAGGAACAAGACAAATACAAGGGGCTAATGTCAAAGTGGAGAGTTTATGAACTTTTTATGAATGCAGTCTCAAAAAAGGGGATCCCCCTCCAGATAATGACAAATCAATTACCTGTCATCAATAGTGAAATATCAAAAATTCTTCAGGACGTTGTAGGGTTTACTGTGGAACTAGAAGGAGATCCATCCACAAATGCGATGGACATCTATATAAATTATGGTGATTCTCGGCGAATAATAGAATGTGGTTCGGGAATGGAGAAAATGATTGCTTCATTAGCAATCCGGGTGGCGCTAATTAATATATCATCCCTACCAAAAACTGACTTGCTGGTGATCGATGAGGGATTTGGTGCTTTGGATGAAATGAACGTTGAGGCGTGTAACCGTCTGCTTAGGTCACTAAAACGCTGGTTTAAAAATATATTGGTAATTTCACATGTTGATGCCGTAAAAGATGCCGTTGATAACGTACTAGATATTACAAAAGTAAAAACTGACACTAGGGTGCTTTATGAATAAAGAAGACAGCAATGACAAAAGAGTAGTGGTAAAAAAGAAAGACATTTTTATCGTATCACCCGCAGTAAGCGAATATCCAGTACCTCTGTGCTGCCCTATATGTGAGTATTTAATGAGGGATCAGGGAGATATAATTAAGTTTAGAGAGTTTGGGTGTTGTTCAATTTGTTCATCATATTTTGCCGAGCCCAACCGTGAGAAATGGAAAGAGGGCTGGCGGCCGGCTCAGGAACGGATTGATACTTTAGTCAAAAAGAGAAAAGAACAGTACAGCTATATAGCAGATATATAAAGATAGGCATAATTATTATACCAGTAAGGAGCAATAAATGCTAAGCACAAATGACGTTAACATATTAGGGAATCTTTTAAACACAACGTTTGGAAAAAGTGGCGGAGGAACTTCGACCGTAACAGGCACACTACAGGGTGACGTTCTTTCGTTAAAATTTAGTACCATGGTTTATTTTGCGTGCGAAAGAAGTATGAGAGATCAGGTCAACCTTGTTGCCGAAGAGTCTATTGCGAGACTAAAAAATAAACTTAGCAATTTAAAGAAAGACTTTCGTGACATAACAGATAACACATTAAAAATTAATGAGCTTTCATCAAGAGATGATTTAGAGTTAGTACAGGCCACGTCAAATTCACCTCGAAAGATTGCATGCTATCGACGTTTTGTGGATGTGCAAGTTGATGTTTAATGGCACCCAACAACAAACAACGACAGATAAAAGAAATAGTAAAGTGTGGTAAGGATCCAACCTATTTTTTAAATAAGTACGTAAAGATTCAACATCCAACTAAGGGCCTCGTGTCATTTGACACATACAAGTTTCAAGATGAATGTGTGGAACAATTCGTTGAGAATCGCTTTAATATTATCTTAAAGTCCAGGCAGCTAGGGATATCAACGTTAAGCGCTGCATATGCCGTCTGGCAAACAATTTTTTATAAAGATAAAAATGTCTTAGTTATTGCAACAAAGCTCAGCGTTGCAATGAATTTTATTAAAAAAGTGAAAGTTGCTCTAAGGAACTTGCCTCCGTGGATTATTCTTCCTGAAATTGTTTCAAATAATAAGCAAAGTATAGAATTCAGCAATGGTTCTCAAATCAAGGCTATTCCTACTTCGGATGATGCAGGTCGTTCAGAAGCTCTAACATTACTAATCGTCGATGAGGCCGCATTTGTCAGAAACTTTGATGAGTTGTGGATGGGCCTCTATCCTACGCTGTCAACAGGTGGTCGCGCCATCGTGCTTTCAACCCCTAATGGTGTCGGTGGCCAATACTATGATCTATATGTAAAAGCCGAAGCTGGCGAGAATGAGTTTAATCCTATAAAGCTTCCTTGGGACGTACATCCGGAGAGAGATGACGAGTGGTTTGAGACTGAAACTAAGAATATGAGCCAAAAGCAAATCGCACAAGAGCTCTTGTGCGATTTTGCCGCTTCTGGAGAGACCTATCTAGGTGCAGAGGATTTAGATTTTATAAGGACATCAGTTCGTCAACCTCTAGAACGATGGGGTCCTGACATGGGTGTGTGGGTGTGGAAATACTCACTCACTGAGCATGACTATGTAATATCGGCTGATGTTGCAAGGGGTGATGCTGCTGATTATTCAACATTTCATGTAATAGATGTTAATGAGTCGGAGGTCGTCGCAGAGTATAAGGGAAAAGTACCCCCGGATCAATTTGCAATACTATTAAATGAGGCGGCCAAAAGATACAATAATGCATTATTATGTCCGGAAAATAATACGTACGGCTACGCTGTTGTGATGAAACTATCAGAACTGAACTATCCGAACCTTTATTACAAAAACCCCAAGGACAAGTTTGCCAGCATGTACACCTCAGACTCTAATTTACACAAAATCGGGTTTACAACTTCTGGCCAAAGCAGAAATCAGATATTGACAAAATTGGAAGAGGTAATTAGAAACAAACAGATTAAGCTTTATTCATCACGCCTTTACGAAGAGATGAAAACATTTATTTGGAAGGGTTCTAAGGCCCAGGCAATGAAAGGTAAAAATGATGATCTAGTTATGGCGTTGGCGATAGGTGTGTGGTTATATGACACGAATGTCTACTATAGTAAGAATACCTCAGATCTTAATAAGGCTATGCTAGATGGGTTTGGGGTTAATAACAAAAATGACAATATATCACCTCGCAGTCCATTTGTTCATAGGCGAATGGATCCCCGGCGACCAATCGTCATGAATAGTTTACCTGAAACGTCAGGTTCAATTCATCCAGTTTATGGTGATATGTCATGGCTGCTTTAAATTATATTATGGTAATACCGGCTGGTCCCTATAACTCTTGTTTAAACTTTCTCCAAGTTTTCAGTATAAAAAACATGCTGGCGAAATATACTTGTAAATACATTTATAGTGTGGTGAGGTGAGACGCATGCGTGACGAGATAGGTAAGAGTAGCATCATGGAGCTCTATACCACTATGAAGGCCGATGCCCTAAACGCAAGAGAACCCTTTCGCAACGATCAGTGGTCACCTACGGAAAAGATAAAACCTTATATTGAAAATATGACGCCACAACAAATTGTTGATGTCCCCTCGTTGAACATTAATTCACATTATTCGATGCGACCCTCAAGCTCCGATGTTTATAACATTTATTACAAAAACCTGGTTGACTCTATTTATAAGGTTAAACAATATCAGTCCCTCCGTGAAGGTATACTCACGGATAAGCCTAACACACCTGCTTGGAAAAAATCAGTAATGTCATTGTACGACTTGTGTTGTACACTACCACATGCTGACACTGTAACACAAATTGATGCATACCCAACAACCGATTCTTTTAAGTACAAGGGTGTTTTATTAACATGGGATCACGTCTTATCAATGTGGAGTGTGCTGTCAATTATAGGATGTGCTCCTCATATATTATCTGAGCGAACTACGGTATTAGACCTAGGTTCGGGATGGGGTAGAATGGGATACATATTAAAGAAAGCCAATCCGCTGATCTGTTATGTGGCGTGTGATCTTCCTGAGTCTTTAGTTGTTTCTAGTAATTACTTACCTAAAACCTTACCTGGTGAGAAGATACACAGCTATATGGACAATAGGGATCTGGACACGATAGACAAAGATACATTACTGGCCACCGGTGATGATAATCCCGGGGTCTGGTTTATAGGCGCCCATGATATCCCTAAGATAGAATCAAAGGCGATCGATATCGTCATTAACATTCATTCGCTGGCAGAAATGTCACCAGCTTCTATAGGGCTATACCATAAGGAGATTCACCGCATATCTACATCATTTTATACTTTGAATCGCCGGTATTTTGACTATCAACACGGCACAGGATACTTTCGTGATGCTGTTGATGATCAAAAATTTATATTTAGGGGAACCGCATGTTGTGTTGAGTTAAAAACTGAAAACGGGAAGACAACGTTTAAGAGGCAATGGCCTGATTGGCCACGCCCGTTCCATCTCCTCCGCATGGACCGTGTACCATGGGACGATAATTTTTTTGAGGAATTTATGTTTCTACCTGACTTGACCGTGATAGCAGAGGGTGAGGGCATGCCCGTGGCGTGTCCTATAAGCCCGCGAAAGTCGCGCACTGCGCTTTTCCACCACGCACGTACGATATTATATTATAAGGTACCGATACCGTTAACAAAAGAGGGTCAAACACACTCACTGGCGAAATTCCTCCGATCAAAAGGATATAATACACATGCGGCGGAAATATAGTACAATTCAAAATTATGAATTTAATTAAAATGATATTAAGAGCACGAAAAGGTTAAAGATGGCTAGAAAACAATCACTATTTCAGAGACTGACCCAGTTATTCAGGGCAGGCCCAATCGTTAAAAGAAAAGTTAGAAACTTTAATGAACCAATGGCATCCACCGCCCTGGAAATATTTAGAAGGGCGCATAGTGACGTTTACAATAGTACGTTAAGCGCATACGGTGCATTCGATAGAATGTCACGATACAGTGACTTTAGTGAAATGGAGGCCACACCGGAGATTGCGTCTGCATTAGACATATATGCGGAAGAGACTGCATCCCCGGATGATCGGGGTAGGATGTTACACATTTATTCTGAGAATAGGATGGTCCAGGAGATATTAGATGAACTTTTTTATGATACTTTAAACATCGAGTTTAATTTATGCATGTGGATAAGAAACTTATGCAAGTATGGTGACTTCTTTCTGTTCAATGATGTTTCTCCGGAGTACGGAGTCATCAACGCATTTCCTATAGCAATTTCAGAGATAGAGCGTGAAGAGGGCTTTGATCCTAACAATCCGTCTGCCGTGCGATTTAGGTGGCTCACACAGGGAAATACAGTCTTAGAAAACTGGCAAATATCCCACTTTAGGCTCTTAGGTAATGATGCATTCCTACCATACGGATCGTCAGTACTAGAGTCTTCGAGGAGAATTTGGCGCCAGCTTATTTTAATAGAAGATGCGATGCTGGTCTATCGCGTAATCCGCGCGCCTGAGCGTAGGGTATTTTATATTGATGTAGGAAATGTTCCTCCGGAAAACGTGGGCGAATACCTTGAGCAAGCACAGACATCACTAAAAAGAAACCAGGTAATTGATAAATCAACAGGCCAGGTAGATTTAAGATACAACCCGTTGTCTGTTGATGAAGATTATTTTTTACCAGTACGTGGCGGCGAGTCTGGAACCAGGATTGATACTCTAGCAGGTGGCCAGAATACGGCTGCCATAGAAGATGTAGAGTATATCCAAAAAAAGCTCTTCGCGGCCCTAAAGATACCTAGAGCATATCTGGGATATGATGAAGAGGTCGGTGCTAAGGCAACTCTTGCACAGGAGGATATTCGCTTTTCTAGAACGATTCAACGAATTCAAAAGACCGTGATTGCTGAGCTTAATAAACTAGCTATGATTCATTTATTTTGTCATGGCTATGAGGGTGATGATTTGGTCGATTTTGATCTTAAACTATCTAACCCTTCATCAATCGCACAGCAACAAAAGCTTGAGTTAATACGTACCAAGTTTGAAATTGCAGGTACTGCCCCAGAAGGTCTAGTTGATCGTCGATGGATTCGAAAGAATGTAATGGGACTTACCAACTATGATATAGAAGAGATTGAGAAAGGCAAGGAAGAAGACAAGGTCCGCGACGCTGAGCTGGAAACGGCAGCAACTGAGGCAACGGCAGCTGCTGAGCCCGCTGCTGGTGACACCGGAGGAGATGAAGCCGGTGGAGATGAGGAAGGTGGTCTATTTGCGGCCGACATAAAGGATGAAGAAAAGCTGTTGACAGCCTTACCCGGAACAAGCGATTCAGGTGAGGGGCTGGAGGATCTAGATGATCTAGATGAGATTCCCGCAATGTCAATGAACGATGATGATGCCCCTCAAAAGGCACATAATCAAATTCGAAATGTTTTCAATGAACCAATAGAGAAGCGCCGCACAACTACTGCTGGTGCTTCAAAAACTCATATGCCGGATTTTGCAAAAATGACAGCAGTGGGCAAGCGTGCACGAACACAGGACACGCTAAATCGTCCTTTTGATAAAGATTTCTTTAACAACCCTTTAGGCGAAAATAGTGAGGCATTTATGGATGATTTCTTGGATAAGAAAATAGACACCAACACAAAGATGACAAATGAAGTCCAAACAATTTTAAATAACTTGTCGAATGCCATAAGTATTAAAAAGGACGGCTTGTTATCGGAAGAGAAAGAGGAGACAGTAATGTCACTCGATATTGTTTTGGAGAATGATCTCGATGAATAAGACACATAATAAAAAAAGAAATATAGGAATAATCTTTGAACAATTGGTTCAGGCAATGTCTGAGTCAATTGTTGCATCTGACGTGAAGAGAGGTAATACTATCTTATCGTTGATCCGCAGGCACTTCCGGCCAGGCACTGAACTGTACAAAGAGTTTAGATTGTTTAATTCCCTGGTCCGCACTCGTGTAGAGAATCCTGTTATTGCTAATCGTATAATCATGGAATCAAAAAAGGCATCGACCAAATTTGACAAGCAAGAGCTTAGAAAGCAAAAGTCATTGTTGATCAAGGAAATTAATCATCTTATTAACGAAAGTAATTTTTATAATAGAAGAGTTTCCAACTATCGAGACTATGCTACTATCCAAACGTTGCTCAACGACTGGAGAGCAGGAAGCAAAGACATTGGCAGGATTGCAGAGTATGAAGATGGCGTATGCAAAAGATTATTAAGTGAAAGTCCCGTGGTCCCTGACCACGCAATGAACGATACAACGGAACGTGATATCTCTGGACGTATTGATACACTTACCGTACGATTAATGACAGAGAAATTTAATAAGAAATATTACAGTACATTGAACTCTGAGCAAACCAGGATTATAAGAGAATATGCGTTAAATGAGGGCTCACATAGCTCTTTAGGAAAGGTATTTAACAGTATTAAGAGTGACACATTACAAGAAATCGATCAGTTCATGAGAAAAACTAGTAATTCGATTTTGAATGAAAAGGTCAATGATGTCAAGTCAAAGATATTGGCAGTTGATATTAAAAATATAACCGATGCCACGGTTACAAAACTATTGACGATAAGCCGTCTAAAACAAACGCTTTTAGAAGAGGAGTAGTTTAATGAGTAAACTAAAAGTACTTTCAGACTGGAGACCCTTTGAATATTCCGAGGATATGATAAAAGAGTCACGAGATACAAATAATGGAAAAGTTATCCTTAAGGGGGTGTTACAAAAAGCTGATACCTTAAATCAAAACGGACGTATTTATCCTCTGCCTATTTTAGAGAGAGAAGTAAGAAATTATCAAAAGTTTATTCGAGAGAACCGTGCACTAGGTGAATGTGATCACCCAGACTCCTCAGTTGTTGAATTAAAAAATGTTTCTCATATTGTGAGAGAAGCATGGATGGACGGTGATGTATGTTATGGAAATGTAGAGCTGCTTGATACACCTTGTGGGAAAATTCTTCAAAGCTTAGTAGAGTCCGGGGTAACCCTGGGTATCTCGTCTAGGGGGGTAGGAAGCACACGCAGGGATGGCGATTATGATGTGGTACAAGATGATTTTCAGTTAATATGCTGGGACTTTGTCTCCGAACCCTCCACCCCCGGTGCTTTTATGATGTCAGAAGGAAAAGAATTATCCAGCAAACAGTTAAAGACATACTTTAACAAAAGCGATAGGGTTGATAGGGTTTTTAATGATATACTGGATTGGGACGAGTAAAAATAATGGCAAGGTTATCTAGAGAAAAACTTAAGGGAATAGTTAAAGAGTGTTTGGTTGAGATTCTAGCGGAGGGATTAGCTGGCGGCTCTGACTTAGTGAATGAGTCGAATAAAAGAGGAAAGCCTCGCAAGAAAACACAAAAAAAATCAATAATTAATTCGAGACCTGCACTGGACCATATAACATTTGGAAGCAAGCAGGAAAAGCATGAAGAGCGTGTGCACCAGACAGTTAATACATTAACAGCAGATCCTGTCATGGCTTCTATTTTTGCAGATACGGCAATGGGTACGTTGCAAGAACAGATTGACGCTGAGAGGGGAGGGTCCCAATTGGGCATGGCAGATTCTGCCACCCGCGCAGCTGCTTCTGCTGATCCCATGGATCTTTTTGGTGAGTCGGCCACTAATTGGGCAGACCTAGCATTTGCAGAAAAAAAAATTAGATGACATTGTTGCTGATAAAAACAAAATTTCGTAATAAATATTAATATGCCTCATTTAAAAGGAGATACACAATGGCGAAGGTAAAAAAATTAACTCCAGCTTTATTAAAGAAGCTGGTTCTTAGAGAACGTAGAAAAATGTTAGAATCATTAGAGCTTGGTGAAGAGAGCGTAGAAAAAGCTGCTGCAAAGACTGATGAGGTCGATGCTGATGAAATGGCAGGCACCATTGAACAAGATGTGGATTGGATGAAGGCACTTAAGATAAAGGAATCACGCCTGCGCAAGAGCCTTAAGCGAGTTAATGAAGTTAAAAGAAAGTTACGTGCTAGAGTAATTAAGAGACTTAAGTAATACATGCATGATTAACATGCAAAATTTTGGAGACTAAAGATGTCAAAAAAACAAAATATGGTGGACATGCCAACCAAAACAAACCAAAGCCTAGGAACAGTTGCTGGTTATTCTACCTCTGATTCCAACTTGTTAACTGCGTGCTTTCCGGGCAGTCCAATGTATGGAGCAGAAAATTACACCGACACAGCGGCTGTAGCGATATACGAGGCGGTTATATCTGGTAAGGTGGAGAATGGTTTCCAGTTTGACAAGCCAGTATGGACAAAGTTCCTGGGTAATGAGGGTGAGGAAATGAAGTCGCTTGATCTTGCTGGCTTCAAATACGCCAAGCCCGGTGATCCGGCAAACGCATACGTTCCTAATCCTGTATCTCCTGGTGAAGGAAATGGTGTGGATCCAAATAAAGTACCGGCACCTCCTGCGGATTTTATGTCAGGTGATAATGCTCCCCCTCCAAACAAGACCCCATTTGTAGGTGAAAACACACTCAGCCCGCGAAAAACCACGAAAGACATAAGGGCCCAGACATTGGGTGAAGTATTGACTATGGGTAAGTCTTATACTGATGTTATTGCATAGCGTACCGCCAGCCTGTAGGGGGATCTAACGATTATGTCCAACTATACAAAGATCAACGTTCCGGCCGCAGTAGACACCTGGTCAACGCGTGGTACAACGTCCAATACACAGCGACTGTTTTATCATGGATTTCCCTATGGCCCTAACGGGTTCATCAATGACGGCACCGGTCTGGATGTTGCATTAGATGCTCCGGATAATGATTATGTAACCGTATATTGGGTTAATCATGTTATGAATAATGCTCCGGCAATAACTCCCTTGGGCACAGAGGCACCCAACTATAAAGCAGATTATTGGGGTTTACCTTATTTTAATCCCCGGTTTGGACCCCCTAGAATAGCTGGCACTAATAAAAAAGATATGTCACTGATTGTTTTTGATGGTGATCCAGCTCTTACACCTCCTGGGGTGTGGGCCGAAGATAAAGATCCCGCCGCCGCCCTGGGTGGGGGCATCTCACAAGCGAAAAACGTTTCGCTGCCTCCCATCATCCCTTTTGTTCCAAACCCTGCATTACCTGAAGGAACAACTAGCGGTTACGATGTACCCGCCGGCGCCGCCTGGGGCTCGCGACATATTTTTGGAAAAAACGCAGGGGTGACCGCCTATTTCATATCCCAATATGAAAAGGTGATGGGTGGTGATAATGTTTTATCACCTGCTGAATCCATTCGAGATGCACAATATGGCAGCCCCTATAACCTTTTGGTAGAAACATCACCTGGATCATGGAATATCCAGGGCTTCCCGTCAAACCCAGGAAAAGCACAAAGCAGTATCACTATGCCGTCTCTTGCTATGGGTAAGTCTTCTTATACAGTGGCCAACACCACAATACTTTAGGTCGGAATACTTTAGATGCCACCCTTTCAAAAAGCGAAGACAGATATAAAAGGGACTACACCTTCTCATTCTCCTCTTTTTTCCGATGCTCGTTCCGACTTAGGGTACGGCACAATGGTTTCAAAGTTTCATGATCCCCGTATATCCGCATCGTCTTATCCTTATGTGGAACCAGATATATACGAAGATGATGAGGTTGACCTGTTAGATGATGACATGGCAGTCGTAACAAAGGCGAACATGGATTATATGCCCACCGACTACTTAGCGGCTAATGGTACCGACCCGTTTTACTTTGTTGCTGGAAACCTTAAAATTAGTGAGGTTATAGCAACGATGAACGGCATATCACCCATTCCTTCATTATATAAAAAGAGAGGAGTTTCTACTGGGGGATTTACACAGCAGGCGGCATATGATGAAAGACCAGCAAAGAAGACGGGCACCCTGCAGGGCTATGCCCACCGCCCTCCCGATCCCGAATTTCCCACACATGATGAAATTGGAGCATACACATTACAGGATATTTTAGACGATGATGAGATTGCAATTGCAAAAGTTCAGGCAACACAAGATTATATTGATTCGCTGGCAAGCATTGAATCTACCGGTAAAAAGAGGTAATTTTGTCTAAGCCGACCAACGTTAGTGTACACATGGGGGGAAAAATACGTACCTTTGAACAATTGTTACGAAAATTTACTCGTAAGTGCAAAGAGGAAGGTATTGTCAAAGAAGTTAAAGACAGATCATTTCATGAATCAAAGGGTACAAAGCGAAGAAGAAAAAAGCATGCTGCCAAAATGAGACATAAGACCAATGTGGCGCACAAAATTAAGGGAAAGAAATGAGTACAGCCGTATATTTAAGAGGTAGCATGTTTGGAGTTAATAATGACAACATTATTTGATGAAGCCATCGCAGACGCAAGGCAATTAAGAAAAGTTGCTGAGCAAAATGCGAAAAATAAAATTTTGGAATCTATAACACCTCGAATTCGAATGTTGATTGAACAAGAGCTTATAGACGATATTGAAGATACTGAGAATGACGACATAGGGATGGATTCCGTAATGGATTCACTTGAAGATTCAGATATTGATAGTCCTACTATTGATATTGACGTACAAGGTGACGCAACCATCGCTCTTTCGTCCGGTGATATAACCCAGGCTGAGGATGAATATGAGACTGATGATGAGTCTTCTTATATTGGTACAGAAGATGATGATCTAATGTATTCAACGGATCAGGAAGATGACTTGATGAGTCTCAATACGGAGTCTGCCCGGGCTCTTGCAATGTTTATAAAAAATCCAGCGTTGTTGGGTGAGAGGGCAATTGATAATCGTGTAAACGATTTGGCTATAAGAGTTAAAAGGTTTAATAGGCTTCTTGAGTGGGCAAATATTAATAAAAATGATGTGACCCTACGAGAGTCTGCCCGTAAACATTACACACAATTGTTAAAAGAAGCAATCAGTTTACGAGATCACGTAATATTTACAAAAAGAGCGCAAAATAAAAATAATGTTCGCTCGAGATTTAATGAGGTAATAAAGGAGATGAAAAAAATGTCAAGGCGACATGCAGAATCACTATTTGATAGATTGTTCGAGCAGTTAGATGCAGCCGATCAAGCTGATCAAGAGGAAACTCTTGATGAGTTAGATGTTGTACTTTCTGATGAGGATTTAGAAACACTCGGTGTCGAAGATACTGAGGAGGTTAGCGTTGACGACCTTGATGTTGTTGTCAGCATGGCTGGTGCAGAGGACGTTGAAGAGGAAGAGATTGACGTTGAAGATGAGCAGATGGATCTGGGTGAACTTGATCTTATGCTTACTGACGATGATCTTGATGTCTTAGGCGTCGAAGATACTGATGAGGTTAACGTTGATGACCTTGATGTGTCTATTGAGCTAGCTGCTGATGAAGATGAAGAGGTTGTAGATGTTGAAGAGGAGACTGAGGAAGAGGTTTATGAGTTAGATGAAGCTTCTTTACGTCGTGCTCTTCGTCATATGAGACGCCTTCGTGAGCAAGAAGAGGCAAAGGATGCTGATCCAAGCCTGGATCACGGTGGAGAAGATTTAGGTGATGTCCTTGTTGATGTCAGCGAAGAAGATCTTTTAAACGCTTTGGCTGATGAGCTCGGTCCCGTATCGGAAACCGAGGTAACAGTCGAATCACGCCGTCGCCGCAACCTCCGCCGTCGACGTGCACAGCGAATTGCTGAATCTCGTGCAAGAACAAGAAAAGGACGTGGTCGAAAGGCCGTACGTAAAACAGGAAACCAGTTAAAGGAATATAAGAGAGCAGTCGTTGCACTCAAAAATCAGTTAACTGAAATGAATCTCTTTAATGCTAAGCTTCTTTATGTCAATAAGCTTATGCAAAATAGAAATTTATCATCCAAGCAGCAAAGAGCTATTGTCGAGGCTTTAGATAATGCCAAGACGCTCCGCGAGGCAAAACTGCTCTATAAGAGCTTAACAACATCCCTAAAGAAGAGAGGTACTCTTCGTGAGGGACGCAAGCTACTCGGTTCATCTTCCAGATCAACCCGCTCCGCCGCTTCGGCAAAGAAATCGGGTGAGACAGATCGCTGGGCAGTCCTTGCAGGAATTGACAACAAAAAGTAAAATTATTTTTTATAGGAGAATAAAATGTCAAAATCTTTTTCACTTGAATCGCTGACTGAAGGTATTCGTTCCCGTCACTTGGGTACGCAAAACCGTCGGCTTGTGGAGAAGTGGTCTCGTACGGGACTCCTGAGAGGCATGGACGGCACTCATCGTGAGAACATGTCACGTCTATTGGAGAACCAAGCAGGACAACTTCTTCGTGAAGCAAATTCAGTAGGTACTGGTGGGGGCTTAGGTGCTCGCTCCGGTGACTTGCAGGGCTTCACAAATATTGCTTTCCCGATCGTTCGTCGGGTCTTTGGCGGTCTCGTTGCTAACGAGCTCGTTTCCATCCAGCCGATGAGCTTGCCTTCTGGCCTGCTTTTCTACTTGGATTACACATATGGTTCCCGTGAGTCATATACTTCTGATACAACCATTAGTGATAAGGTTGAGGTATATGCATCCGGTTCTTCCATTTATAATAACCCCGCAGGTAAGGGAATTCGTTCTGGTTCATTGGGTGCCGGTGGTCTTTATGATCTTGTAGGTCAGGGCTTCACAAAGGTACACAGTGGCTCCGCACTAAATGGTGTGGTCGGTGCTGAGACTGCACCGGTGAAGATCCTTGCTTCTGGTTCCGTTGGTAATGTTGGCGGTACCACAATTCAGGATGGTGGCCTTCTTGTTGCTACCGGTACTGATGGCAAGCTTATTCAGTTTGACCCGCAGGTTACAACACTTATTGAAGGTGACCCAAATCAATCTAACGATGGTCGATTCCAGGCTGTATTCTTTGCGTTGGGTAGTTCGGCATTCGCTCAATACGATCTTACACAGGTTCAGGAGTGGGCTCTTAATACAGGCCCAGTCGTTCCAGGTGTAACATCACAGAACTCACCAAGTTCTGCAGGTGTTGGTGTGGTACCACAGACAATGCAGGGTGGTCAGAATATCGTCAATATCCGTCGTTTGAACCAGCTTGGTACATTCACGGCCGGCGTCTTTACTGCTGATCCTATGGTTACAAAGGCCACTGCAAATGCTTGTTTCATGGCAGTTGTTACTGGTACTGTACAGGATAGCTCGTTCGTAACCAGCCTTCAGCAGCTCAACATAAGTGCTCCAATTGCTTCTACACTCGATGTGGATGCTGATGGTTCAACTCTTACGATTCCTTCGTTTGAGTCTAATTTTGGTGCTACTCCTTCTCCGGTTATTCCTGAGATTGATATCAAGATTGAGTCTGTTGCTGTTACCGCCGTTACACGTAAGTTGCGTGCACGATGGTCACCAGAACTTGCTCAGGACTTGAATGCATACCATAGTTTAGATGCTGAGGTTGAGCTTACTCAAATCCTTTCAGAGCAGATTGCTCTAGAGATTGACCGTGAGGTTCTTAATGATCTTCTGGTACAAGCTAAGACACGTCGCTACTGGTCACGTGCCCCTGGTAAGTTTGTCAATCGTGAGACAGGTACTGAGGTCAGCAAGTCTGATACATTGGCTCCTGGACCGGCCTTCACCGGTACAGTCCGCGAGTGGTATGAGACCCTTACTGAGACAATCATTGATGTCGCTAATGAGATTCACCGCTTAACATTGCGTGGCTCGGCAAACTTTGTCGTGGTTTCACCCGATATTGCAACGATTCTTGAGGCTTCGGTTCTTTACCGTCCGTCCTACACCCTTGATGGTGAAGGCCAGGTAAGTGCTCCGATGTCACTCGGCGCTGAGAAGATTGGTACACTTAGCAATCGCTTTACGGTCTACAAGGATCCTTACTTCCCACGGAATAAGGTTCTTGTTGGATACAAGGGTGGTAGCTATCTGGAGACAGGCTATGTCTACGCTCCGTATGTGCCTCTCATCGTAACGCCGACTATCTTCCAGCCAGATGACTTCACCCCGCGTAAGGGTGTCATGACTCGCTACGGTAAGAAGATGGTTCGTTCCGACTTCTACGGTACTGTTACAGTGCTCGACTTGAACATTATCTAATATAGATTAGGTTAGTTCGAAAGGGGATACCCATATGGGTATCCCCTTTTTTTTTGTTAAATTTGAGTATACTTTATCCGTTTTTTGTGGTTGAAGCATGCTTAGTCTTATATTTATTTTTGTCTTTCAACATCTTTCAACACAGGAGCCCTAGGGTGAAAAATAAGAAAAACTTTAATAGGCTTCATGAGCTGGTAAATGAGTTGAGTGATAGAGATCAGCAGCTCAAAAAAGACATGAAGCTATTCGAAGAATTCTTTGATACATTTCCCGTTCCGGTAACTATGTGGTCAATAACGAAAGAGCATGTTGTTGTATCACAACGCGGAAATGGATTCATCAGTCCAGGTGCCAAAAATCTTTGTGATTTATTTGATTGTCCGAATGTAAAAAATGAGTCATTAGAAAATCACGAAAAAGCACTAGCGGGCGATGTTGTAAGTTATTTTGTAAAAACAGATCATAGCGTACACTATGTAAAGCTAGTACCCAGGACAAATGAAGCCAAACAAATCATAGGTGTTTCAGGGATCGCTTGGGATGTAACTGTGAATGCAATAATGTTATCATGCCTTGAAGACATTCATAGTATGACTTTGAAAAGAAGAGGCGACTATAAGAATATAAATTCTATCTCTAAAAGAGCCCTCAGCGTAAGTCGGTTAAAACAATTACTTGAGATCCCGGAGTAATAAAATGGTACCACACACTAATCAAAACGGCTGGAATGAATATTCACGTCTAGTCTTAAAAGAACTAGAGACGCTATCAGACGGCATTGACGGATTAAAGACAGAACTTCAGAATGTCAAACAAGAAATTGCGAAAATGCAAGTCAGGGAAGACAAGGTGGATGAACTTAAGGTGTGGAAAGAAAAAATCGATGATGTTTGTTCACCCACACAACTAAAAGAATTGTTAAGTGAAGTAGCAAGCCTTAAGACATTCAAGACAAAAGCAATAACGATGTTTGCAGGTATCCAGGTTGCTATGGGTATATTTGTATGGGCGCTTAAGGCTTTTGGATAGGCAACACAGGTCACACCTAGAGTCGATAATAGATAATGATAATATCACCACATCGACGTCCCATTCGCCTTCAGCATTGGTACCATAGACTTTAATTAATAGAATTTAAAAAAAATGTTTAAGCCATAGTTTTTTCATACATATTCTGATATATATGATCAGGCGCAAATCAAAAACAACCCATTTTGTCGATAGCTTAAAATCGCATAAAATATTTTCAAGGAGAGATCATGCCTAAGGTTACTATTACGAATGACAAAGGCCTCGTTCAGTCCCGAGGACGTGGTTTTGAGTTAGAACACAGTCCAAAGTTAAGGACGTCACAAATCAATGGTGGGACGACAGGATCATGCACTGCGTTTACGATACTATCAGGCACAGGTGATGGTGGTCAGAACACAGGCACGGGTGCCATGGCAAGACTACCAGCGGTAGCATCAGCTACCGGTCAGGAGTTTTATTTTAGAGCAGGTGGTTCCCGCAAGTCGGGGGGTGGTGTTGCCCAAAAAGGAAAGTCAGGGTGCAATGTCATTTCTGGATCAACCAGCGATGCGATCCTTGACTTATTTTATTGGGCATCCGGCTCACAATCCGCCCCGGGGGGTGTCCTTGCTGGCCAGCGTATTCAGTTAGGAAACAGTGAAGGCGACTGCCTTAAGGTTGTAAGCGATGGTCGTAGGTATTTTTGCTATAGCCTGACTGGATCACATCGAATTGCAACTGGTGGTCCGGGCCCGCAATAGAATTTAATAATATTTTTTAAAGTTTAAGGAAGGGGCCCCTCATGGGGCCCCTTCTGTTTTTTATACAACAAATATATTTCGTTCAAGTAATCAACAGATCACTTGCCTATTTATAACACTGAGCTTTGTTTGAATTCTAGTTAGGGAGAATATTCGTGCCGACTTTTGCGAACACACTAAACCCGACGCCTTTTGGTTTTTTTAACGCAGACGCAGCTTTCCAGACAGAGGCCGATTCTATGGTCGTCTATGTAAAGAGAAAGCTGGGCGATGATATTTTATCGGTTGAATTAACGAAAAAACAGATCTGGGCATGCTTTGAAGAGTCCCTAATGGAATATGGGGCAGTTATCAATAGGTACCAGGCGGAATCCAATTTGATGAATCTGATGGGGTTTCCTACGGGTAGTTCCGTATCAGGTTCCTTTAATATTGGTCCACACGGATATGAAAGTATGCTCCCTAGGGAAACAATGGAGTTCCTTAACAGGCAGGCAGAGCCATATGCTAGTGAGGCTTCCATAGGAGGATCTTATGATACTATCTCTGGCTCTATTTCACTAAAGAAAAATATCCAAGACTATGATATCTATGAAGACTTGGTGGATGGTGATGGAAACAATATATTCAATTCACAACCCTCCAACAGGAGAAGCCGACTTAAGATAATGGAGGTCTTCCATTTTAGTCCCCAGGCCGCATATAGGTTTTTTGATACAACATCGGCAATTAATTACCTGAACAACGAATTTAGCTTTGAGTCATTTACACCAGAGACAGTATTTTATGTTCTGCCGGTATTTGAAGATGTCTTAAGGGCGGGCCAGTTGGATCTATCTAATCGTGTGAGGCGTTCGAACTATTCATTTCGCACTTTTGGTACCCAAATAAGGTTATACCCTAAACCAACACATGATGATCCTAGAAAGCTATGGATAAGGGTTGGATTTACTAACGATCCCTTTCGGCCGGCGTTTAAAGATTCAAGCATATATGGGGTAAGTAATTTATCAAATATTCCATATGGCAATCTTGCATTTGACAAGATAAACAGCATAGGACGACAGTGGATCCGTCAATATACACTAGCATGTTGTAAGGAGCTTTTAGGTCTTGTAAGATCAAAGTTTTCTACAATCCCCATACCCAATGCTGATCTAACCCTAAATGGTGATGATTTAGTATCCGGTGGTCGGGAAGAAAAAGAAGCGTTAAAGACAAGCCTGAGAGAAACTTTAGAAGGAATGACGTATGGAAACCTCATTTCAAAGCAGGCGGATCAGTCTGAGGCTATGACGAGAATATTAAGAAATATTCCAGTTCCAAATGGTAAAGCAATTATTATGGGATAAGGGGTAGGTAGTGGCAAGACTGTTTATAACACCACGCGAAATTGACTTTATCGCGGACACAAATAAAGAACTGATAAAGGATGTAATCGGTCAAAAGATCTATTTCTATAAGGCCAGAGAAGACCTGTCTGCTATTCATGATATCTATGAAGAATCTATAGACAAGGTTTTTGATCCACCAACAGAAATTGATTCAAGCGTTGAATGGGAAGAGTCCGATGTACGAACTAATGAGTTTGGTATGGAGTATTATTACTCTATAACTGCTTACATTCAGTATCGTGACATGATAGATAAAGAATTATTAATAGAGGCGGGTGATTATTTTAGTTATGGAACAACTTTTTTTGAGATTACGTCTGTCCTAGAACAGAGCCAGATATATGGGCAAATTGAGCATACAACTGGAATAAAAATAATAGGCAAACAGGCCAGGATTGGACAGATTGATAAGAATCCTATAGGGCCATTAGGCGAAGAGTATTCTGAGAAGGACGCAGTGCAAGAGACGTTTATCCAGCAACGTGGATTTGCCGAAAATGCAGAAGGCCCAACAGGTGATGTTCGATCATTACAAAAGAAAGACGTATTAACTAAACCAATAAGCGGTCCTGCAGAAGTTTCAGAGAAAGGCGGAACCGGAAGCGAGAATGAGATAGGCACGATCGATTCTGCATTCTACTCGGACTCCTAGGAGATAAGAAATGTCAACCAGGTATACAAAAACAATATCAGACGACGTATCTGTTCCCACCGGCCTAGAGGGAACTAATGTTCCTGATGACTTTAGTTTACCCTCATGTACCATTGAAGATATCGATAGGGCATTTTTTAATCTTTTTAATGAGGAGATTCCATTCTTTTATAAGCTTCAAAAAGATACCCGGAGGATCCCGGTTATTTTTGCTACTGGTGAGAGATTTGCTATACTCCGTAGAAAGCGCCCGCTCCGTGACAATAGTGGCGCGCTTATTCTTCCCTTAATATCAATGATGAGAACGACAGTTACCCAAGATTCTACGAAGGGCTCAATGCCAGGACAGAATGCACCTATGGTAATTAAGAAGCGTTTGAGCAAAGATGATGTGAACTATCAACGCATATTAAACAAGGATGGTCTAAAAAATCAGGATAATGTTGCAAGTCCCACACATGTTCTTCGTGATCCCGGAATGTATACAGCGGCATCAGGTTCGATACAGTCCTATAGCACAAAGCCTGGGACCGTGGGCACCCGCCGCCGCCAACCGGTAGTTGGTTTAAGGGCCCGCCAGGGCCAGCTTCTACGCAATAATATTGGGCGAAATATTTATGAAATTATCACTATTCCGCCTACGAAGTTTTTTACTGTTACTTATGAAGTGACTTTCTGGGCCCAGTATACACAACAGATGAATGAAATGATGATGGCATTAATGAGTTCATACCAGGATAATAATCAGCGTACATTTCGCATAGAGAGTGATAAAGGATATTGGTTTGTCGCCTATGTGAATGCCGATATAACATCTGCTACAAATTTTGATGACTTTGCCGACAACGAGAGGCTTGTTAGGTATAGTTTCAATGCAGAAGTTCCAGGGTATATTATCAATCCTGATTTTACCGGTGCCCCGGTACCATTCAGGTCGTTTACTACTTCTCCAGACGTTGTATTTGAAATTATAGAAAATAAAAATGACTTGCAGCAGACGGTAGTAAATGGCCCACCAAGTGGTGATCCATCAAAATATATTTTAGATGATTTAGACGAGTGGGATAGTGACTATCCTGCAGATGCAATAGGTGGTGGTCACGCCATAGCATCATCTTTCGATGCAAACTTGAAAAAGGGCGTCGCCGTGAATAATCATAAGACAGTGAATGTGGGAGGTGCAGTTGCCGGCAAAAGTTTAGTATCCTCTCCTAAAATTTTGACTGATCCGTTTACCGGTAAAAAGTACAAGGATCCGTTGAAGGCACGAGCATCTACACGCAAGGGAGAAACAATTTTTAAGGATCCCAATACTGGGAAAATTAACACTGATTTTGAGTTTTTAGAAAATTTAGATATGTAAACACAATATTCGGCGATAAGGGTCGGTATTTTAAGTTATGGACGTTATACTTATTTCAGTAAAGAGTTAAGTCCAAGGAGACTAGTGAATGGCTGAGCAAACATTTAAATCCCCGGGTTTTTATCCCCGCGAAGTTGATATAGGGCTTCCGACAACATCACCGCAAGGCACACCCGCAGGTGTGATTGGTGTTGCCCAGCGGGGCCCCGCATTTATTCCAGTCACCGTGGCCAGTCTTGATGATTTTATTAAGACTTTCGGTGATTTAAACCAACACATGGCGGGGCCTTATGCCCTGGCAGAGTACTTGAAGACGCAACAAGCGTGCACCTACATGAGAGTTTTAGGCGCTGGTTCCAATAATTCGGCTGCAGATTTTCTTACTACAGCTCGACAGGGAACCGTTAGGAACGCTGGGTTCAGGTTATCCGGTTCTGAGATTTCTGGCAAGGCCAGCTCCGTTCCAGGTGCTCCGGCATTTAACTCCTCCGTCCCAGGAGGCGCAGTAGGTGCCGTTACATTTATCAACGCGCTTCATGAGATATCAGGTTCACAAGAGGGCATTGGGTTTCCAATGTTTACTCAGAATGATAGTTTTCCAGTTAGCGTTTTAGCAAACTTGCAGGAAGCTGCTCACTCTCAAAAATCCGCTAGCGGTCTGGTTCTAACGAGAGCTATGATTTTGGTAGCTACGGGAACCAGGCTACAGCTTCTAGATGGTGATAACGGCGCCTTTGCCGGAACGTCTAGATATCCCCAGCCAAATGTTGGTGGCCCCACCAGCGGAAGAAACTGGACCGACGCGGCCTATGGCGATCAGGCAACACCCTTTGGTGATTTCACCACGGCCGGTTCAAGCTTTATCAATAGAGAAGGGACAAGAAAGGGTTTCAAACTAGTTATTTCTAGTTCTACACAGAATTTTGGAACAGCGCCTTCAGGCCTTACCGGCTTAAGAGTTCTAACTGCGTCCCTTGATCCTTCAAACATCAACTACCTTTCAAATGTTCTTAATACTGATCCTCTCAAGTTTCAGGAGGAATCTCACCTTCTTTATGCACACTGGCCAGTAGATCATAATATTTGTAGGCTAAGCCCTATTACCGGTTCGGTTGCACTTTGTTCGGGGAGTAAGGCCCATAGTAATACTAGTGGTGAAATATCTCCTTCAGAGTTTCTGCAGGCATATGGAAGGTTTGATGCTAGGTATACGTCACCACGCACAACAATGTTTATTTCGCAACCTTACGCTGGAACAGAGTGGGACCTATTTTACCTCGAGGCTTTAGATGACGGAGCTCATGCAAATGATAAGTTTAAGGCATCAATTAGTAATCTAAGGAAATCTGCTGATCCTTCATATCCTTATCCTTCATTTGATGTGGAGATTCGTAAATTTACGGATACGGATAAGAAAAGAGTGATCTTAGAATCCTTTACGGAGTGTAATTTAGACCCGCGAAGTTCAAATTATGTCGGAAAAAGAATAGGTGACATCAAGTACAAGGTTAATTTTGACTCCGAGTATGAGGATGAGAAAAACATTATTGTCACAGGACAGTGGCCAGTCAAGTCCGCGTATGTAAGGGTTCAGTTAAGTAAGCAACTTAAGAATGGTGACGTTCCAGAGTCTGCTGGTGTATTTGGTTTCCGGGGAGTACCAACTTTAAAAACCACAAACTCGTTGACAGACCTTTCAGGTTCTGTGTTGAGTTATAATGGTGTTGCCCTTGGCCAAACAAATCTAGACGGAGCCGAGACCGCGAACAAACTACCACGACTCTGGTCTAGTGGCGCCATGGGCGCTAGCGCCGATCCAGATGATGGGGCTTCAACAACTAGGTCAATCGCACGCAGGTTACGATTTGGAATTGTACCTCCACTACCATTTAGGTTTAAGTGCACAAAGGGCGCGCTTCAAGACAATCCTACATGGGTTGGCCAGGCTGGTGCTGATGAGCGTGCCAATAAAAACCTTTATTGGGGGGTTCAAAATACTTTACTAGTTGCATCTTCTTCGCAGGTTGAAACCGGGCTGAATAATACAGTCTTACAACCCAACGCGGGGGCAACGCTTAATCGAATTGTGGATGCCTATACGAAGTTTGTGGGTATCAAAAAAATGGATACCTTGGTTACGGGTACGGGCGCAGACGTCTTCAATAATAACAAGTTTTCATTGTCACGCGTCGCTCTAAGGACCCAACTGGATACTGCTGGGCATATATCATTCTTAACAGGCGCACTCAAAACTGAGATGAAAGAAGCCGCGTACATTCGAAATGGGGTGGTAAGTACAACGGACGGGACTATCCTTGATCCTAATGCAACCGGCCTTAGTAGAATAACGTTCGCTACGCTGTTTGCAACATCTTCTGCGGTGTGGAATAGATTTAGTTCATATGCAAAGTTCACGAATATTTTCTATGGTGGTTTCGACGGCCTGAATATTCTGGATAAAGATCAATTTTTCATGAATGATCGTGCTTCCTCCGCGGACCTTTCCGGAGGTAAAGCTGCTACTGACTATAGCGATACTGGACTGGGAACGCAGACAAATGGAACAACAAATCCTGCGGGTACCGGAAATAAAAACCAGAATATAACGGCATATAACTTTGCATCTCGTATAATGACAAATAAGTACCAGTCGATGATTAATATCCTGGCGGTACCGGGTATACGAAGTGATCTTGTTACTGATACTGTAAGTGACCTGGTCAGAGAGTATGGGCTAGCCATCTATATAATGGATATTCCCGGGTATGATGAAAATGGTCGTAGGCTATATGCAGACTCAGTCGAAAGACCTCAGGTAAAACAAACTACCCTAGAGCTGGAAATGAAAAATATAGACAACAATTATGTTGCTACATATTTCCCGGATGTCTTTGCAGCTGACCCCCAGACCGGAAGGATAGTTCGCCAGCCGGCATCAACTGCTGTATTGGGCGCGTTAGGATTAAATGACAGAATGCAAAGCCCATGGTTTGCTCCTGCAGGCTTTTCTAGAGGGTCACTAGCAAGTGTATCTAACACCACGCTAAGATTGGCTGCATCGGATCGCGATACACTTTACGAAGGTCGTATCAACCCCATTGCAACCTTACCAACGGCGGGATCAAATAATAATCCAGGGTTTGTTATCTTCGGACAGAAAAACCTACAAGCCACGCCGTCGGCCCTAGACAGGGTTAACGTTCGTAGAATGTTACTTGAGCTTAAGAGACAGATAATTAATGTGGCCAGAAGGTTGTTATTTGAACAAAATACGCCTGCTGTACGTTCAAGATTTGTATCAAATGTCACACCAATACTTGCATCCATTCAGGCCGCACAAGGCATTGAGAGGTTCCGCGTGGTAATGGATGACACTAACAACACAGAGTCGGATCGTTTAAATCACCGCCTCAATGGTAGAATTATTGTGGTACCGACGCGAAGCGTAGAGTTTATTGCCATGGACTTCATTATTGATCAAGCAGGGGTTACCTTCCAGTAATGAATACATATGTAAAAGATAGAAATAGGAGTTTAGAGAATGTCTAACGTAACGTTTGGATCACCGGGTGTAAAAGCCTCCGAAATTGACCTCACAGGTGGCTCTCCCGTAGAGTCGCCCACAGGAGTTCCTGCAGCCGTTGTCGGTCCCTCCCGAACCGGGCCTGCATTCGTGCCTGTCACGGTAGCTAATTTTACACAGTTCGTAGAACGGTTTGGAGATATTGCAACAGGGAAGTCAGATCGAACATTTGGCCCCATGGCCATGAGACAATGGCTAGCAAATCGCTCTGCCGGTACATATCTACGTGTTCTTGGCGCCGGTGATGGCAAACGCCGTGTGACAACAGGTAATAATACAGGAAGGGTTAACAATGCCGGTTTTGTTGTCGGAGGACAATTGGTCCAGGCCGACGGCCAGTTAGGGAACAACCCTCATGCTCTGGCTTCTGCTACAGGCGTAGCGGATGCTTCTACCGGTAGAACATACCTCTTTGGTTGTTTTATGAGCTCAGGCTCCAATGGCCTCACCGGGGCCGAGATGAGAGAATCATCCATATTTTCGGACTCCGGAATTATACCCAGCATCGGCAACACCGGCTGGGGCACAGGCGCCGCTCATGTGACCGGAAGTAAGCCGATCTTGCGTGGTATTCTTATGGCAGCGAGTGGTGTTACTCTTACACTATCAGGTGCAAAGGGCCCGGGCCAGGTAAATATTATTTCCACACCTACAGTTGCTAGCAACAATAATGTTGGTGGTCCTGTTGGTCTTGTTAGGAAAGCGGGCAACACCAACGCCCTGGCGGCACCTGACACGAAGAATGTTAACTTACCTGATGACGGGTTTGTTATGTTCATTAATGGGCACACCGGTAATACACGCTATGTGACAGCATCTTTTGACATGCAGGGTGAATCTTACTTTGCAGCCAAGATGAACCAGGATATTTCTGCTCTAGAGGAGCATGGATATGTTCTTTATTCTCACTGGGATGTCCACCCTCAACTTGCCGTAGTATCAGGTGCATTCTCTAGGGTGGATTGTGTTAATGCATCCCCAGGTGGGTATACCTATCCTGAGCCCACAAATTATATTGGGTTCGGTGACAAGATTGCGTTCCTGCTGACCTCCTCACTATCATACAACAGCGGATCGGCGCTAAGCACAGCGACAATACTGGCACCAACTAATGGTGAGGGTGATGGTATGGTTGTGGGTTCGGCGGGAATTCCAAACTTTGAGGGATTCGAAGATCGTTATAAGCATGCAATATCCCCATGGGTAATCTCACAAAACTTTGGTGCTAACCCACTAAACCTCTTTAGGGTTCATGCGATAGCAGATGGTGCTGGCACTTGGGAGGATCCACAGACAGACTTATTACCTAATCGTATCAAGATGAGTGTCTCCAATATTACTGCACACACAGATCCCAACGTGTATTCAACATTTGATCTAGAAGTAAGACACATAGATGATCTAGATTATGGAAGTAATGCAGTTACAGGCCCAGCGGTCGAAACATTCAAAGCTTGTACGCTTGATCCGGATGATGCCAACTTTGTTGGTAGGATGGTCGGTGATATGAACCGCTTTTACGACTGGGACAAGGAGACAACCGATCAAGTTTTAGTGGTCGAAGGTAAATATCCTAACAAGTCAAAATACATTCGACTTGAGCTTAATCCCATGTTGGAAGAAGGTGCACCCACAGTTGATGTTAAGACGGTACCATGCGGCTTTAGAGGCCATGCGCACCTTGTAACTTCCGGGTCTGATATTGTTCAGAGCGTCACCGCTGTCGCTAGTAAACTTACGGTAGCCAGTGATACCATCGGACAACCTACAATTGCCGCTTGGCAATCAGCTGGAAGCGTTGATGATGCATTTAGAGATCTAGTAGAGCTTCCAATGCCTATGCGTGAGTGTTTGGGGTCAATGATCCCAATCCGCGGAAGCTCCCCTGCAGCCCGCGCGGCATCCAAAGTTCCAGCTGCGACGGCCACATCCTGGCCATACTGGGGCATACAATTTGAGCAAAAGACGTCTGTAAAGCAACCAACAGATAGCAAGTCCGCCAAGTTTAATAAAAGCTTTAAAAGTTGGGTTAAATATTACCCTGACTACCAGACAACCTTTCAAAATGCTTCTGTAGGGAACAACGCGGGTACACCTTCACGGGGAGGGACGGTTTTAGACTGTGATAAGTTCAACAACAATAGTTTTACGCTGGAAAATATTCAGGTAATTACAGCTAGTGTTGGTGATCCTGCACGCGATGCCGGTCCTGATATAAACCAGGCAGTTGCTTGGCTCTACCGTAGAGATAGTCGTTTACGTGAAATGGTATATAGTAATACGAAAGATCCTAAAGATAAAGATGGTGCAACCGGCCAACTACCTCGTACACAGGCAGGTCGTTTCTTAACACCAGACGACTTTACAACCTTAAACATTAATTCATATTTGAACTTCTCTTTCTTCCTTCAGGGAGGCTTTGATGGCCTCAATATCTTTGATAAAGAGAAAGATAAGATGTCCACCACGGCCGTTCGTAGAGAATTTGATAATACAAACCAGGGGGGTATAGAGGGCCCGACGGTGGTAGCATACCGAAAAGCTGTTGATATTCTGGAAGAGTCTGCAAACGTTGACATACAGCTACTTGCAATTCCAGGGATTCGACATCCATCTATCACAAATTATGCCATGGACGCAATGGAAGATCGTTTCGACGCACTTTATTTGATGGATATCGAATTAAAAGATGCAAGTGACCAGTTTGTGACGGGGTCCGAAATGGCGAATGACCAGAGTATAACTAACACCGTACGGCGCTTCAATGATCGTAATTTAGATAGTTCATTTGCTGCCGCATACTATCCGGATGTTATTATACAGGATAGCGATGGTGAGACAATGACAGCACCTGCTACGGTTTGCGCGCTGGGTGCAATAGGATATAATGATAGTATAGGACAGCCATGGTTCGCACCTGCAGGTGTTAATCGTGCAAAGATTCAGAATGCAAAAGAATCGAAGGTTAAGTTCTTCCCTGCAAATATGGACAAGATTTACGCCGCTGACATTAACCCAATTACAGCGATGCCGTCTTATGGATTGGCGGTGATGGGGAATAAGACGCTTTATAAAGCACAATCAGCACTGGATCGTATTAATGTTCGTCGACTGCTTATAGATATCCGCCGTAAGGTGCGAAATGTCGCGAACACAATACTGTTTGAGCCCAACCGCGCTACTACATTGGCGAAATTCTCATCGGCAGTTGATCCGATTCTTTCATATGCACAATCCCACCAGGGGGTTGATAGGTACCGTGTGGTAATTGATTCGTCAACTACAACACAAGCGGACGTGGAAAATAACACAATCCGTGGAAAGATATTCCTTCAACCTACAAAGTCGGTTGAGTTTATTGCGCTAGACTTCGTAGTTACAGGACCCGGGCAGGGGGCTTAGGGAAGAGTTAATATAAAGGTGGCGCCGAATTGGGGATAATTCATCTCTTGCGCCATATTTAAATAAGGAAACAATTTAGGATACACTCTAGGAGATTAAAGAATGGCAGAGACATTATCAGTTATAGATATGCTACCTAATAAATTTGAGCCAAAGCGCAAGTTTAGATGGATATTTGCGATAGAAGGAATTGACTCATTTTTGATAAAGACCGCCGCTCGCCCAACTTTCACCACGACTGAGCAGGAAGTTTCATTCCTGAACTCAACTCGATATTTAGCTGGTAAGACAAAGTTTGAGACGATGACAGTTACATTACATGATGCCATTGCTCCTTCTGGTGCCCAACAGGTGATGGAGTGGGTACGAACTCATTTTGAGTCAGTGTCAGGTCGTGCAGGCTATGCTGATTTTTACAAAAGAGATTGTCAAATCAAGTTGCTGGATCCGGTGGGTACAGTCATAGAACTTTGGGATATGAAGGGATGCTTTATCACAAGCGCTGCTTATGGTGATCTAGATTATGGTGCTGAGGATCCAATGGAAATTTCCTTGACACTACGATTTGATAACTGTGTGCTACAGTACTAATATTCTTTAGGGCTATCTAAAAATTAGACCCCCTTTCTTAAGGGGGTTTTTTTATGCCATCTTTCCTTTTTTATTTTACTTAAAATTTAAATAGCGGATATTTATTTATGGTTCAAGCTTTAATGTTGAGGAGTCTAATAAATGTCTGAAGAGCAAACACGCGAAAATAGAAACCAGGTTTTTTCTGGGGGCCAGCAAGGTATACCCACAAGAAACGTAATGGAACAGGATTTTGGTATTTCTATCCCTGTTGAATCCGTTCCACTTCCTTCAATGGGAATTGTATATGTAGCCGAGAGTCCCCTGTACGGCCAAGAGCTCGTAGATGTGAAGGCCATGACCGCTCGTGAGGAGGATATTCTAACTTCACGCGCGTTGATTAAGAAAGGAACTGTGATAAGCGAGCTTATTCGTTCCTGCATAGTTGATAAATCTGTTAATCCTGATGATCTATTATCCGGTGATAGAAATGCATTAATGATTGCTATTCGTGTGACCGGCTATGGTTCCGAATATTCAGTCGAAGTTGAATGCCCGGCATGCGATGAAAAATCAAAACAAGATTTTCAATTAGCTGATCTTGCAATTAAGAGGCTAGGCATTCAGCCGGTTGCGGAGGGATCAAATGTTTTTGAGTATGTATTACCTCTTACAAAAAAGACGGTGAGGTTTAAGTTTTTAACTGGCCGTGATGAGCAAGAAATGTCCACAATTGCAGAGAGAAGAAAAAAGCAAGGTGCGACAACCGACTCTTCTGTAACACAAAGACTAATGCATCAGCTCCTTTCAGTCGGGGGTATTTCCGACAAGAATAAAATAAACCAGTTTATTCGTCATATGCCTGCAGGTGATTCTTTGGCCCTGCGTCGATATGTTGATAAGAACGAGCCTGGTATAGATATGAAAACCTGGATGTCATGCCCACACTGTAGTGAGGAATCGGAGGTGCGCCTACCTATGGGCGCAAGCTTTTTTTGGCCTGACACCGAGTGATAAAGAAGTCTATTTAGAGCCAATTTTCTTACTGATGTATTGGATGGGCTTTACATATTCTGAGGCATATCATTTACCATTATGGCAAAGGTTTTGGTTCATAGAAAGAATCAATAAGGAACTTAAGTCTGCCCAAGAGGCTGAGGTAAGCCAGACCCGAGCGGCCCAACATAATGATCCTGAGACCCGTGCCATGCAAGGGATGAGCCGAACACACCCACCGGCAAGATTACGAAGGTTTACGTAGGAGCGTTATATTTATTAGTGCAAGGAGGGATTTATAAATGTCATCTCATTTATTAGAGAAAATAATCTTTAAAGAAGCAGCATTAAAAATTTTAGGCAAACCTGGAAATGTTCAATTTCGTGAAGACACGCCCCAGGGGACTGCATTAAACACTGTTGTGAAAGAGTCAAAAAAGCTATATGATATGCTTAATAATGAAACATCTCTCCCTAGCATTATTGAACAATTGAACCAGAAACGAAATGCAGCGCGTGTATTTCGAAAGGTGACAGGACTAGTTTGGCGATTTTAACCCAAAAACTCTGGTGGTAGATACTTAATAATAGGCCCAGAGAGTACACAACATGTCCGACCTTAGTCAACAATTACAACTTCAGCAACAAATCAACCAGGTTTTAGCTGACCGCGAAAAGATTATTAAGTCACAGAAAAGTGCGCTTACTAGTAATTTACGCCAGTGGAAGAAGTTGTGTAAGCTAATGGACCGTTGTGGCGGTGGTGCCGAAGGCTCAGCCCGGGCTGCAGAAGAGCTTAAAGAGAACCTTGAAGAATCGATTGACTCCGCGGAAGAGCTTGCGGATGAGATGGAGCGTGGCGCCGATGCCGCAAATAACGCCGGCGCCGGTGGGTTCTTAAGCAAACTAGGGGGTTTTGCAAAAAGTGGTATAATGGGTATCCTAGGCGGTGCCATGAGCTTTTTTCAAAAGATAGGTGGCATTTTAAGTGGTGCCGTCAGCATGATTGGCAGCTTGATCGGCGGCTTTTTTAAGCTCGGCTTTGCGATACTCAAACTACCTTTTCAGATGTTCGGCAACCTGGTCGAGTGGATCGGGGGATCGGGGGGTGGTGGGCCGAGTCCCCTTAAGTTGGCTCTAGAAGAGATCCGTGAGCAGTTTGGTAGCCTTGCATCTAATGAAGGCGCAGCGCTAAAGGCCGGCCTTAAGGATATTCGAAGCGGGTTCTACAGCAGTGCAAAGATGGGAACCTCAATGGCTAGAATATTTGGTCCTGGCCGAGGTGGTATGGCGGAGGCTCTAAAAGAGCTTAATAAGATGGCCCAGGCCGCTGGTGCTGCATTTTCAAACTTAAAAGATCAATTTGCAAAAAATGCTGAAGCACTTATTCGATTAAGAAAGGGTTTAGGCCTTTCAGATGAGGCATTTGGTGCATTGGCAGCACAGGCGGACGCACGAGGTGAAGACCTTACCAAGAAATTGACAGAGATAGGAAAGCAGGCCGTCCTGCTTGGCCAAGAGTTTAATATTTCATCCAAGCTTATCGGAAAAGACCTGGGTGAAATGGCCGCTGATATGGAACACTTTGGCCACATGGGAACGACCGAGCTAGCTTCAATTGCTGTATATTCTCGTAAGTTGGGTGTTGAGGTCAAGCAGCTGGCTGGTGTTGTCGACAAGTTCCTTGACTTTGAAGATGCGGCTGAGTCAGCTGCAAAGCTTCAGCAAGCATTTGGTGCCAACGTCGATACTATGAAACTTATGCAGGCACAAAATCCCGCTGAGCAAATTGAGCACTTACGCCAAGCCATGTTCAGGGCCGGCAAGTCTATTGATGGCATGTCGCTCGCAGAAAGAAAATTATTGTCAGAGACCACCGGCCTGCAAGGCGCAAGTCTAGAGGCTGCCTTTTCAGCAGAGAAGCAGGGGATGTCTTATGATCAGATAAATAAGAGCGCTAAGAAGAATGAGACTGTGCAAATGAAGCAGATCAAAATTCTTAAGGAGTTGTCTAAGAACATCAAGAAGACCTTTAAGGGTGGCGGCGGACAGGTGAAAGGTTTCTGGGATGCCTTTACTAAAGGATTCGGCAAAGGAATTCGAAGAAGTAAAGAGTTTCTTGCGATGAAAAGGAACATCCGAAAAGCCCTTCGGGCGACGTCACGACTTGGAAAAGATGTCGGCAAGATGTTCGTTAAAATGTTCCCCGGCGTTAAGAAATTCTTCGGTGGCCTGGCAGAGATCTTCAAGCCAGGGAACTTCAAAAAACTGACCAAGAAGTTCAGAGATATATTTGAGATTTTTTTCAAAGACATCAAGAACTCCGGCAAAACCGGCCGAGAGGCCATAGGTGATCTTATGAAGAATCTCTGGAAAGCGGTCACCGAATGGTTCGACATGGGTTCCAAAGGCGGGAAGATGGTCAAGGAGGGTACCTTTGAGTTTGGGGCTGCAATCTGGAAAATATTCAGTGGCGCTTTTGACTGGGCCATTGATATGCTCATGATGGGTGCGACATCCATAATGAATAAGATTGCCAGTGCAATTGATCCTGATAAGTCAGCATTCGGAACACCGGAGTATAAGAAGAGTTGGAGTGATAAATTCATAGATGCCGTTGGAACTGCATGGGACAATCTTGTTAAGTATTTCAAGAGAAAGTTCAGCGGTGACAATGAGCTTTTTGTAGAGATGAAAGCAGCCTGGAACAACTTATGGGACGCAGCGAATAAAGACGGTGGTGTTGTCGAATCCATGAAGGAGTGGTGGGAGAAGACCGGTAAACCCCTTGCAAAAGCGCTCGGTGAAGAGTTGATGGAAGCATTAATTGAGGGGATGATCTGGTATATTGCCGGTGGATATCTTCTTAATAAAGCGGGCGCATGGCTTGTAAGCAAGCTTTTTAGTTCTGCCAATCCAGCCGGCCCAGCCACAAAGGGTTGGGTTATGCGCCTAGCTGGAGGAATCAAGGGCTGGATAGGCAAAGGCATAAGCAAGTTTGCCTCAATTGGAAACTCAATGGCCGATGGCATGTTTTCGAAGCTAGCCAGGTGGCGGCCCAAGGGCCGGGTTGGCAGCGCACTAAAGGGCTTCATGGGTAATGCCGGAAAATTTGTTAAGAAAGTTGGTGGTGGTAGCTTTATGAAGGGCGCCGGTGTTCTCGGCGTTGGTGCTGCAGTTGTGGGCGGAATATTCTCTGGTATTTCAACTGCCGTTAATACCCCGGGAAATGCGTTCGCAAAAGCAGAGGCAGGCTTCCAGGAGGCTGGTGCATCCATCCTATCTAGTTTGTCATTCGGCCTTGTCGATAAGGAGACCATAAAGAAATATGGGGGTATGCTTTCCGATGGCCTAGAGGGTCTTCTGACCGACACGTTTGGTAAGTCGACGGAGACAATGATTGAGGAGTCGAACAAGCGGCTCCAGGCTTGGACATCCTATCTCAACACCATCGCAAAGAGCTCCCACCAGATTGTGGAAGAAGGCCAGGCCACTGTTATTACAACAAATGAACTGATTCAAAAGGCAATTTGCTCTGGAGACGAAGCAACAATCAAAGCCGCAGAAAATCTAAAGAAAAACATTGGGGGATCACTTAAGGAATACCAGAGCGTCGTAGCGAAGGTGACGGAAGCACACAAGAAAGCAACGGCCGACGGCGCCTCGGCCGCCCAAAAAGAGCTAGCAGAATCCCAGCTTAAGTGCCTTAAGGGTCGGATGCACCAACTCTCTCAAAATATCAAGAAAGGATACGATGAGCTCGGCGAAAAAGAGAAGTTGCTGATACAAAAGCAGGGTGATACCGTGCGGACAGGCGTGGCTGCTGACTTTTTACACACGGGTAAGGTAACCCAGGAAAACATTGAGCGCCAGGCACGTGTTCGAACCGACAAAGTCTTCGAAATGTTCGGCAATTTTGAAAGAGCCGTGAAGATAAAAAACCTGAAGTTGAAGTACCTGGACAAGGAAGAAGTAGACGCTATGAAGTCCAAGCTCGACCGCAAGTATAAGGAGCTTAAGAGCCTCAGGGACAAAGAGCATAGGCTCATGAATGGCACTGTCACCAAACAAACGCACGATCGTGTAGCAGTCCTTCGCGCGAACGCCAGCAAACTCAGAGGTCAGGTCACAAAGCTGGAGGGTGAGACATTGAAGCAGCTTGAGAAGGTCCAGGATAAATATGATAAAGAGGGTGCCGCAAGAACAAAGATGGAAGGCACAAAGCTGGTGAAAGAGGGTAAGAAAATTCTCAAGCAAATCTCCGAAACTGAGAGGATAGCCAAGGAGAAGGCTGCAGCAAAGGCAGTTGACTGGGACAAGGTCTCAAAGGCAGAGATGATAAACAATGCTAAGACTACCCTGAAGAAAGCTAAGAAGAATCTTCCGGCTGTCCTAAAGATGATAAAATATCTCAGCAAAAAGACCGTGACTGTGTCAGCAGAGCTGGAAAAGCTCGCACCCAAGCTTTACCTGATCTCTAAAACTGCTGAGACCAGTGTCGCAGCTCAAGTTGAGAAGGTCGTAAAGATAGTTTCAGGTATTGATTCGGGCTTGGAGAAGGCAACGGACATCGCGTTAGATGTGAAGCTGAGGCGTTTTACTGCCGCTGCTGCGATTGGCTCGAAGCGTGTAAAGATTCAGAGGGGTGACTATTCACTCAAGGTGGTTGTTAACGTTAACCTGGATAGAAAGGGAGTCATTAAGAATCTTATGGGTGGAGTCGCAGCGACCCAGGCAAATCCGAAACTTAAGGAGTTTGGGGACGGCTCAGTCGGTTACAAGCCCTTGGTCCTTGTGGGAAGTTAAACGACACATTATAATAACGTATATATTATTAAGGATTTTTTTGGATATGGATAAAGATAACGAAAATTATAAGAGCATTGAGAAAGATGAACCTGAGTATGTTAAGGATCTCAGCCCCCTTTATATAAAGGCTCGGCGCGCCGGCGCGATTGATATGGTACTATCGATGACGCATGCATCTGGGACATTAGAGGGTGCTGAGAAATTTGTGTCAACGCTTATGGAGCAATATGAACCTATAGTTAATTCAATGGATGGCCTTTCCAAAGATTCAAATTTTTTAAAAAACCTTCGCCAAGCTTTTGAGGCCGGACCTCAAAAATACACGGCTGAATCGGTAAAGAATACCACGGAGCCATAAGATGTCAGATGATAGTGGGGACAAAGCAAAAAAGGATGATAAGGGACTACTAACGGATTACGTGGAGGATGTCAAGCGTACCCTGATTGCACCCCAGCCCTCAAGTCCCCCTTCCTCTCTCCATAAAGGTACTGGATACCAGGAGGGTGATGACGTACAACCACAAGTTCTGAAGAGCCTCCGTGGATTTTTAAAGGCAACGCTTGATAATTCGAGTAATGCATTTATTACAAAAGATGGATTTATTGAGTCATCCAGCCCCTCCGAGGGCTCTGCCGATCCACCCTTCCAGCAATTCACTGATGTTATATCGGACTATGAAGAGTTGGACTATGGAGGCCCTCAGCAGGCAAAAGAACGGTTTTTTAAATCCACAAGCGACTGGTGGGGTGCATATGGTACGGCTGGTGGCCACGGTTCCACAAAGGCCATAGGCCCAGACGGCACAATTTCAAAGGACACTATTATTGACTTTGATGATCCTACAACTATTCACCAGTTATTAGCTAGCGTCATTGCCGGTCGTAACCCGGATCAACGCACCGATGGTTCTGCGGGAAAGCCCTCCCCAAATTCTGTACCTCCATGGGAGAACCCGAAGCTTAATAAATTGAGAGAAGAGGACCCCGGCCTAAATGCTGCCTTGAATATGCAGCAAAAGATATCATCAATTCTAAAATATAACAGGTTTTCTCCAGGTGGAGATTCTCCGTTTATCCATAGTAAGATACCCACAACAACGCTAGCCGGCGGCCAGGAAGCGATGGTTCTTGACGCCAACAAAGCCGGCACTTCATTCGAGACTCAGTTTGTCGGAGGCGAACCCGTTGAAACAACAGGAGGCTCTCCCTTCTCCCAGCAGACAGAGCTGGGGAGATATAGCCCTGATGCAGTTACAGTTAAATGGGACGAATTAAGGGCAATAGGCATTCAATTGATGGTTTCTGCAACCGGACAACTAGATCCGGACAACTTTGACATTAATGATGCCAGTATAGATAAATTCTTGGCTGATCCATTTCCAATATTCGGGGGCTTTGGTGAAACTCAAAACATCCAGATGGGACGAGGGACAATAGGCGTCGGTGACTTGTATGCAGCATACATTGCAAACTTATTGGGGATTCCTGCAAAGACAATAATTCCTGATACCGAAATGCAGGTTGCGGTTAATCGTGCACTTCCGGGGATTTTTTATTTTCGAGAGCGTGTTGATAGTGATCGCAGTTATGGTGTGGTAAATCATCCCGGGGAACCTTATGGGAATACCCGCATGATTTCTGCTGGAATGTTTTTGATAGCATTGACACTACTGGTTTTTTTCCTTGTTCTTACTTTTATTTTGGGTGCGATATTCAGCAAAATTCTCGGAGCAAGTGGCCAAGACACGCTGGCCAGACAGCCATTGGGCTCTTCACGTCGCAACACACGCTCCGGTGATGCGGCATTTGCACTTGAGTATCTAGGTATACCCTACACTAGGAACAATATAATGTCATGCATTTCGCGAGGTACCGCATTATTTTTTGGTATTCCTCCCATCGAAGAGACATGGGGCTGGCTTGGTGTACCGTCTGCTGATAGTGTAATTCCCCCCACACCTCCATCATTTGAGTCAGTTTTCTCACGCATTATGAATTTCTTGTATGGTCCTGGGTATTATGTCACAGTGATGAGGCGGGTGGCACAGGACACTGAACAGATAACCGAACACATGAAAAAAATGAGTAACGTGTCCATGACGAGCTCGACGGTCGGCGGCCCAACAGGGGCTAGCCCCTTCACTTCTATAATCGAGTTTGCTAATTTAATCCACGTGTTTTTTGATTCTACCACAATACGGTGGTTCATGCGTACAGCACAAGTTGGTGATATATATTTAAACGCCATGACACATTGGGGCCCTTTACGAAAAAATCCTGCCCTTCTACCACCTCAGCCAAAGAACCGCATCATGAAAGCCAGATTAGGGCCTGGTGTAAAGGGTGGAAATCAATTTTTAAGCTCTTTTGCATTTGGCACGTCACCATCGGTGAAGATATTACCTCAATCCATGATATTCGGCCGCGCCCGCGTTTCCAGCAGAGTCAACTACCAGCTGGTAGGTGAAGTACCTGGATGGGTGTGGAGTATGGGTACCAAGTTGATAACCCCACAGGGATCGAATATGATTAGCCCCCTTCAAATAAAAGAGACACAAGATGCTTTGGATGGGGAATATATGCCTTTCTGGTTCCAGGACTTGAGAACTAACGAACTACTTTCTTTTCATGCATTTTTAACAAGTCTTAATGAGAATTTTACACCTGACTGGTCACAAGAAGAGGGTATGGGCCGAGTTGATGATGTAATGATCTATAAAAAGACTGGGAGAACTATCACACTTAGTTTTATGGTCGCGGCAATGCATGACAGCCATGAGCTAGGTCAAATGTGGGCTCATCTAGACAGGTTTATCGCAATGATATACCCTCAATATACTGCCGGTGCACTGTATAAGACAAAAGCTGGCGCGGAATTTCGCGTTCCGTTTTCGCAAATTATGTCAGCAGGTCCAGTAGTACGCATGAGATTGGGTAATCTATTTGGTAGCAATTATTCTAAGTTCGCTGTTGCAAGGTTATTCGGGTCTGACGACCCCGCCTTTGGCCAAACTGCAATGGACGCAAGAAAGAAACAACTAATACGTGAGATGGAGCTATATCTTGTTATGGTTCGTGAGGCGTACATCAATTGGATTCAAAAAAGGACCAGCGCATGTGATCAACTTGTTAATCCTTGGACGGACTCTGACTGGGACTCCGAAAAGCAAAGAAAGGAGCAGAACGGAATAGAGGGGGACGTCACCACTGAAATGATCAAGTCGGCGCCAAGTAGGTATGAATTAATCAATCTACGTGCCGCGGAGATGCCAAACCAGGCCGGCTACAAGATCGACGGCGGCATGGATCCTTATAAGTCTGGCTTTTCACTGTCGTATGTGTGGGTTATTCCTCGTAGTCAAATTAAAAGCGACCTCGTGGGCACAGCCCCGGAAAACCCCTACCCCGGCGACTCTCGGGGCGATTCGTATTCGTGGGGGACTCGAATCGGCGCCGCACCGGTCTTGAAGTTATTGACCTCAATTGGCAAGAAACAACAGGAGTATGAGATACTCAGCAGCCAGTTGTTTGACCTAAAGCACAAGATTGGGGACGTCGCGAAGATGGATGAAAATGCACGCAAGAAAAATATTAAGGACACCCAAGCGAAGCTTGACAAGCTTAACCCCCCAGAGTGGGACTTTACGATCCAAAAAGCAAGAGCTATAGCTGAGGTATTAAACACCAACCACCGATATCAAACCAGCGCTGCCCAGCAGTTTGACGATCAGCTCGCCATGGAGTTCAGTGGACTGGAGACCGCACCTTGGAGAACTTCAATTGAATGGCTGGCCAATCCAGAAAACCAGGTTTCTAATTATAAGATGCTTGGCAAGGGCTGGGTGGTACCCAACTCACTTGCATCCGGGCTCCAGCTGCTGGTTGACAATGTCTTTATTGTCAACGATCCAGTACAAGGTGATGCCAACCAAACGCAGCTGTGGTATCAGTGTGAACTGCAACGGTTTGAATTAGATTCTCAAAATACAACCCCTGCAGCCGAGTTAGCAGCACAACGAGCAGGGATCAACAAATTTAATAAGGAATATAACATATTCTTTGCTCATATGCCAGGCTGCGTTGATATTTCGCCGATGAACTGGTCACAAGCTGTAACGCTCACGACCGGTCCACATCCCAAAAAATCGGTGCGAAACGGCCAGATCGACAAGCTCAAGAAGTCGCAACCGAAGTTCAAAAAATTAGATGATTTTGAAAAAGATCCCAACGCCGCCAACAAGCTAGCTGCAAACTTTTTTAAGAGCGGGTACGAGGGATCTGGAGATGATGCCAAAAAATCAAATCCTGTGGTGCGTTCTTTTGAAACCATCAACAGAATAGGGGGTGGTATAGGTGGCCTGGGGGGAGTTATCACATCATTAAATCTTGAGTATATGGATTCCAATTGGGAGACTGCACCAGAATACAAATTACCCATGTGGTGTAACGTTAACATAGAGTTTAGTGTGATTCATGATATTTCACCGGGATTAGATCATGCAGGTGCACAACGCACATTCATTCATCCAGGTGGGCCAGCATCCTATGACTATTTAGGTGGCGACGCAAAATTTGCGAATATGGCCAGTGTGGATGCGAAGACAGCGAAAACTAACCCATAGCACGGGCGAGTGCATATCTTATACGAGGAAATTGATATATGTCCATTGACAATAGATATAGTGATACAAAGAAAATACTAGGAGGTACAGCATATGGGACCTCACTGGGCGCATGGCGAATATACAGCGCATGTGCAAATGGTACCATTGGGTATAGCACAGTAATGCTGAAAGAGGCACAACGAATTGATGCGCTCGCTGGCCAGTATTACGGTAGCGCGAAGTTATGGTGGATCATCGCTGCTGCTAGCGGTATAGGTTGGGCTCTCCAATGTCCCCCAGGAACACGTCTCGTTATACCAACAAAAATGCAAGACATAGAGGCTTTGGTAGGGTAGGATGAATGGCCAAGATTAATAAAATTGTTGAGGTCCTGGGACCCTACCTGGGAATTGCTGATGTTAATGCGCACAAGGCATTGTACGAGAAGATAAAAATATCTCCTGATCAGGAGGGTGCTCGTTCGCTTGTTGCAGTGAATGATCAAAGCAACGCTGAGGTTTCTAAACTTATTAACTGGTTTCAAACGGTAGGTGTTGAATATGCACCATCGGTCAAGGCTGTTTTAGAATATGTCAAATCACAAGCCGGATCAGTGGTCACTAACGAATCCGGTCAACAGCGTAAATATCTGGATCTGCTTGCCAACACCTTGATAATTACATTTGAGCCTGAAGGAGGTAAGAAAGCAAAAGAAAACCCCTATTCTCCTGCAAAGATAGGAATAACGAATGCATACGGCCACCATTATAACATGGGTGCGTCCAATAAAGGCGTGTCAAACGATCAAGTAGTCTCCATAAAAAAGTTGATGCCTGGTGGCAAGACGACTATTAACTCCAAGCCTGCAGCACCTGACAACAACGCACCCAACTTAGCAGTTATTCAGATAAGAAAGCCTGAGGCAACACCTTCAACATTATCTTCGGGGATCGGGCAGATATTTTTAAACAGCATTCCTACAATTCACATGTCACAGTGTGTCCCATACTTTCAGATGTATATTGTGTCGCCGTTTGAGCCAGGTGCAAGAGAAACCGGTCAGGGAATAGGTCTTATAAAAAGCTTGGGACAAGATCCATCCACAATGGATAAAAGTGAGGATAATATATCATGGGTAATGGCAAGCTCAAGCCCTCAAGACGTAGCCCAAGCATTGCAGGCGGAGAATGGCCAGGCAGCCAATTTCGGCAAAGACAATACCTCCGGATATATGAATGCTGCTGGAATGGAACTGTTTACATATCCTCAAACCCTTATTCCCCTAGGGTACGACGGAAACTATCCTACTTACCATGATCCTGGCGATCTACTTGATCCCTTCAAGCAAAAGTCTCAATCCGGCCAGTCAGATCCTTCGAAAAAGCCTAAGTTATTAAAAAGGCCACCCATCCTTGATCCTCTGCGCCCCCTTGCATCAATTCAAGCATTCGATATTAAAGTCTCACCTACGTATGGAATTGCATATAAAAATGCAAATCTTGAGCTAAAGATTCACGACAAATCTCGTTTGGATGAGCTAGCCCCCCTAATCAAGCCTGCGATGTATGCTTCCGGCCGAATACGCATCCTTGTTGAGTGGGGATGGTCATATCCGGTGGGCCCGTCCACGGATGAGGCAATAAGTAATAATCCCTATGGCCATTTTCTTAATAATTTAAGAACACGTGATCTATTTGCTATTCAAAACTCATCGATGAGCTTTACGGAAGATAGTCAGGTGGATGTTAACATCTCCCTGCGAACTGTTGCTGCGTCTGCAACAGACGCTGTTAAGATAACATTTTCAGAAAACATTGCAGACGCCTATAAGTCAGTGGGATTACTCGTTGAAGCAATTCAGCTTATAAAAAGAAAAACCCAACAAGCCCGCGGAGAAAATGCCAAAGATATAGGAGGATCAAACTTCTTAAATTCCATAGGCTCAGTTAGCGCTGCAATGAACCTTGAGGAAGATACGATAAAAAAAATCCAGAAATATGTCCGTGCCAACGCAACACAAAACGACCCCACAACTAAGAACATCGTGAACAAGCTACAAGACCTCTTTGGTACTGGAAGGGGAAAGAAAAAACTCGGTGCAAGATTCGGCCAGATTCAAGCCCTTAAAAGCAAGAGTGGTGTAATTGCCAACGAGATTCAAGTAAAGGTGGATACAATAAATAAAACCAATGATCCCTGGCTACAACCACTCCATGTCAACGCAAAAGGGAAGGGCCCAATTGCTGATACAATGACACAAACAAATGCAAGACGAACCTGGGTGTCGTTAGCAAAATTATTGAATATATTTGTTGGCTACCCCCTCGCATCATCAGGCATACAGGATGAGATTCAATTTATCTATTATCCAATTAACTCTAAGGCTAGTTGGGCACGAAATTTGGATCTGGCACAATTTCCCATACATATAGGTGACTTTAAGGCACTTTTTAAAAAATACATAATTAAAAATGGTCCAGCCATGTCAGTAAGCTCATTTCTTCAGATGATTCAATCATATTTCGTCTCCAACCAAGCGTGTAGGATATATGGCCTTCATTCTTTATATGATCTAGAGTCTGACGGGTACAAGGTCAAAGATAAATATGAGGATCGAAACGCATATGATGCGCAGGTAAGGAAAGTTCTTACAGAAGCCTATGGTGCCGGCTCCGACGCCACACCTGAAGAACTAACATTCAAACTACCTCGTATGACATTTCAGATTGAGACGGTTCCTATGCAGTTATATGAGAAAACTACTGCTAGCAGCAAGTTCGATTTTGTTTCGCGAGGGGTTCCTGAAAAATATATTATGAGGTTTCACATATCAGACGCCCAACATTCACCTACACAGGCATACCAGCAAATATTAAAGTCAACATATGATAATCATTTTGGCGTCATATCCGCCACCGCTGCAAAGTTAAACTGGGAAAAAACCAAAACCGATCCCGCGAAATCCCAGCAAGCAGTGCAGAACAAAAATCAACACTTGAAAACATGGGTAGCTGCACTAAAGCACTCTTACGATGCAGGTGTTGTAGAGCCCTTAGTAATGACCGCCGATAACAAAAAACAATTCGAGGCTGATCTCAAGCTTGTGATCAACTCAAACCAGAACACCAGCTCCGGCCTGGGCGCGGTCAAAGAGGCCGGAAAGCGGCTACTGAACCAGAAGTATCAACCACGTATTGGTTTTTATGGGATGAAAAAGTATATGTCATATATGATGCCTACGATTCATATCGGGGGGAATGCATCGAATGTACTGCAGGCCGACTTGGATACCATAAAAAATGGCCTTATGGCAAACATCGCAAATAGTAGAGCTTTACGTGGCAGCAGCACAAGCCAGATGTCTACGAATGGTTTACCTGTACAGATTGGCGGCCTTAAGGCATCACTATCTGTCTTAGGGTGTCCATTCTTTTCCTTCGGCCAAGAATACTTTATTGATTTTAAAACAGGGACATCAGCTGACAATGTCTATCGTCTAGGTTCAATAACACATCGAATAGCACCAGGTGAATTTCGAACTGACCTAGATTTTGTCAGCTATGACGCATATGGAAAGGTCGTAAATATGAGCCAAACGATAGACGATGCCCTTCTTAAATTAAAAACACAGACAGATAGCAACAAAACATAAAGCATTTCAATGAACATTCTGCTGAATCAATTTATCATTTTATATGATTATAATTTCTAAGGATGTATTAGGAACATCCCGCCACCTTTGCCAATTAGAGAGCAGTGGTGATTTTATTTGGGTGAAACATATTTCATCTGATGCATGGGTGTGGGCAAATGATATGAATGGGTCACTTTTTGACCTAAGGGAAGTCTTTAAAATTCAAAACATAGATTTTCCTACCCTAGTTCCTGCAGCATACTACAATTCAATTATTCAACTGGGGATTGATACATCATCAGTGAAGTGGCATTTGACAATGAGGAATGATGAGTTGTTGATGTCACTTCGTAAGGTCTTTAACACGCTTTGGGAGGGGCTAGCCACACTGACGGAATGTGGCTATTCTAAGATATATCAAAAGTCTAAAAAAGTTATGGCCAAACTGGCGCCGGCAAAGATTGACTTTGATACCTACAACGGATACAAGGATAGTGAAAAGAATAAGACGACCCTTTCAACCCTTGCAACCTTTTATTCTGCAACGGGTCACGCCCCATGTGTAAAATACGATATGGCATCCACGGTAACCGGTCGTTTAATAGTGTCAGGTGGACCTCGTATCCTTACATTACCGAGTGCGTATAGAGATATTATAGCAAGTAGTTATACGAATGGAAAAGTTGTGGAGATTGACTATATTTCTCTGGAGCCCCGCATTGCACTCTTATGTGCGGGAAAGAAATGCTCTACAGATATCTATGAACACATATCCCAGGTAGTTTTCAACGGTAACTTATCACGAAAAGAATCAAAGATCGCAACATTATGTGCTTTATATGGGGTGTCGGCTCGAAAGCTGGATGACATGATAAAGAAGACAATGTCATCCAGAGATGTGATCAAAAAAGTTAGAGAGTATTTTAATTTTAATAAGGTAGCGTATGATCTACAGAAAGAGTTTCAGGAGACTGGCCACATAAAAAACATGTTTGGTCGTCCAATTTTTGTAGAGAAAAGTGCATTACATCTTCTCTATAATAACTTTATCCAGTCTAGCGCAGTGGATGCTGCGATGTTGGGATTCTTTGAGTTGATTAAAAAGACAACAGACAATAATATTATGTTACAACCCTTGTTTTTGATTCACGATGCGATGGTTGTGGATATCAAAGAAAAAGATGTCTCTAGTTTAACACACGTCATAGAGAAAGGTATTTTTTTGGATAAGTTGGGCCATTTACCATTGAATGTAAGCCACTTGGCTTAAAGCGTGATAATTATATTGTAGGAGCACAGATGGAAGATATTGAGAAATTTATTGCCAGGCACGTACGTCGGATCATTTTAGAACAGGACGAGGCTCCTACACCTCAGACAAGGGGTCTTGGTGGTGGATTAAAGAAAGAACTCCGAGGCCTTAAGGCGCTAGCGGACTCAAATCCGTCGGAGCTTATGAACCGACTAGGCGTTGGGGGAGTATCCGGTGAAAAGCCGGGGGACCAGGTTGCTGATCTTATAGCACAAGCAGTCAATAATTCACCCGAGATGGGTGATGCATATTCAGCTCCACAGGGCATAGAAGATTCATATGGTCGCGCTGGCGTATCGGTAGGGATGTCAGGTGATGCCGCAAAAGAAATGTCAGTTAGAGACGCTGCAATCTTTATAAAACATACAGTACGAGGTGCTAGGAGCGCTGGTATTCTCACAACCCCTGAACCAGTTCAGGTAGAATTGTTTGGGAATAAGATACTGGTTTATCCTTCCCGTTCGAAATATACGTGGGACATGCCCTTAAAGCAAAAAAAGCCTAGAAAGAAACCGGCACAAAAACCACAACCAAAGGCAACTCCCGCGGCGAAAAAGTCATCATAAAAAATACGCAGAATTGTGTACATACAAATTATAGCCTAGTATAATAAACATATGTTTAATTCACCGCGAATATATTCGGCACTATTTTTATTTTTGTTTGTAGTGGGATGTTCAAAACAATCACCTGCTACTGGACCCGATAATAAGGATCCTCACCCCAAGCTGACCATGGAAAATGTTGGCAATTTCTGCCCTAAGGCGTCTGAGGTATATCCGGTACCGGTTATGTCTCTTTATACCATCGTGGGCGTTTTTGAAAAATGCTTAGATTACGACGATTTATTTATGGCAACTTGGTTCGGTGAGATTACTGAACTAGAACGTACATCTGCGAAGCTTCTAGTACTGACCTATTCTAAGTATAGACGACAAGCTCTAGAGCTTGAATGTTCACCGGTACTTTTAAAGTTTTCTGAGGGATCAGGGAAAGTGCCCAACGCAGGGTTTTATTCACTTAATTGTAAGAGTATAAAGAAGCCTGAGCCTCATGGGGATCCAGATGCCCGATAAAGATAAGCTAAATGACTTGAAGTCAAATTGGGATACTTATGAAAACCTGGGAGTAAAGGCTGCCGGTGAACCTGCCGGCGCATTATTTGAAGCATTGGGTGAGCGAATTGTTATGTGTCCTGCATTTACAAAAGATGGACAGCCTGGTGCACACCCTGGAGGCCTTGTTGCACATGCCCTCCAGGTAACAGCAACGATGCGCAGACTAAATAAAGCCCTTGAATGGAATGTCCCAGTAGGCTCTATTTTAAAAGTAGGGTTGTTTCATGATTTAGGTAAAGTAGGTTCCCTTGAACATGATTATTTTGTTGAACAAACGTCACAATGGCATAGAGAAAAACTGGGCCAACTTTACAAATACAATGAGAAATTAAATAAAATGGCTGTATCACATCGCTCTTTATATCTTTTGCAGCATTTTGGTATTCAGCTGACTAACAACGAGTGGTTGGCAATTCAATTGGCACAAGGTTCACATTTTGAAGAAAACCGATTTTATGTAGGACATGAACCATCACTAGCCCTCTTGCTACAACAGTCTAAACAATTAACCCTGCATATGGATTCTAAATCACTTTCTGTATAGTTATATAAAGAGGTGATAATGAATATTTTAAGAAAGCTGATCAGACAAATTTTGTATGAAGTAAAGCACCCTGCCGTGGAGGAAAAGGGGGAAGATCCTATGACGGACGATCTTTTGACTGAGCCGGATGATGTAGATGATATGTCTGTGCAAAAGAAAGAACAGAGCGTCGTCGCGAACATCGCCGGGGTTACTACACCCCTAGGCACTGGACCAACTTACCCCAAGCGAAGCAAGTCTAAGAAGAAGTCTAAAAAGAAATCTCCAGCAGGTGATACCAGCTGGTATAAATTATCCCAATCTTAATTTGAACATTTAATTATAAAACTTTATTATTACATAAATTGGATAAAATTTCAATTTATAAATTGCATTTTAAATATTAAACATTAAGGAGTTAAAAATGGCAATCGATTTTGAAGCAATTCGTAAGAAGCTGAACCAACTTTCCGGAACAAATTCACGGCGAGATACAATGTGGCGCCCGCAAGAGGGTGATGAAACAACCGTCCGCCTTTTGGCATTCACCGACAATGATGGACAGCCCTTTAAGGAGCGCTGGTTCTATTATAATATCGGGAACAATCCAGGACTTTTGGCACCATATCAATTTGGCAAACCTGATCCCATTCAGGAATTGATCAATAAACTTCGCGATGATTCATCTAAGGAGTCATATGAGCTAGCCAAGAAGCTTTATCCCAAAATGCGTTGCTATGCACCGGTCGTTGTTCGTGGGGAGGAAGACAAGGGCGTAAGACTGTGGTCCTTCGGAAAAACAGTTTATCAGTCGCTTCTTAACATCATGCTCGACGAAGATTACGGTGATATTACCGACCCAGCAGAGGGTCGTGATGTAAAGGTAACATGCACAAAGGCCCCCGGTAGAATGTGGGCTACGACTGAGGTGCGCCCTCGAGGTAAACAGACCAGTCTACATAAGGATAATGGCACAGTTAAGAAATGGCTTTCTAATATCCCATCGCTAGATGATATGTATACACTCAAGACGTACGAGGAGCTGGAAAAAATTGTTAATGACTGGCTTAACGATGATTTGGGTAGTGATGATGGTACCGTCCACCAATCGACCCCATCACCGAAAAATACAGACTCATCCACACCTGATGCCGCGTCAAAGTATAAAAGCTTAGATGACGCATTCGCTGATCTGGAAGATCTTTAAAAAATAATTTAGTTTTAAAAGGGAAGCCTACTGGGCTTCCCTTTTTTTTGAACACATCACCATGGTCTAATAATATTATTTGTAGGCAAGTAGGAGTGCTACATGGCAAAAAAGAAAAAAAGTGAATTGTCCATTCAGGAGGACTTTACGAGTGATCTTATTAGCTCGTTAAACAAGGAGCATGGCGCTCGTGTCGCATACAATCTAGCGTATGATGAATCACCCACACACGTTAAGAGGTGGATCAGTACTGGCTCTAAACAGTTGGATTATATAATCTCCAATAGAGAGTCCGGTGGTCTACCAGAAGGAAGGATTGTAGAGATATTCGGACCTCCTTCAATTGGAAAATCCCACATAGCAATTCAGATTGCTAGATCAACCCAACAGATGGGTGGGATTGTTGTCTATATCGATACTGAGAATGCAACTAGTGTAGAGAACCTTGGCTTACTTGGTGTTGATATCAGTAAGCGGTTTGTGTATGTTGATACGCACTGTACTGAAGAAGTCTTATCGATTGCAGAGGCTACAATTATGAAAGCTAAGGCAATGGACAAGGATGTTCCAATTACAATTGTCTGGGATTCCGTAGCAGCATCTTCTCCAAAAGCTGAGCTTGTTGGCGATTATGATAAAGAGACAATCGGCCTTCAAGCAAGGGCTATTTCTAAAGGTATGCGAAAAATAACTGGCGTTATTGGCAATCAAAACGTTTTGTTCGTGATACTTAATCAAATCAGAACTAAAATTGGAGTCATGTATGGAGATCCTACAACTACTCCCGGCGGTAAGGCAATTCCTTTTCACTCATCTGTACGAATCAAGCTGGGAGCCGGACAACGAATTGAAAATAAAGACAAAGAAGTCATCGGTATCCACGTTTCTGCGAAGACTATTAAGAATAAAGTAGCACCCCCCTTCCGCTCTGTGAATTTTGAGATCCATTTCGGCAAAGGCATTAAAGAGCATGAACAGATTTTTGATGTTCTACGCAAGCAGGGTCGGACCCTCATAGGTGAAAATGAGGTGGAAGTTGCTGGCACAGGCTCATGGAAAACATTCACTGTTTCTGATAGCAAGACAGGGGAAGTAAAGATAGAAAAGAAGTTTTATAAAGCTGATTTTGGTGAGGTTCTGCGAGATCCTGAGTATGCCCATTATTTAGATTCTTTATTGTGTGCTACTTACGTAAGACAGAGTGATGTTGAACTAGATATCGACTCTGAATCTTATGAGGAAATAAGAACTATCGCCATGAACCTGGACGACTCCGTGCTTGATCCGGAGGCATAAAGTGGCCAATATATATGAGCGGCCGATCTTGATAATTGATGGGCTTAATCTACACACAAGACATTATATCGCAAATCCCACGATGAGTGACATGGGGCACCAGGTAGGAGGCGTTGTTGGGTTTCTTAAGGGTATACAGTTACTAGCCAACAAGTTTCATCCTCCGCATGTTTGTGTGGTCTGGGAGGGCGGTGGCTCTCCACGCCGTAGGGCAATATATTCAAATTATAAATCTAAAAGAAAACCTCAAAAATTGAATCGATATTATGAGGGTGACATTCCTGATACGGTTGAGAATAGAAATTATCAAATTATGTTGCTTATTGAACTTTTACGTAAAACCCCCATACAACAATTTTATATTTCTGACTGCGAAGCAGACGACATCATTGCGTATCTAGTGAAATATAAGTTTAGGAATAGACAATGTATGATTGTATCGTCAGATAAAGATTATTATCAGTTACTGGATAATAGGGTCCTGCAGTGGTCTCCAGGTCAAAAAAAGATAATTCGCCCAGAGGACGTGGAGAAAAAATTTGGGATAAAGCCCAGCAATTTTTGCCTTGCAAGAAGCTTTATAGGTGACATGTCTGATGCAGTTCCAGGGATTAAGGGCGCCGGTTTTAAGACAATGATAAAAAGATTTCCAGAGTTGGCCGGTGATATATCACTATCAGTACGTGATATTTTGGAGCTAAGTAAGGAAAGGGCGACCAAAAAAATAAAGCTTTTTAAAGAAATTAACGAAAACCCCGACGTACCGCTAAGAAACTGGAAGCTCATGTACTTGGACATCTCTGGATTAGCTCATATGCAAATTCAAAAATTAGAGGCAACTATCGATACTTTTAAGCCACAACGTGATAAAATTAATTTTATGAGAACTCTTATAAGAGAAGGAATCTCAACATTTGACACCGACATTTTCTTTATGTCTTTGAACACCGTTGGTAAGGAATAGTTTTTAATGACGACCGATCTTATTAATAAAAATATTAATTTTGGACACTACGGTAAACAGTTTCAGGAAAAGATCTTTCAGGGACTATTAACAGATCATAGATGGGCTAGCCAGATCATTGAGGTTATGGTACCCAGTTTTTTTGAAATAAAGTACCTCTCATACCTGTCAGACAAATATTTTTCGTACTATCAGAAATATAAGGCATTCCCCACCCTTCCATTGTTAATAACAATTATCAAGGAAGATCTAGTAGAGACTAACGATGAAATTCTAAAAGATCAGATAGTCGAATATCTCTATCGTATGAAAATGAATCCCGATATGGGAGATATTGCGTATGTTAAAGAGAAGTCACTAGATTTTTGCAAGCGTCAGGCATTTAAAACGGCGTTAGAGGATGCCGTTGACTTGATTGCTACTGATAAGTTTGAAAGTGTTGTTGATCTTATGAAAGAGGCGGTTGCTGTTGGCATGCCCAGTTCAGTCGGCCATGACTTTTTTGAAGACGCTGAGGCCCGCTTTGTAAAAATGACCAGGCAGGCCTGCCCAACAGGCATTAAACGCTTGGATGATAGAGACATTCTGCAGGGGGGATTAGGAAGAGGAGAAATTGGAGTTATAACTGCAAATACAGGCGTTGGAAAAAGTCATTTCTTAGTACAACTAGGAGCTAATGCCATGCGCGCCGGAAAAAATGTAGTGCACTATACATTCGAGCTTTCTGAGTATGCGGTAGGCATTCGATATGACTCTAATCTATGTGATATCGCCAGTAATGATGTGCAAGATCAAAAAGATCATGTATTAGAGAAGTACGAGGGCCTTGAGCTAGGCAGGCTTATAATCAAAGAATACCCAACAGGTTCTGCATCAGTAGTGACAATCAGGAACCATATTGAGAAATTATTGCTTAAGGGATTTGTACCAAGTCTTATTGTGATTGATTATGCTGATATTATGAGATCTACACGATCATATGATTCTTTACGTCATGAGTTGAAATTAATTTACGAAGAATTAAGAAACCTATCTATGGATTTAAATGTTCCTATATGGACAGCATCACAAGCCAACCGTGATTCTGCAAATTCTGATATTGTTGGTCTTGAGAACATGTCAGAGGCATATGGTAAGGCGATGGTTGCTGATGTCGTGCTCTCAATTTCGAGAAAAGCAATGGAGAAATCTACCGGAGGGGGTCGACTTTTTGTTGCCAAAAACAGAGCAGGAAGAGATGGATTAGTTTTTCCTATTCACATTGATACTTCACGATCTATAATCGAAATAGTAAACGATACGGAATTAACGCTTTCTGAGGCTGTCGCTAGTGATCAGAACGACATGAAGAGTTTGTTGAAAGAAAAGTGGAAAGAGGTAAGTAAATTATAATGATGGTGGTAGAAAATGAGTGAGAATAAAAAGATAGCATTTGATGATGCATTCTCGGCCTCTTTGGAATACTTCGGTGGGGATGAACTGGCCGCTAACGTCTTTATTACCAAGTACGCATTGACGGACAAAGGCGGAAATCTCTGTGAGCGAACACCTGACGATATGCACAAAAGGCTAGCTGCAGAATTTGCCAGGGTAGAAAAAAAATACCCCAATCCTATGAGCCAAGACGAGATTTACAACCTCTTTAAAGATTTCAAGTATGTGGTGCCGCAAGGCTCACCAATGTCGGGTATAGGCAACCCCCACCAGATCCAGTCTATCTCAAATTGTTTTGTTATTGAGTCACCCTATGATTCTTATGGGGGCATTTTAAAGACTGATCAGGAATTAGTGCAGATAGCTAAGCGTAGGGGAGGTGTTGGATTTGATATTTCCAGTATACGTCCCCGAGGAGAGATTACCGCCAACTGTGCCAGAACAACCGACGGAATCGAAGTTTTTATGGATCGGTTTTCCAACTCATGCCGTGAAGTTGCACAAAATGGCCGGCGGGGCGCGTTGATGTTGACCATATCGGTTCATCATCCACAAATTTATGACTTTATCAAGATTAAGCGAGATTTATCTCGAGTAACAGGTGCGAATATTTCAATTCGATTAACTGATGAGTTTATGCATGCAGTTGATGAAGACAAGTCTGTTCAATTGAGGTTTCCTGTTGATAGTGAAAATCCACTTGTTTCTAAAAATGTAGAAGCACGCGATTTATGGAATGAGATTATCGAATCAGCTCATAAATGTGCAGAACCCGGGCTGTTGTTCTGGGACAACGCAAAAAATTATACACCATCTGACATATATGCCGATGAGGGATTCGGTTCAACGTCAACAAACCCTTGTGGGGAAATTATCCTATCCCCGTATGATAGTTGTCGACTGATGGTTATTAATTTGCTTTCCTTTGTTGAGAATCCTCACACACCTGATGCAACATTTGATTATCAAAAGATGGCCACGGTCGTTAAAAGTGCCCAACGCTTAATGGACGACATGATTGATCTAGAGGTGGAGCAAGTTGAAAAAATATTAAAGAAAATTGCTGATGATCCTGAACCACCGTCTGTCAAGAAGATTGAAGAGGACTTGTGGAAAAATATAAAACAACAAGCACTATCAGGTCGCCGAACCGGCCTAGGGGTTACGGCTGTGGGGGATGCCCTGGCGTCTCTAGGGATGAGATACGGTTCACATGAGTCGATTGAGGTGGTTGAGAGTTTTTATAAGACACTCGCCATTAATTCGTATAGTTCATCTTGTGTTTTAGCAAAAGAGAGAGGCGCATTTTCCATTCACGATCATGATAAAGAGGCTAAGCACCCTTTCTTAAGCCGCATATGGGAAGAAGCACCTCATATATATGAGATGAATAAAAAGTATGGTCGCCGAAATATTGCATTAACGACGACTGCCCCTGCAGGTTCAGTTTCAGTGCTTACACAGACAACCTCCGGAATAGAACCTGCTTTTATGCTTCACTATACACGACGAAAAAAGTTAACTGAAAATGATCTTGAGGGACGTGTTGACTTTGTAGATGCAAGCGGTGATAGGTGGCAAGAATATACAGTCTATCATCACTGTTTTAAAAAGTGGATGGAAACCACCAACCTGTCGTTGGATGATGCTTACACCAACGAAAAGTTGGTCGAAATGAGTCCTTACTACCATTCAACGGCAAATGAGATTGATTGGGTTGCAAAGGTTAAAATGCAGGCAGCTGCTCAAAAATGGGTTTGCCATGCAATTTCTAACACCACAAACCTACCTTCGGATATCGACGTTGACACAGTAAAAGATGTTTATATGACCGGGTGGAAATCGGGTTGTAAGGGTGTTACCGTCTATCGTGAGGGTTCACGAGCGGGTGTCTTAGTGTCCGCCGACAGTACCGAGTCATTTTCTTCACTTGATGCGCCAACCCGACCTGACGAGCTAGCATGTTCGATTCATCATGTTAGCATTAAGGGTGAGGCATGGACAATCCTGGTTGGTCTAATGGACGGAAGGCCTTATGAAGTTATGGGAGGTCTCCAGAAATATATTGAGATTCCCAAGAAGTATAAAAAAGGAACAATCGTAAAACACCACTATAAGACTAAGAATTCTAGGTATGATCTGCGTATTGGGAAAAACGGGGATGAGATCTTGATCAAGGATATCGTCTCTGTGTTTGACAACCCTAACCACGCGGGTTTTACTAGGACTATTTCTTTAGCATTGCGTCATTCCGCACCTATCAATTATGTAGTTGAGCAATTACAGAAAGATCGAGAGATGGATATGTTTTCATTCTCTCGGGTCATCGCTCGCGTTCTCAAAAATTATATTAAAGATGGCACCGTACCAGGCGCATCAGTTTGCAAGGATTGCGACGCAGAAGGGACCCTGGTATATCAAGAGGGGTGTGTAATGTGCACATCATGTGGTTCAAGCAAATGTGGGTAATTAATGCTGTAAAACTTTTGCTGGAGCTCTTATTTGTGGCTACAGCACTACCCATATTGTGGATTTTTGGTGTGTGTGTATTTGGCATACTTACGATGTATGATTTTGTTTTTTGGATAAAGGATGGACTATTGTCTAATAAGAGGAGAAAAATATGAAGTGGACGACAACAATATCACCCCTGGTTAAAGAGGTGGAGTTAAGGAAGAACCCCATCATAATCAGGGTTAATAAGTTTGATGAAGATTCAGCGAAAAAATTTGATCAAGAAATTGCTATAGCTCATAATACAGGTCAAAAAGTAATTCCCGTGGTGATAGACTCATATGGCGGGCAGGTTTATTCACTAATGTCAATGATATCAGCCATAAAGTCGTCGGAGATTCCGGTCGCTACAATCGTTGAAGGTAAAGCCATGTCATGTGGTGCCGTACTTCTTACATTTGGTGAGGATGGAATGAGATTTGCGGATCCTAATGCAACTGTTATGATTCATGATGTTTCAAGCGGAATGTATGGTAAGATTGAGGAGCTTAAAGCAGACGTCAAAGAGGCCGAGCGTTTGGATGAGAAGATTTATACTATGATGGCCAGAAATTGTGGTAAAAAAGACGACTATTTCAAGAAGAAGGTCTTTAATAAGAAACATGCTGACTGGTTTATGGGGGCTGAGGAGGCAAAAAAGCATGGCATCATAAACCATCTCAGGGTTCCAAAGTTTTCAATTGAAGTAGGGGTAGAGATTGACTTTGAGTAATAATGTGACCATACAACACGTTAACACGTATGATGATGTGTTAACGGAGGAGATGCTTGAGTTTCTCATAGGCCTACACACAGAATTTGGCACACGACGCCAAAAAATCTTACAACAAAGAGTGCAGAGACAACACACATGGGATCAGGGACTTTCTCCTGATTTTATACCGGAGACTAAAAATATTCGTGAATCAGACTGGAGAATTTCTCCGGTTCCTCATTCATTGCTGGATCGTCGAGTCGAAATTACAGGCCCTCCGGACAGAAAGATGGTAATAAATGCGCTGAATTCAGGCGCAAGTGTTTTTATGGCTGACTTTGAGGATTCCTTGTCACCGACATGGAAGAATGTTATGGAGGGACACTCGAATGTTACGGATGCCGTGCATGGAACCATTACGTATGAACATCCCTCAAAGGGAACCTATTCAGTTAATGATAACTCCGCGGTATTAATGGTCAGACCTCGTGGGCTTCATTTGAATGAAAAGCATGTAAAGATTAATGGTGAAAACATTTCAGCTTCTTTATTTGATTTTGGTGTATGCTTGTTTTTAAATGGAAAAAAACAGTCGTCTAATTCCTCCGGCCCATTTTTCTATCTTCCGAAGATCGAGCATTTTTTAGAGGCACGTTGGTGGAATGATGTATTTGTGTGGTCGCAGAAACAACTTGGCATAGACTCGGGAACAATTAAGGCAACTGTATTGCTAGAAACACTACCGGCCGCATTCCAGATGAATGAAATTATCTATGAGCTGCGCGAACATTTTGCAGGAATGAATTGCGGCCGCTGGGATTATATCTTTAGTTATATTAAGACATTCCGGAATAATCCAAAGCATGTATTACCGGATCGAGATTGGGTTACGATGGAACGCCATTTCATGAATTCATACGCAACATTAGTGATATCAACGTGCCACCGTCGCGGAGCACATGCGATTGGAGGGATGGCCGCACAGATTCCAGTTCGTAATGATGAAGTTGCAAATGCATTGGCGATGAAAAAGGTACGTGATGATAAATTGAGAGAAGTTAAGTTGGGCCATGATGGAACTTGGGTGGCACATCCTGGGCTAGTCAACGTTGCAAAAGAAATATTCGACGAGCATATGCCTGACAAAAATCAGTTGTCTATTACCCCGGATATAAAGTGGTGTACACAACTTGATCTTATAGAACCCACAAGTGGTGATATAACCTTTCAGGGACTCCATAAAAATATTGAGATAGGAATCTTGTATTTGGCTGCGTGGATTGGGGGTAACGGCTGCGTTCCTCTGTACAACTTGATGGAAGATGCAGCTACCGCTGAAATATCACGGGCCCAGGTCTGGCACTGGAAGAAACACGCATGCAAATTATCATGCGGAAGGCTTATCGACGAACACCTCATTGCTTCTTCGATTGACAAAATTACCAGTGAGCTTGTGGAAAATAATTTAGAAAATAAAGATAACATTGAGCGCGCATCGAATATATTTAGTGAGTTATGTTTATCTAAGGAGCTGACAGAGTTTTTAACTCTCCCGGCATATGAACTACTGTAAGGAGAAATTTAAATGAAAAATCGTTGGGAGGGAATAGTACGGCCCTATGACGAAAAAGATGTAACCAGGCTGAGAGGCTCACTTCCTGAGACGTATACACTCGCAGAGAAGTCTTCCACGAAGTTATGGCACCTTTTAAACGAAAAGGATTATGTGCACGCGATGGGTGCCGTAACAGGGAACCAGGCCATGCAAATGGTAAAGGGTGGAGTCCCCGCGATATATTGTTCCGGATGGCAAGTCGCGGCCGATGCAAATGATTCTCACGAAATGTATCCTGATCAGAGCCTATACGCAGTGCATAGTGTCCCTATGCTTGTACAGAAGATCAATAATTCTCTCCGCCGTGCAGATCAGATCGAGTGGGTTGAGAATGATGCCCAGAAAGTTCGTGACTGGTTTGTTCCGCTTGTTGCAGATGCAGAGGCGGGATTCGGGGGATCCCTGAATGCGTTTGAGCTTATGAAGGCGATGATCCGCGCCGGCGCTGCCGGCGTGCATTTTGAAGATCAGCTTAGTTCTGCAAAGAAGTGTGGTCATCTGGGTGGGAAGGTTTTGGTACCCGGAACTGAGTTTATTAAGAAGCTTGTTGCTGCGCGACTAGCAGCTGACGTAATGGGGACGGAGACTGTTTTAATCGCCCGTACTGATGCCAACAGCGCAAGATTAATGACATCGGATATTGACGATGAAGACAAGCCATTCATAACATCATCTGAGCGCACTAGTGAGGGCTTTCATAGGATAACCGGTGGATTACAGATGGCGATATCCAGAGGCCTTCGATATGCCCCCTATGCGGACCTTCTTTGGTGTGAAACAGGTAAGCCAGACTTAGACGAGGCAAGAGAGTTTGCAGAGGCAATTCATGAGAAGTTTCCAGGCAAGTTCTTGGCCTATAATTGCTCTCCCAGTTTTAACTGGAAGAAGAATCTAGATGATGAGACCATCGCAAAATTTCAACGTGAGCTGGGGGCCATGGGTTACAAGTTTCAATTTATAACCTTAGCCGGCTTTCATAACTTGAATTATCACATGTTTGAATTAGCACAGGATTATGAAGGTCGCGACATGTCTGCGTATGCTGAGCTTCAAGAAAAAGAGTTTGGAGCTGAGTCCCGTGGGTATACAGCAACAAAACACCAGCGAGAGGTTGGTACTGGATACTTTGATGCAGTTGCTCAAACAATTTCTGCGGGTGATATATCAACGTTAGCGTTGGAAGAGTCCACTGAGGCCGAACAATTTTAGTGCGAAATATTTTACTATGGCCTGTACTTTGTGTTAAACATTTAATATAACAATTGGAGATTAGAATGAAGAAAGATGAAACAACTATGCTATTAGAGCTCAGAAAATATACGATTAATGCTTTTGAAAGCTTAGACGGAAAAAATGAGCCTTCATCAATGATAAAACAGCAGGATGTTGCTGTTACATTAATGACAATAATTAAAAGCCTCGAGGACGTTGTGTCCCGCACAGGCCATGTAGAGTTTAACTAGGGGCGCTTTGTAATGAAAGAGGCTCGTATCGCCACTACGGTAACACTAACAGAAAAGCAGATAAAGGATATCCTGGTGAAGGAACTGATTCAGGATCCAGATGTGTCAGAACGTTGTACAGCTGGTACAACTGTAATTTTTGAGTGGCACACTAGCAAGTGGGACGACAAAAGTATGATGTGCAAACTTATATTTGCAAATCCTGTAGAGCCCTAGCATTTACTTTCACACAAAGAGGTAAGCATGAGCAAATTATCAAAGAATTTTAGTTTATGGGAGTTTAAGTGCAAAGACGGTACTGCTGTACCGGATGATCTCATGGATAATGTAAAGCTTCTTTGTGAGAACTTACAGGTTTTAAGAGAGTATATAGGCAAACCAATTCGCGTGATTAGCGGTTATCGATCTCCAAAATACAATCGCAGAATCGGTGGAGCCAAAAGAAGTCAACATATGGTAGCCAAGGCTGCAGATATAAAGATCACCGGTATGACTCCCAAAGAGGTGAAGGATACCATCATAATGCTTATCAAAGATGGAAAAATGATGAAGGGTGGAATTGGCCTGTATCGTACTTTTACTCACTATGATGTACGTGGAAGGAATGCTCGGTGGTATGGCAGAGGTGTGAAGGATGACCGTCCTTAAGATATTTCTTATATGTTTTATTTTCGGAACAGCTTCACCGACATCGGCAAAAATAAAAGTGAACACCGGTGTCAATGTTTACAAACCTACCCTGTCCGTCTGGAAAGAGGCAGCGAGTAATACATCATTTGACTCTATTTCTTGGGTCTGGAGCTTAGGGGCACCTGATAGAAAGCATAGGAATGGTAGCAGGGATTCCATTCTGATGGTACCAGACTCTGCTATACCGGATGATATAACATTGGTAGTTTGGTTTCACGGCCTCGGGGGGTTTGGGAAACGTACGCTTGAGAAAAGAATAATCCCTCAGATTGAAAATATAGTTGAAGACGGCCACTCGGTTGCTGTTGCAATACCTGAAATGCCCTGGTCAGTTAATACCTCCACACCTCGAAAAAGACAAGGCCAGATCTGGAGACGCCCCGGTGAACTGGAGAGATATATTGCTAGTGTAAAGGGTCGCTTGCGTATATGGGCGCTCGATACACATGGCGTGAAACTAGGATCAGTTCGTATAATATTTGTAGGACACTCCGCTGGTGGTAGTGCCATAATGTCCGCTGCTAAAGAAGGTGGTATATGCCGTCTGCAGCCAGAGGCAATAATCTGGTCTGACGCAAGCTATGGACACTGGCTTGACTCCGCATGGAAAGGATGCATCAAAGATACTGATACAGAGTTGCATATCTTAGTGAGAAAATGGGATAAGCCCCACAAAAATGCTCAGCGATTAATAAAGAGAATCAAGCGCAGTAAATCTTTGCCTACGGCTGATGTGCGTTATCAAGTTTTGAATAGAAAATACTGGACTCATGGCCAAATTGGTAATAGTGTATTTAAAATCACAGGTCTTTTTCCCCCGGGGTGCTAGGTGAAAAAAAGAATTGAACTTTATGATGATGGAATCGGCGCGGTTGAGTATGTACAACATATGGGTGAAGATATAACGGTGGTCAATTCGGCTCGTGTGTCATTCGGAAAAGAAAAAAAAGAGCTTGATAATAAAGATTTAAAACTAATAAGATACTTAATCAGACATAAGCATACATCAACATTGGAGCATAACAATGTCACATTTCGCTTTATTGTACCTCTTTTCATTCGTAGTCAGCATCACCGCCATCGCACTTGGAGCTATAATGAGATCTCACGACGTTATACGGCAGAGAAAATACGATTTTATGAACCAACAGGGTTTCGAATGCAAAGCAAGTCGAACAGGCAGGCTAGCACCGATGAGCTCATCAATCCCACGGTACACACGCCGAAGGATGGTGACGTGCATAAGGCGTCGCAATTTCTAAAAGAACATCACCAGGCATCTTTGCTTGTGTATAATAAGCTTATTGATTCGGGTATTTCTCGTGAGCAAGCGCGCGGCGCTCTTCCACAAAATTTGTACACGGAATATTATGGTACCACCAACCTGAACAATCTTTTAAAGTTTATTGAGCTTCGTACCCATGAGGGTGCCCAATGGGAAATTAGGCAATTAGCTAATGCATGCATGCAGATAGCTCAAGACCTGTGGCCGCTTACCGTCACCGCCTACAAAGAAATACGTCATAATTCCAAATAGAGATGATATTTAATCCTTGGAGGTTTGTTTTATGATACAGTTTCCAAAGAGGATAAGAATGTGGGAGCCTGTCTTTGTAGAAAATAGCAGGGTACCCGTTATTTTAACAAAAATTGCACCTATTGTGATCGGTGCGATAAGTTTTGCTTTTTGGGTGTTTTGTAGAGGCACCATTAACAAGACAACACGACGCCATGAGACGATACATTTCCAGCAACAGCTGGAGCTCTTATTAGTATTTCAGTGGATTCTATATGCAGTTTTTTGGATCATCGGTTTAGTAATTCATCGAAATGCCAAAGATGCTTATCGTGCAAATCCATTTGAACAGGAGGCATATGCCAATGAAAAAAAGAGAACGTATTTAGAGAAAAGAGAACTGTGGTCCTGGCGAAAATATCACATCCGCAACTATACACCAAAGGTAAGAAAGAATGCATAAAAAAATTATTCGATCTTATGTTTATGAGATCCTTCGTGAAAATTTCGTAAGCCATCATGACGAGCCCACCGTGGGTGATTCAGTCACCAACAATAATCCCGGCTGCAAGCATTATGAGAGTGAAGGTGTTGTTGTTAGGGTAGGTAGCTTGCCTGATGACAAGGGTAAGACGGTAACCTATAAATGTACTAATAATGGAAAAAGTTGGGATAAGGGCGATCTTCTTACAAAGACGATGGATCAATTAACTAGTTCCACGTTTTAGTGTTTATTTGGGTTGGAGACTAAATGTGTTATTAAACGAATACATAGCTGAAATTTTAAATGAGGTCAGTGAATTGCCTTCAAGCTATTTTTCGTCTATAGACTCTGCGATACTTGGTTCTACCTTCTGGACGTACCCTAATGATGAGGAGGATGATCCAGATGCCGATGGTCCCGGAAAAACACCTGCAGCTAGTGCGCTGGAAAGCGCTTTATCTAAAGTTTTTGATGATCTTGGCTTAGATATTGATGTGATGGTGGGTTCATATTTTACCGCTGATCCTGACTATACTTTACACCCACAGCACCCCGCATACCCAAACCGGTGGCTTATAGACGCCAATTGGTATGTATCTAAAGATCGGCCTGGTAGGAATACGATTGACCTATGGTTAATGTTAAGTGATGAAGACAACGGCTTCGATGTTGCCGATATTAATCCCAACGCCCTTATGAGACACATTGCACAGACGGTGCGCCATGAACTAGTTCATTATACACAAATGAAAAAGCAGGCTGCAAATAAAGGGTTAAGTGATTTAGACACGTTCGATGAAATGTTGAATGACCCGAGCCAGATTCCACAGGGTGATTCATCAGATCCTGAGTGGCAAAAGAAGTATTTAAGCTCCCACATCGAGATTGATGCCCATGCTCATGATGCTGCTGAAGAGCTTTTGGCCGTATTTGATGACACACAAATTCGTGACATATTGAGAGGCAAGGGGGACATGTCAGACTCTAAAATGCCGAATGCAATTCAGCATTATTTTGAAGTCCTAGGTCCCTCTGATCCGGCGACCAGAAAGTTTTTAGGAAAAACATATGCACAGGTTGAGAAAATGAAAAAATATAACCAAAAAAATGAGTCTTGCTACAGATGAAGTTATTAGTGGAATATATGAAAGAGCTGTTAAAAGAAGATCCGATGGGGTTTGCTCACGATCTTGCTGCATCTGATAAGTTCGGTGATCAGTTCTTTGGTGGCAATATAGGCAAAGACGCCGGCCGAGAAATCAAGCGTGCATTTAACGCCAACGCAGACCATCAGTTTCTTAGCACTCTGGACACAGTTCACTGGACCGGCGATTTCTATGGACTTAAAGCTATGAAAGGGCGTGGCAAAGATGAACTCTCTGTGACAATGACACTTCCTGGTGATGTCTTTGATCCGGCAGCAGGTCTCCCATATGGTCTATGGGTCAAAGGACGAATAACCCTAGCGACTAATGAGCAAGACAATATGTACTCAGGGTTCCACGGAGACTACGGCCCGGGTGCAGAGGGTTCCGAAGAAGAAGTTGCACACAGAGATAAATCTTCAGGCCGAAACAAGCGCCCAACTGTGTCTAAGAATTACAAGAACTACGCACAGCTTGAACGTGGAAATGAATATATGGAGAAGATGGTAAGAGACGGCATTCCTTACATCTTAGATCAATCAACATGGGATCCTAGCAAGACTAAGTCCAACAATGAAGCGCTCATAGATAACTGGCGGCCTAGGGGGATTATCATCGTAAAGGATGATATTGCAGATGCTATTCTCAAAACGGCCGAGATGCTGATATCCGGTGGTCACAGCGCCCCTAGTGGCAATACTGCTAAAGACATTGACCATTTTTCCGCAGGCGTGACGAAGGAGATTATGCTAACCTCACTAGATCTTGGCGTTCCGATTTACGATACGGAGCGAAGCAAACTATGGTCGCCAAAGCAAAACAATATTAAAGAAATGCGTACGTATGTAAGGCAGCTCCTTATGGAAGTCCCGCTAGACGATTTCGAGTATCTCACACAGAGCGATGATGACGTAATGGTACGAGAAGAGGTCGCAAACTACTTTAAAGCAATTCCTCAGAGCGTTAACATCTACGTCGCCCATACAGATGACCTAGGTTGGGCATACAGGTTACCAAACGAAATACAGGGTAAAGTATCCGGATTCAAAAGCCGAGGCCAAGTCACCCTTACTGACATTTCAAACATCGGAAAGTTATATCCCCAGATACAGAGGGCGATGAACCCACAGGGAATCAACCTTCTTTATGTCTATCCCAAGTCTTTTGAGGTTCCTGCCGGCGCAGACACATTTATTGCTGACGTTAACCCTCACTATCTGGCCCACGATCTTCATCATATGCTTGAAGGAGTCCCCCGCCGAGGAAGCAGAGAAAAAGACAAATTCTCTTCTCTCATAAAAGAATACCTGATGGAACTAGTTTGGCTGTCTCACGGCGGCGGAACCATGGAAGCTGAACAGGTTCGAGATTCAATGAAACATACCGGTCGCAGACTTGGTGTATCAAACCCTGACATCTTACTGAGTGATTTGTTTCCAGGCGTTAAACTACCCAGCGGTGATTTTGATCTATTCGGCGATATCTTTGCTGACTACCTGAAGAACGATGGAGACTTAGTCCTCGGTGTTCCAGAACAGCTTAGCATGAAGAACGGTGATATCATCGAATTGAACCCCGGCTCTAAGCACGATCAACGAGCGCAACAATACGAAAAGAAATTCAAAGACCTATTCGATACAGTACTAGACCCGCTCAAGGGAAAAGTTGCAATGTTCAACATCTTCGAGGTCGAAAACCGTGAAGTAGACCGCGCAAGGAAACAAGCCGAAGAAAAAATGCAGGTGGACCACGGCCCACTCATCGATCACATCAAATCAATGGGCGGAGAATTTAAGTACTTCGATGAAAGCTATAAAGAAGAGGGCGTTGAAGAACTAATATTTGATACCGGGCTCAAATCTGAAAAGGGTGTTATGGACCCTGAGAAGTTCACGGCACAATTCCCAAAAGAAGTAGAGGGTATTGAGGCTCTTGGGTACAAGATAACAAGTGCCTTTGACGGATTCGGCCAATCACCGGTAGAGATCAGGCTGCAGAAGACTTCTATGAAAGAAAGCGTTCTACGCACTTACATAAGAGGTTTGCTAGCCGAGGACGTTAGATAGGCGGGTTAAAATTATGAAAGGGTTAGTGATACAAATGGATTTATTCGGTACTGTCGAAGAGTTAGAGGGAAATATATTTGAGCTATATGAGAGAACATCAAACTTTGAGTTTAAGAGCCACATTCAGTTTATAAACGCCACGTCTATCTCAGAGGCTGAAGATATTGCTTTAGAGAGTGATCCAGAATATTGGAAAACAAAGTCGGTTCGTCCCGTGAACATAGAGCACGTATGGAAAACATTTGAACAATTACATTATTCGTATAGCATGTGTAAGTCTTTACTAGGGTTAGACAAGGTATTTGAGGAAGACTAATGGATCTACTCCGCGAGTACATAAGGTCAGTCATGATCGAGGCCCCTGAAATAATAGAAGACGATTGGCCCGGGGTTACATGGAAAGTCCAGAATTATGGGAATGGTATATCTGTTGTCTTAATGATGAGTGGGCAAAAGGTGGGAAGCATCATAGCTCGTGAAGTTTCGCGCTGGAAATACTGTGCCGATGACGTAGAGAAGCTAAGGGCACAAGGGTATGATTACGAAGACCCACGCTGGCCATCATTAGGACCTAAACTTTTCGCGGTAGGTAATTCTGCAATTGACCAAGCATTCCGGGGCCAAGGCTGGGGAAAGAAGATGTATAAAGTCCTGATTGATACCATCCGCCAAGAAGCAGGCCGCCGGGGCGCATTTATCGGCGCAGATGTATGTGCAGGCGGATCAACCTCGAAAGGTGCCTTAGGCGTATGGAGATCATTGGCCAGGGACTATCCATCATCCGGTAACGTAGTCTACGTGGGGCCGAAATGAACCTACTACGCGAATACATGAGAGAGTTGTTGGCTGAAGTAAACGATAATAACCCATCCGATTTCGATGGTTTTATGGCTGAGTATGATTCTATGTCCAAGCCCAATCCG